TGGCGTCCTCCGCTTCGGCCTACCCCGAAGAGTCTGAGCGGATCTACTGGCAATTCATGGACGCGGCGCGAGAAGGCGTAGTTGAGGGCGACTGGCGCACTCAAGGACAGGAAGCTGTGACCGCCGTATTGAAGGACCCGGACTCCGCTCGATTCAAGGGTTTGGTTCACCCTTCTCCGGGCTTGGTTTGTGGTTGGGTTAATTCCAAGAGTAGCGTCGGGGGCTACGGCGGAATGAAACCTTTTGCAGTTACATTCCCACCTCGCGGTCAGATTGCGACAATCGTGATAGGCGGCCACATAGTCTACCCATACATTAATTTCACAGGAGATCCTCAAGAATTTCTCTTAGGAAACCGGATCATGAGCGAATGTATAGGACTGGAGTGAACGGAAGGGCAATCGACAATGAGCGCTGACAATACGGCCGAGATCCGGGCAGCGGCGGCACGGGCGGAGTTCGCAGCAAAACTTGCCAAGCGGCTCCTGATGTTCCCCTTGGTGCCGCAGCCAGGGGACACGCTGGAGCAGCACGCGGCATGCCTTGAGCGCGCCTATGGTGAGGAGATCCTGCAGGCACTCAACGCGGAGGCAAGCAATGCCCGGTGACGACAAAACGGCCGGCCTTCCAACTCCAGAGGTCGAAGCCGCCGCGCGACTCCTGCGCTCCGCAGGTTGGATGGTCACGCCGCCCGCCGAAGTCCGGTATGGATGCTTTGCCGATCTGTTCACCATGGAGCCCGGCACAGAGCCGGACGGGTGCGTGATCGATGAGGGGTGCCGCGAAAGCTGCATCTACGCCAACGGTCCTGGACGGGTCGAATGCAAGGAGCAGTGCGAGAACTGGAAGGCATGGACGCCCGCCACACTGGCCGCCTACTGGAAGGGAATCGGAGATGACCCGAGATTCTGAAACGGCCACAGCTCCCCGCGGCTCCGTGCCGGAATACCCGCCCAGGAGCCGGCTTAGGCGCCTCCTGGACCGCTTCCTGCTCTGGGGGAGGGGGAAGCCACCCAGGACCGCTCAGGAAGCCCTACAGCGCGCGGCCACGGGGATCTCACCGCCGACCGGACCGTGAGCCTAGAGCTACTCCGCAGCTCCCGGTTGCTTGGCCCGGGATTCGTCATAGCGCTTGGTGTCGCGCCACTGCAGCCAACTCGTAAAGGCAGCTACGGCAAGGACCATCGCCGCCGGCAGGGCGAATAGGAAAATGACGTCCTCGCTCATCTGAGCCTCCCGAGCTGCTTGCGGCCGACCGCGTGCATCGCCACGCCGACCACCCCGAACATAAGGCACGCCACCCCGTATTTCCATCCGACGGTCACCGACGTCGCCCCGAACACCTGGGCCGCGACCGGTGTCGCTAGACCGACCGTCAGGCTCGCCGTCGCGAACCGGTCCAGAAATCCCGCGGTGAACTTCACCCGCTCATTGTGGATCTGGGTCTCTAGGTCCGGCATTCGCCTACGGTCTCGTCTCCTGGCTCGTCGCCTGAATGTCTACGATCTTCCCGGACCCGCGGCACTCAGGGCAGGTCACACGCTTGCCGCCAACCACGGCAGCCCGTGGCCTGACATAATAGACCCGCCCCGTGCCAGAGCATCGGCCGCAAACCTTCTTGGCTTGACCAGGCCACAGCGATAGCTGTCGCGTGCGACTGAGTGGCATTTTGCCGCTCCCAATGTTTCGTCAAAGGGAGCCTGGACCTGGAGCAGGAGCATGGTGAATGAAGCCGGTCGCCCTGGGATCCTGCTTTCTAATTTGTGCGCACATGTGCGCCTCGGTTTAGTTCTCGGTTCACCGACCGCAGTTTCACTGCATCTTGCGATGCAGCCAGCGCTGCAATCTCCCCGATCGTAGCCGCCGGATCTTCCGACGACGGTTCGGACCAAGCCGGCCCTACCAATAGGTGTTCAAGGTTCTTCGCCGCGTTCCTGTCGCGATCGTGGATCGTGCCGCACTCTGGGCATGCTACGGTCCGGCAAGAGAGCTGCAGCTTGTCCAGCACGACGCCGCAGCACGACATCAACTTGCTGGACGGGAAAAAGCGATCAGCCGTGCGGACATAGCCGCCCAGCTTTCGCTCTTTATACTCGAACTGCCCCCTGATCTCGCCGAAGGCGGCATCAGAGACAGCGCCGGCAAGGGCGTGGTTCTTGACCATACCGGCTACATGCAGGTCTTCGAGCACGATCGTCTCGAAGGCCCTACTGATGATTGTGGTGGCCTTGTGAATGGCATCACGACGGACGGCAGCCACGTAGCCTTGCAGCTTGGCGAGAGCCGAGCGCCGGAGCTTCATCCGCCGGCTGGTCTTGGCCGCACGCTTCTTGCGCATCTCTTCCTGCCTACTGATCCGGCGGGATAGGCGCTTGATCCGTTTCATCGAACGGCGGAGTGGTCTCGGGTTCTCGATCTTGTCGCGGCCGTCCGGGAGTGGCCTCGAGAGCGTCATCAGCGCCGATACGCCGAGGTCGATCCCAACCACCGTTCCCGGTGCCGGGTGCAGGAGATCCTTGTCGGGCGCCTCACACTGGATGGACACGAACCAACGGCCAGTGCTGGACCGACTGATGACGGCGCCGATGATGCGTCCGGGAACCTTCAGCGGCTCGCGCATCCTGACCCACCCCAGGTTTGGCACGCGGATTTCGCCACGGTCCTTGCCAAACCGATCAATGCAAGCGCGCACCTCGAATTGGTCGTTCCAAAGGGCAAAACTGTCGCGCTGCCCCTTCTTCTTGAACCTAGGCCTACCAGCCTTGCGTGCCCCTTTTGGCTTCTGCAGATCCCGGAAGAAGTTGCTATAGGCCGTGCCGAGATTGATGATCGCCTGGCCGCTGGCGCACTTCGTCACATTGAGGGACCAAGGAAATTCGGTGCGCCGGATCGCGTTCCACTGCGCCTTGAGCTTACGGGCGCTAGGCTTCTCGCCAGCCTCATATTGCGCGCGCCACTCGCGAAGCGCCCAATTCCAGGCAAACCTCGCAACGCCACATGCACGGGCGAAGTGGATTCCCTGCTCAACCGTCGGGTCAAGAGAGACCTTGTGCGCGAGGATCATAAGGTCTATGTATTGACGATGGGAGTCGATGTCAATACGGAGCTGCTTGCAGTGGCTAAGAAATCTTACACCATGAGGCTTGATCTTTCTTTGAAAGACGCGGCTGAGCGCTGCGCCGAGCACGAGAACCGGACCGTCACAAACCTCATCGAAACAGCCGTTCGTGACTACTGCCGCGAGCGAGGCTTTATGCCCGTGAACGGGGACCGGAGCGCTCACAAACGAGCAAATTCACGCATTAAGTCCTGACCTAGAGAAAGTCTCCTGAGATCGATCCCCGCCTGCGCCCGCTGGCAGAGGCCGAGGCCGCGGCTCGGAGCGCCCTCGACCACGCCATGGCCGCCGGAGCGACCTATGCCGAGCTCGAGCAGCTCAAGGCCGCGTGGATCAGAGCCAACGACGCCCTGGCCGATGCTATCGTCGCACTCCGGGGGGACTAGCCGGCGAGGCCGTCCTGACGATCCGTTTCCGAATCTCGTCAAGCGTGAGGCCGTCGTCTTGACCGTAAGGCTCGTACTCCCGGTCGTGGTATTCCTGGAACGCAAGCAAATCGAGGCCATAACCCTTCGCGATCACTCGCTCATCAGCCGAGCGTTCATCGTTTGCCCGCGCACTCTTCGATAAGCACTGCCAGACCAACGAGAGCGCGTGCTTAACGATCGGCGTCGAAGCAGCATCCTCGAGGTGGCAGAGCTCGTGCGCCAGCACCCCGCGCGCCGCCCGCTTGGACATCCTGGCCCAGTCTTGCTTGCAGACCAGCAGGAGCGCGCGCCTGAGCGGCCGGAAAGGCAGAACAGCAGCCACATAGCCATCAGAGCTAACCAGCCTCACGCGGATGCGCCAGGAGCTCAGAGCTGGGAATGACGCCTCAACCAGATCTCGAACCAGGCGGGATGGGTCATGATCCATGCGGCCATGATACAGCGACGCCCTGGCCGATGCATCCGTGCATTGCGCGGGTGACAGGCGGCGGCCTGCGGAGCTACCAAGGCTGCGGCTGGGGACCCACTTGGCAGGTGGGCTCAAACGAGGGGCCTGCACACGCCCAGCCCGCCTCCCGGCCGCCTTACCACGCGCTCGCCAGTGACGGGGACTGACCTGCTGGACCTATGGAACGCGCGTGGGAGGCCGGGGGCGCGATGACCGGATCTCACATCCCTTGAAGGTGCCCGGCGAGATTCAACGGAACGGGCAGTTCGTTGAAGGTGAGGAGCCAGTAGGTCCAAACGAGCGGGGAATCTAGTGAGCGCTCCGACCTATGGCGATCAGCTTCGGAGCAACGGCCGGCCGGGAAGGCTTCAGAACGAGACCGTCGTCCGTAAACTCGACCTGAGCGTCCGGGTAGACCGCGGTGGCGAGTGACACGGTCCCGGGGAACTTGTGCTTGAAGTGGTAGAGCTTCGAGAAGCCTGTCCCGAACTGAGCCTTGAGTGCGGGCCAGGATACGGTTCGGTCCGCCCGCAGAGCGTGAAGACGGTAGGCGAGCCAGAGATAAACATCCAGGGCTGGCGCGTTGTTCGAGAGCGCCTTGATCGCGGCCTCCTCCAGAGGAACCGGATGCTTGCGGAGCTGCTCGAAGAAGCCCTCTGACAATTTGGCCGTTTCCAGGGAGAGCCGGCCCTGTCGCGACGACTCATCAGCCTCCAGAAACAGCGCCTTATCGACTATGGTCTGCTGGATCAGCCCAGAACTCCGCGTCCCGGTCGCAATGTCGAATGTCAGCTTGCATCTCGAGATCCGCTCTCCCTGGTCGCGGACGCTTTTGCCAGACATACCGCCCGCGGCGATGCCAACTCGCCCGAGCCAGGCGCGCATCGAGCCGCCCAGCTCCACTTCGCGCCTGCCGGTCCGCAGGGCCTCCGTCTGGAGATAGAGCAGGATGAGCCTCGCATGGCTCCCGAAGGGCACTCCGACATGCTCGAAGGACTGGCTACCATCTGCGGCAACGATCTGCCGCCGACCCGGCTCCACCATGAGCTTCACCTTCTCGCTCACGATGCCCCAGGGGGCATCATCCGCGAGCCTCTTGTGGGGGAGGGCGCACTGTGCCCAGCCGCTATAAGCGAACCCCAGGCCGCTATCCTCATCGGCGAGGTAATTGGCGGCTGTCTCGACCGCAGCCCGATCCCAACCAGCATCGATCGCGCCTAGGCGGCCTTTCGCCACAATGAGTTCGTGCACTTTCCCCATAAGCTACTTCATGTGCACGTTCGGGCCGGCGATGTCTCCGGGGAAAGCAGTGAGCGCAGCTACTAGGAAGGTATTAGTGATTCCCTAGTATTAGATCCCTCACTCGATTCCTCGGGATAACTCAGCTAAGTCGTTGAAATCTGGTTGGGCGCCTCACCCGTTTCCCCGAATCTATCACTGCTTTCCTCGCTCGGCCTGGGGGCATTTCCGGATCAGCCCGCATCCCGGGCTCACTCGATTCCCCGCCTACTATGCACCGACTCGGTACGCTGATGATCAGTGCTGTCGCACCAGCGACCCCGACGAGACCCACTCCAGCCATGCTCCATGAGACGCGAGGCCGACCATGCGCTGCGAGCTTTCCAATTCTTCCTGATCCCAGCAGATCAGGATCTCATCGACCTCGGTGATTGTGAGCTTGGCTCCGTCGTGCCAGCGCCAGACTTCTCCTACCTCAGGTAGAAGCGCCGGGCTGGAGGCGGGGTCAGTCATCGAACAGGATCCGCTCGATCTCGGGCTGGAGCGCTGCCACGCGGCCCTCGCTTTGGGTCAGTCTTCATAACGCCATCCGTCAGTGCCGTTGTCGGCCCGGTATTTGGCCGCTCCGCGTGTGATGCCTAGGCGCCGCGCTGATTCACCAAGGCTGCTGAAACGTCCTGCCGGCGTGATTACCCCCTTAGACATAGGATGTTCCACCCTCTTCGCTCCAACACGTATGCCAAGTTCGGTCGCGCGCTTGATGACCGTTGCGCGGCCCACACCAACACTCTCGGCAATCGCCTGCCACGACATTTTCTTCTCATCCCTGAGCTGTCGGATTGCCTCGTCCAGCTCAGGTGCTGGCTGAACTCGCTTGCCGTTGCGCTGCATGAACTTAGGTGTGGTTCTGGCTTCTTCGGGATCCATGCCCAGCCTGAGGCGATACTTAATCCCGTATTTTGACGGAAGCTCGGCCTTAATCGTGGCTCGGCGGCGAGCTTCTTGGCGTGGCTTGATTGGATAACCTGCCGCGATCTGCTCTCCGGTTATCCTGCCGTGGTTGAGGCGGCCTGTAGCGACCCCGATGTCCCTGGCTCTTCGTTTAACCTGGACGACATCGAAGCCGATTAGATCAGCGATCGTGTCCCAGGTCTTGCCCTGAGAGCGGAAATCCCTGATCGCCTGATCCAATTCTCCATTCCAGATGGTCTTGCGCATCAGCGTTGGCGAACCGCCTCGGTTCTGTGTTTCTCGGTGAGCAACGTGGAGCTGGGATCAGCCGTTACCTAGGATGTTCCACTCGTATCCGCACGAGTGGCAGTGCCGCCGCTCGCGGATGCATCCGGGGTAGACGTGGCCTAAGGCGTCGATTGGCTTCCCGTGTCCATCCAGCGCTCGTCCATCGTAGTAGCCGTCCTGTGACCTGCACTTGGGGCAAGTCTCCAGGGTGACGTTTTTGAAATCTGCGGCGGTTTCAGGATCGGCCATCGTCGGTTCCTTCTTCCAGCTCGTCCGGATTAGTCATTGATTGTTCCAACTGGCCTGCCTCCCAGACGCTCGCACAGCGTGGCCGCCTCTCTGAGCAGGGCTGCTGCACGCAAGTAGCTTCCGTGATCGAAAAAGTCCCCGGCCAGGGTGACCAGACGGTGAACGCTTGGTTCGGCCACCGGCTTCGGATCATCATCCGTTTCCATTGCGGCCCACTTGTCAGCGATAGCCAGATATTTAGCTGCACGTTGTATGTCGGCGTGGCGGTCTATAGCTACTTCGGCCAGCCAGCGGTTGTTCCGGACCATGAAGCGGATGATGTGCGGCGGCGGCCCTGCGGTTCGGTTCGTGTCAGTCGTCATCTCTATTTTCCGCCTTCAATGGAGATAGCGCGACTTGCTCTTCCCTAGCCGCCACTGCCCTGCGATACTTTTCGAGAGCCCTGGCCGACCACCATTCCGCAATGTCGCGGTGCCCCAGCGTGCATATCTTCCACGCCTCAGTGCTGGCACGGTCTGGTCCGTCATTGCCGCGCTTCTTTCCGTCCTCAATGCCGCGCAGGTAATCACTTGGGGATGAGGCCACCAGAAGCCGAAACTCAGGATCTTGTATAATCGGCGCTATAGGCCCGTCTCTCTCGACGTAACTCGGGAACACAATTCCATCCGGTCCGCGCGAAGGTTGGTCGATCTGTCCAACCGCCTGGCATGCGCCGACGGCTCGGCCGATTTCAAAAGGGTCGGAAAGGAACTGCGCCTTCTCACTTTGATGTTCGAGTTCATCGTTTTTACAGCCGCTGAGCAAGAGAGCCGCAAATACGCCGACTCCCAGAGGTCCAACCGACTTGCGTGCTCTCTGAGGCACTTCTAATCTCCCGATTATTCCTTGCGCTACTCTCGTATTTTCCCCTGAACATCAACGCCCGGAGGATAGGCTGGGCTGTGATAGCTCCAGCCAGCTTCAGCCATCTCCTCGGCGCTGGTGAAACCCTCGCCGTCCACCCACCAAGCGCCGCCGTTCTCCGCGTCGCCAGCAACGTCCCACTTGAGGCAGCGCCAGCCTCTTGGCCAAGCAGTGCCATCGTTCTTCTTGATCCAGTGCCATGACACCTCCGACGCATCTGACAGGGCGTCGCAAAACTCGTCCGGCGGGCTGCAGGCTGGCGGATCGTAGTGCACATCCCATGCTGCGGCGACACAGTCCGGCAGCTCGGGATCGTCTTCCATCGCCAGCAAGACGCTTTCCGGCGCGTCGTCTTGAGCGTTCACTCCGCCGCCCTCCGAGCGGCTTCGTGCATGCAGACTTCCATAGTGCGCTTCCAGACATCTCGATCGCTGACGAATGACGGTATGTCCATTGCGATCGAGGAGGACTGATAATCGTTGTCGTAGCTCAGCAGAGTCTGCATGGCCTGATTGCGGGTGTAGCCCTTAGGCTTGAGCTCCTCCCAGTCGTGGCGCGCTCTCAGAACCCTGTTGGGCAGGGTCATGCAGTCCGCCGAGTAACGCTGAAACAGCATCGTGGCAGGGCGCGTTAGCCTAGCCGACTCCTGCGCATAGAGATCCGTCCACAGGTGATCGAATTCTGCTCGGGCGCTGTTCGATGCCAGAAGAAGCAGGGCCGGCAAAGCCCGTCGAGCTGACCGGCCCAAAAAAATCGACAACGTCATCCTCACCTCGCCTGCTAATAGGTCTTGTTGAACTCGATGAACTGGCCGCTTCCCGGGAGAGAAGCGGCCGATATGGTCAGTGCGTCGGTGCGCCGATATGCCGGATCAGGGTGGTATCCCCAGGAGCCACCGCCCGTCCGGCATCAGGCGCCAGCATCGCGCCCCATGGCGTTCCCTCGAGCTCAAAGCCGGCCGCGCTGGGATCAGAGAACCGGATCTGCGCGTGCTGGCCGTTCGCCGCGGTGAGCAGGAGCTCGCTAGCCCCGGTTGTCATGTCCCTGACGTAGTCGGCCGCCGTGATCGGGTTGCCCATCTCGATCCAGAGTTGCGAGCTCCAGTCGGAGCCGGCATTGATCGAGCCCTGAAAGTGCGTCGGGTCCTTCATCTCGACCAGGGAACTGCGGTGCAGGTTGACCGACTGTCCTTGGCCGACGTCGTGCATGAATAGGATGTGGTCATCGTCCCAGAGATTCCACGAGCCATTCCCCACAACGGCGGTGTTGATCTGCTCCTGCGTGCGGAATAGCTCCGCGCCGACATTGACGAATGTCGCGGAGCTGTCCCCGCCGACCCGGATGACGGTCTGCTGTCCACCGAAATTCTGGTAGGCCGCGAACGTGGAGCGATAGCCGATGCTGATGTTGGCACTCGATGTCCCCGGTCCTTGGGAGAACATGACCGCGCTACTACTGCCGCTAGCATCGATGTCTGCTTGGCGGAGGCCGAAGACATTGTTCCCGTCAGTCGGCGAGTAGGCTCCGATATTCAGGGTTACGCTGCTCGAGTTCAGCATCAACGTCGCTGGAGTGGCGAGAGGGGAGGTGATGTAAGCTCCGATATAGAGCGGGGCGACGTAGCCGAAGTTCGTCTGGTCGAGGTGAGCGGATCCATGCCGCATGACCAGAGTGTCTCGTCCGGACAACGGGCCGGATCCGGACCAGTTCTTCGAGTCAGCAAGGTTACCAAAAGCCCAAGTATTCCAAATCCTGTTGGCCATCAGTTCTTCCCCGTTTGTGTAGTTATTCAACAGGACTATAGTGGCTTATTGGTAATTGTTTCGCCACTCACGGAAGCGATACTGCGATCCTTTTTGAGTGGTGTGTGGCGCAGCCCTGTGAACTGGCTCACACTCCACCTCTGCGGGAAGGTCGGCGGCCTCTGCTTCCGCCTGCGATTCTGCTGCCCACCGGAGATACTTGCGGCGGGCTTCCGGGGAGACGGTCTTGCCTTTTGCCAGGATGCGGTAGCATCGGGCGAGTTCGAGAAGAATCTGTTTTCGCTCCATGGCGCCTCTTTAAACCAACCCGACGATCTCTCGGTCCAGTTTCTTTCGGTCCGACACAAAGCCCAGGTACTCTCCGTTCTTCTTTGCCTCATGAAGCAACAGGATCAGCGTCAGAGCCCGGCGCATGATGTCCGTGCGAGTGGCGCCGGTTTCCTGAGAGAGCTGAGTCAGCTTCTCGTCGGTCTCGTCGGAGATCAGCAGATTCACGCGGGGCTTGTAGGTCATTGGAAGCGGCCTCCATGTCGTTCTGTGTGCATCATATGCACGCGAGGCGCATGCCGACAGGAGAACAAAGTGCTAACTTCCGTGTGCCAATCATGCACATGGAATGGAAGAATGCCGCGACTTCACAGAAGACTTCTTCTGGGACAAGCTGGTGCCACGCGTTCGAGGAGAATGGACCCCCGGGTGGAAATGGCGAAACAAGACGCCCTCACCTACGGGATTCCAGACGAAGCATACCAAGCCTATCGATCTCAGGTCCACAGTTGCCGCCGGCGTGGGATCGAGATGCAGTTCAACCTGAAAGCCTGGTGGGACTGGTGGCAGATCGACGGTCGCTGGGAACGCCGGGGCCGCCGCGGCAACGGCTTGGTGATGGCTCGACGCGGCGATGTCGGCCCGTACAGTCCCGAGAACGTTTACTGCGCCACGAACGACCAGAACACTGCAGACGTCGATCCTGAAAGGCGCCGCTCAGCGATCCGATCAGGATGGGACGCTAAGCTCCAGCGCGGCGAGCGAGCTTGGCTCCACGGAAAGCGCGGCGATGCGCACCCAAAAAGCCGGCCGGTCATCACGCCTAAGGGCCGGTTCGGCAGCTTAGCCCTCGCAGCTGAGGCTTTTGGGTTCACCCGCCAGAACGCCTACGAGAAGGTCAAAAACCAGCAGGCCGGGTGGCGCTACGAGTAAACGCCTACCTGCGCTTCCGCGGTGGCCTGGCGAAAACGATGTACCTGCTGATCTTCGCCGGGACCGCCGCTTCGGCCTGAGGCCGTCGCTCTGGCTGCAGGGCCCGCATCACGGCTTCGGCGATGGCTCGGATCCGCGGCTCGTCCGGCACATAGTTCTCACACCCGGGCGCGCGTGTCCGACGGCAGTAGTCGCGGTCGGCCTGGATCGCCTTCGTCAAGATGTCGTCGGGAATGGGCATTCCTCGGGCCTATCACGACTCCACCCCGCGGCGGGAGTCCCCTGCCCTCGCCCGTCGCCGCCTTCTACTAAGCCCGATCTTGCCGCGGCCCCCACATTCAGGACACGGGATCCGCTTGCCGCCGTGTACGGAGACGCCGCCCCGAATGCGGGACCGGTAAACTGTCCCCTCCCCTTTGCAGCGCCGGCACTCGAGCGTGGCCCCGAACAGATCAGCCTGACCCTTGGTGTGGATCAGGTCTCCCACGAGGACGCTCTCAGGCGTGGACGGCCGATCCTATCATCTCGATCCGGTCCATCAGCGCGCCCAGCATGGTGTGCAGGAGATCCAGGCGCTCGCTGGGATCGATCCCCTCGAGCAGCTCGTGGAATTGGCGGACAGCGGAGGCAATGTTGCCCAAGTCGCGAGCCATGTCCGTGACCTGAACCCCGTCCCGCTGCGACGTTGCCACTCTGGCGAGCCAGTCCCCGACGGACAGGTTTGCTCCGTCGGCGGCGCTCCGGATGATCCTGGTGTGCTCCGCGTCCAAGATCAGGACGGAGGCCCCCTCCCCTACCCTGCGCGCGGCCCCCTCTACGATGCCCTGGTCCGGCATAGTTCGGCCTCCTCGACCTGCGCGCGACGTGCGAGTGAACCGCCACAGAACTGACATCGCGCCGATTGACTATAGGCAGAATTATACCACCCACTTGCCAAATCCTCCACCGCTATGCCTCGGTAGTTAATCCCAAACGATCACTTTATTTCGCTCAGATTGGCACGTTCCTCCAGTCCTCTACTCCATGCGCAGCGGCCCACTCCTGTAGAACTCGCCGCAATGCCCAGGCCACCACAACTTCGTTGTTTGTTTTCGTCGCGAAGACCAAGCGGGCCAAGCCGTCCCTCACGTCTTCCGGGACCCTGACGTTCAAAGGCACCTTCCGGCCACTCTCAGGCGCTGTGCGCGTCCAGGGCGCATCCTCCGATGCCGACTGCTGGACGGCCGGCGCTGGGCGGCCCGGTCCTCCCTCCCCTGCCCTGGCCTGGGCCGCCTTCTGATCTGGAGAGCCCACGATCTGATCGGGCGCCACTCCGACCGCGCCCCCCTTCCCTGCCAGGATCAGATCCATGCTAAGCGGCTGAGGCTTGTTCGCCATCGCCGACCTCCTTCAGCCTCGAGTGCACCTCAGTCCATAGTTGATGGATCTCTTCGGCCGCCTTCTGCGCCCCCTTGGTGTTCAGCTCCTGGACGGTGTGGCCTCCGACCATGGCCGCCCGGAAGTCCTGACGCGACGCAATGATGCAAGGCTTGTCGTCCCGCCCCGGCGTGACCAGGCGCAGGAGCTCCACCGCCTGCTTGGTCAGCTTGCCGGTCGATGATGCGTTGTTGAGGACGAACATGATCGGCTTACCCGCGTCCTGGGCCAAGCTGATGGTTCGATAGATTGCCGCCAGGTCATGCGGCGACGGGATCACCGGGGCGATCACCAGCGAGGCCTCGGCCACGATCCCTTTCAGCCCCGGGTTGTGGCTCCCAGGCGTATCGATGATCACCAGCTTCGAGCCCATCTGCCGAAGCCCCGAGAGAGCTCGCCGCAAGCCACCCTGCCCGACAGACGCTAAGCCTGGCTGTTCATCTGCCCGCGTATTCCACCATCTCGCTAGACTGCCCTGCTCGTCAGCGTCGATGACATGTACCGGCGAGACCCCGCACCTCGCTGCCTCAACGGCCAGATGACCTGCGAGCGTGGTCTTCCCCGCGCCGCCTTTGCTGGCGGCTAGGACGATCGTCCACATGATGAGTGCCCTTCCCGAGTGCTCAAGAGCGAGCGGGAGTGCTGGGCCCGCTGCGCGACGGCAGCTTAGCTTTAAGATCAGCGCGGTGGCAAATTTTCCACCAATCTGAGAGCCCCGCTCGCCCGCCATTTGGGCCACGATCCGGCGGGCGAGCGGTAATCCCAGCACTCGGGATGGAGCGACTGTTGCCCTCAAACCCTGCTGCGTGCAAGGCCGCATGGGAGCTGAGGCGGCTGGCAGATCACACGGCCATGTGGCGACAGGCTCTCAATACACACGCCGGCAGCGGTGCATATCGCTCTAAGCCTTTGATGCTAGCAGGATAGCCCGCTAGCTAGCCGATCAGGCTGCTTCGGGCTTCGCCATCAGGGCCGACAGATCGATAGTCGGTCCGACGCCTGCGCGGAATTTTGCCATCCAATCACACCGCGCGGTTATGCGGCTCGGGGGCTGCCTGCACCTATCGCAGCGAAGTCTGGGCAGTATCGAGCCAAGCGGATCGGATCCACGCACGTGCTCTACCAGCGCGTCGACCGGCTTTTCCTTAGGACCGCATGCCGGGCAATGCACGATGAGAACCCAGCCGCTCAAGGTCAGGAGCGGAGATCGGTCGGTGAGGGGAGGGGAGATGATGGGCCTGCTCATGAGGCCCTGGCGAGAGAGCGTGGGCTGATCACGCCCCCTCGCCGTTGCCCAGTCAGGTGTCGGCGGACGCCGCCACAGCCGGCGATTCTGAAGCGCCGTTCGACCGAGACCTGCTGTTCCCAGTGTTGGCTGAACGAGTGCGGTTGGTGGTCGTCGCGCGTCGCGTCGATGTGCGCCGCGTCTGAGATGCAGAGCGGGCCGGCCTTGCGGGTGCCGATGCGCGCTTCTGCTCGGCCACCCAGCCGGTCATCTGCTTGCTCGCCCACTTCCAGATGTCCTGCATCGAAGCAGACGGGTATTCCGACAGAGTCTCCTGAAGCGTAGCCAGGAACTTCTTGCCGTTGCGCGGCGCTGCATCGGGAGATCGAGCTCGCGTGCCAGTGCCAGCGGCAGTGCTCTTTGCCATGAAAACCTCTTGTGTTGTTGGCGTGATGCATGTGTCTCGCTGAGAGGCGTCGGTTCAAGCGTTACGACTCAATTAGGAATCATGATCATCAAAACGTGATCACTTCTTTGCATCCAACCCGACTGCTTGGATTGCGCGGATGTAGGCCTTCGTAAGTGCGTCGTACGCAGCGGCGCGCTTTCTGAACTTCACTCCGCCGTCGCCATCATCGGCGATCATCTTCGCCGCATCGGTTTCTCCGAGTCGCTCTCGATAAACGATCTCACTCACACTGGTTACCAGCTCCGGGTCGAAGTCTGGTTCTTTGGGCTCTCTCGGCATGCGCTCAGGCCTGATGACTGTTATCGCGCCGGATGGGAGACTCACGCCCGGGCAGATCCAGCCGATGCGCTCTGCCCACAACGACGTTTCGCGAGACGCCGAGCTTTCGCCCAATGGCCGAGATCGAGTCTCCAACACCCCACAGCCGCCTGAGGTCGGCATCGAAGGCCTCGCCGCGCTTAGATCCAGGCGAAGACCGCTGCTCTTGCTTGTCCATTGCTGGTGCTCCTCAAAACAGGTCTGGCCGAGTTCCAGCCACTGCGTCGGGTATCGCCCGATCGCGCAGAAGCCGTTCGGCTTCCTCCGGGGTTATGAGCGGCGCATCAGGATTCCGCCGGCGCAGCATCGTCATCAGCGAGCACTGGCGCCACGTGATCGGGACGGCCCCGGCTTCGATGGCCAATGCGCGCTTGCAGAGCGCGATGTCGTAGTGACTGCTGCTGGCCAGGGGCGGTGACTGATGCCATTTCCGAGCGACGCCGATGCGATCGGCCATGGCGTGCAGCTCTTCGTCCGTGTCGGCGATCATGTGGCAGAGCACGAGCCTGCCGTACTTCGCCCGCATGGAATCCACGTAGACCGTCATGGAGCCGGTTCCGGGGCAGGGGAGGGGGCTTGGCGAAAGCCCCTCGCAATCTGGCCTAAGGCCACAACCAGCAGGGCGCAGAACGCCGCGGCCGCATAGGAGGCAAGCACGCGGACGTCGTGCACCGCCATGTAGACCGCCTCGATGACGTGACGGTCCGACAGCACCATCTCGCCGGCAATCCAGCCCAGGAGCGCTCCACCAGCCCAGACGATGATCGGCCACCTCGAGACGGCGGCTGATATGAGCGATGCTCCGAAGATCATGAGCGGCATGGATACCAGCAGGCCCAGCACGAACAGGACGTCATTGCCGTGGGATGCCGCGGCGATGGCTACCACGTTGTCGAGGCTCATGACGGCATCCGCCGCCGCGATCGTCAGGACGGCCCTGATAAGGCCGGTCACCTCCTTGGTCGGGCCGCCATCTTCGTCTTCGCCGCGCACGAGCTTCACAGCGATCCACAGCAGGAGCGCTCCCCCGACCAGCTTCAGGTAGGGCACCGCCAGAAGGTAGGCGATCGCAGCTGCAAAGCAGACCCGGAGGATAAACGCCGCTATCACGCCCAGCGTGATCCCGACCACCCGCTTGCGGGGAGGGAGGGACCTGCAGGCCATGGCAATGACAACGGCGTTGTCCCCAGACAGCAGGATGTCGATCCACGTGATCTGGAGCACGGACAGGACGAGGACTGCACTCATAGGCTCTCTTCCACCTTCCTAAGAGCCGGCCGCCGGCTACGTCGCCGGACAGCCGGCCGGCTTGGTTCAGCCCTCGATGGCGTTGGCGACCGCGCGCTCGAAATCGACGTCTTCGAGCTTCTCGATGTCGACGATGTCGTACTTCGCCTCGGTCAGGTTGTCGTCCAGATCAGAGAGCCACGCGCTCAGCTCCGGGGTCCTGGCACCGACGGTCAGGATGCAGATCCGGAACTCCTTCTCGTCCTTCACGTCGTTGGTGATATCCACGATCGCCTGCTTCACCGCCTGCCGATCGGACGGCTCACCATCGGTGAAAAGGAGGAGGAAGGTCTGCTCGCTGCCCTTGAGCTTGTGCTCCCTGTAGGCGGCCGAAATCGCCCGATGGGTGGCAGTCCCGCCGCCCGGACGCAGCCGTCCGATGGTTTCGTGGAGCGCCTCCGTCGACGCGACGTCCGGGAACTCCTGGACCTCGTTGTTGAAGGCATAGAAGGACACGCCATCAGGATCCCACTTCGACGCCTCGCTGATGAACACCTCCATGGTCTCCAGCACGTAGGAGAACCGGCTGGCGTTGCCCGGGCAGTCCTTCATTTGCATGGACCCGGAGATGTCCAGGGCGACGATGAACTGATCACCCTTGTTCAGCTCGAAGTTGTTCGCGATTGTGCTGCTCATAGTGCTTCTCGGTGCTCCACTGGTCAGTGATTGGTGTTCAGGCCAGGCCGAACTTGGAAGGATCCAGGTTCAGCTCCCGGCACATTTCTGCGACGACTGCTTTCTCCTCATTGTCGAAATCGCCATCTGAGGCGCCGATGACGCAACACACCCGCACGGCGATCGCCGCTGCCTCGGGATTGTCTTTGATCTTCCGGATGATCTTGAGGGCCTCCGTCTTCCCTATCTCGAAGTCGAAGTCGAAGTGCCCGACCACCTCCTGGAAGAACGCCAGGACGTCATTGATCTTGAAGGCTCGCAGCTCTGGGGACTTCTCCAAGAAGAGATGCATTTTCCGCTTCTCCTCTGGCTTGATGACCCCATCTGCCATTGAGACCAGGGCACAGCCGGCGACTACAGCCTCCATGAACGGCCTGTTCTTGAACCGTGACACGCCGTCATCGAGCTCCTTCCGGAGCGTCTGGCCAGCGTTCCGCAACCAATCCATCATCGTTTTGTCTCCTGGAGATCTGTTGTGACACTCAGGCTTGTCTTCACCGTTCTCGCCGCCATCGTCGCGGCACTTGTGGCGAGCTTTCTGCTGCGCTCTGCGATGGCGCTACTGGACTTGTTGGTGCTTTTCCTTGCTGTCGGAACCGCTCTCGCAGCGCTGAAGCTGCTCAGTTCCGGCAAGCAGCGGCACCGAAGTGGGCCCTGATGAACGGGCCCTCACATCCAGCACGGGGCGAACGGGATCTCGTCATCCAGATCGCCGCCGGGCGCCTGTGAGCCACCCGAAGACGGCCCCCAGGATCCTCCGCCGCCGCCCCACGCGTCGCCACCGCGGGCCGCGCCGCCGGATCTCCCTCCACTGGACGAGCGTCCGCCGCCCTGGCCCCCGTATCCCGATCCGCGAGAGTGCTGATCTTCGCCGCGAGGCGCGTCACCGCCGTTCTCACCGCCGCCGCGGGTATCCAGGAGCACCAATTCGCCGCGGAACTTCGCGAGCACGACCTCGGTCGTGTAGCGGTCCTGTCCCTGCTGATCGGTCCACTTCCGTGTCTGCAAGGCGCCCTCGATGTAGGCCTTGCTTCCCTTCCGCAGAAAGCGTTCAGCGACATCTCCGAGGCGATCATTGAAGATCACCACCCGGTGCCACTCGGTGCGCTCCCTGCGCTCGCCGGAACTGCGGTCGTTCCAGACATCGCTGGTCGCGACCGTGAGATTGACGATCTTCGACCCGTCTTGCGTCGTGCGGACCTCTGGGTCTTTGCCCAGGTTGCCGACTATGACGACCTTGTTGACGCTACCCGCCATGCTACTCGTCCCTCAGCACGAACTTGCCGCTGTCGATCCCCGCCGCAATGTCGTCCGCGGCAAGCCGGGCCTGCTGGATGAATGGGTCGCTGTTCGGACGCCCGCCCAGCCAAGCCTCGTATCGGCGCTGGAAGTCCTGCTCCGTTGGGGTGGTGCCGCCGGTGAAGCGGGGATGGAACCGGGCCCAGATGATCTTCGTCAGCTCAGCGATGCGGTCTGTCCGTGGATCTGATGCCGATCCACTAGGCTCGACAGCACCGTCGGTATGCTCAGACATTTCGTCTCCTTCGGTTCTTGATTGGCGGGCCGATGGCTGGGCTCACCATCGCGGCCTCGGCCCTGGGTCGGGCTCCAAACCAGTCCCAAGCAATGCCGCGACCCTCTGCCCACGAGACGTCAGGGCCCAGGAGGCATTGCGCAGCTTGTTGGGGTGGCACCTGACGGCCAACTCGCGCTCCTGCAGCCTCAGGAGGGGCGGGACAACGTTCAGGCTCCTAGTGACCTCCTTGAAGGTGCCGTCCTCAGGCAGCCACTTGAGAGCCGCCTTCTCACCTACGGACAGATTTCGCACGAGCTCGGCCTCCGTCATCGACGGCCTCCCTTGAATTGCATGAGCGGATCCGTGCCGCGCTTCGGCGGCGGGACCTCCTCGAGGCGGAACAACAGACCACCCTCAATTGGCCAATGCTCCAGGCATCGGCCGGTGAGTGGGGCGCCGCGCGAGATCAGGATCCCTCCCGGCGCACACTCATCCTCAGATCCAGGGCTGATCACCACAGCAGGCCGCCCACAACGACACACGATCCGATCGATGCTGACCGGTTTGTGCGCGCATGTGTCGGGGCTCTGCTTGGTCCTCATAGTGGTATTTATACCACCGCGGCGGCCGCTCTTCAAGTAATAGAAGCTGCGATTTCTATCCGGTTATAGCAGCTATGCGTTTTTTAACTGGTCTGATTTTGCCGTATTGCGATCGTCAACGTAAAGCTACTTTGGCTTTACCTTCTTGCTTCGCGAATTTGGCGATCTCTTCTGTTGCGATGTAGCGGAACTCTCTCCTGATCCTCTCGGCGAGCCGAGCAGCCTCCTGCAGATCGGAGAGGAGGAGAGCCCTTCGCTTGGAGCGGTGAAACTGGAAGTCGCCGTCGTGTTCAGACCTGAGATACATGACGTCGAGGTGTCCGCGCTCCACGCGAACGACATAGGTCTGCGCACCCGCATCATCGTGCACGGGCATCACCGGAGGCCCTGGGGAAGCTCAACGGGCGCTAGCCCGTCGCGCTCTAGGAGAAGTTGCGTGAAGGCGTCGATGGCTCCCCAGGCGTAGGAGATCGTCAAGTTCGACGGTCGATTGCGCTGAGGCCCGCAGGCTAGGCCCATCCAATTTGGAAGGACGGCGAGGATCTTCTCGCGCGGCCAATCGGCCGACATTTCCATCGCCTGCCGGAAACCGAGGGAATAGACCTCGTGCAGAGCATCCCAGTCGAGCGCCGCTTCAGGATGGGACATGATCGTTGAATTCCCTGACGTAGCCCTCTGCACGTGCGAAGCACGCATCCCGATCGTCATCCCGCACGGACACAAGCACCTCCCACGACCGACCCGATCCGCAGAGCACTGGGACCGTGCCTAACCGACCGGCGCGAGGAGGGATGGAGGCGCGCATACCAGGTCTTTTGGCCTGCAGGCCGCGCTCCAGCGCTAGCCTCTCGCTCATTAGGATGCCCGGCGGGACAGCCTGCTTTTCGAGCCACGCCACGACGCACACTCGGTCATTTTCGGCCAGGTGGAGTAGGAAATCATCAACGCTGGTGTTGCGCGTCCAGCGGCGCAGGGAGTTTTCCCAGATGGCGCGGCCGCGTATCCAGATTGGCGGCGGATCATAGGGGACGTCTTCAGCTTCTCGAGGTGAAGCGATGCCACTCACCAGCCTGTCTCCTCTCAATATGCAGGCAGATTCTGCCACGCTTTTTAGCGTCGGGCGACCCTTAAAAAGGGGCCGCATGCAACTATCTGTGTGCTGGCACCAATGGTGCCGGTTTCCCTGAAGCGAACCTTGCCCCGGCCTCAGTGCCGGGGCTTTTTTTTTTGTGGGCAGGGACCCTTCAAATCGGACCGTTGCCAACTATGTATCTTCTGCTTGCGCAGTCGCAGCAGACTGTGTCCGCATCTTGGACGTTTCCTCCCTAAACTGCCCCGGCCTCGTGCCGGGGCTTTTTTTGTTCCTGCAGCCTATTCCGTACGAGGGCGCTTCCTTAGCGCATTCCCGCTCGTCACGACCTTGAAGCCGTCCGACACGAACTCGATTAGTCGCGAGTTCAGCGTCCCCCTAACGAGCACTCGGAAGTCCTCGCCTCGCCTCTCTGGAAGGCGGGATTTCCAGAACCATCGGTAGAGCTGCTCGGATGTCTCGGGCGTACTCATCGGATCGCTGCATGCTCGCTTAGCATTTCATATACCGCCCGTATCGGAGATCCCCAGATACCGACCGCGATCACAAGCAGTCCGGTAAAGACGGCCAGGAGCCCCACTTTCAGCCAGAGCCTCCTTGCAATCTGCTCCTTGGAGCGAAGCGGCTCACCCATGGTCGGTGCGATTGAGCCGCTGATCCTCGAGCAATTCCCTCCGGATGTCTGCAGGAAGCTCGAAGGGTTTCAACTCTGCCAGGAGGCCGTCGAGGTCAGGGTAATACGGAGGTAAGGCGCCGAGCCACAGCACTGGATTGTCTTGCTCGGGCTGGTTCCAGTCATATCCCTGGAAGTAGAATGTCTGCTGGCCAGGATCCCAGCCGATGAACATCTCGATTTTGCCCGGCGGCATTGGGATTTGTCTGCGGCTCATGATGAAACCTCCGTTGATCAGCGCCAGCAGCAGGGCGCTGCGCCAAGAACGCTCGCAACAATCCAGCAGAGAAAAAGCACTGAGGGAACCAGCGCTACGATCGCGGCGCGAGCTAGCCAGCGATCCGTCGTAGGCCCCAGCAGATCATGACGGCGCTCGCTCATGGCCGCGTCACCCAAATTGCGCATGCGACTCCTCCGCCTTGCGCCGGCTTAGCAGCCCGCAAGCAATCGTTGGCTATCCGAGTTTCGAGTGGGGAAGCCGCCCAGCCGCGGGCTAGCCATCCGGAAGAGAAGCAAACCACCGCTAGAGCGGTAACTGCCGCCAGGGCGTACCACTTGATCGAGCTGATCAGTGCGCCAGCGACACTTGCAAATGCCGATTTTGCGGCTGGAGCTATGGCCCTCTGTAGAGCCGGAGAGCCTTGCGGCGACGTGAGGCTGTGAAGTAGCTCCGACAAGACCTCGATTGCCTCATTAAGGCTCAGCGCTGTCTTTTGCATCGTCGCAAAGAGAGCGCCCTCAGGCTGGTCCTTCCTGATGCCGACTGAAGTGGCAATCGCTTCCCACTCGGCCACGGCTTCTCGGACCGATGTTGGTGCGCCCATCAGGGATGCACCTCGATGTCCAGCCAGCGGTTCAAGCTCGCGGGATCGCCGGGTTTCCCCGCAAAGAGCTTCGGCAAAGCGTGGTTGACCCAGCTCGCCGCTCGCCCGGTGTCAAAGAAGGTCAGCTTGTCGGTAGCGTGGCCGGCCTCGCGGAATGGGATGTTTTGCTCAAGGATCCCATCCATGCAGGGGAGTGGCTGCATGGTGAGAATGAGGATCTTGCGCTTGATGACCTCCATCAGTCGGCGAGCTACCGGTGCGAAAGCCGCCTCAGGGCGCCGGTTCCCGGTCACCAACCCGCCGTTCATGATCACGGCTGTCTTTGCCGGCGCGAAAACGCCGCCAGCCTCCAGGTCCGCGATGTAGTCCACGTCGGCCGGGTCCGGCCCGACCATGTGGATCAACACAAGGTCAAGCCCCTGTCGCTCCATCAGCTGAACCGCTCCGGTCTCGGTCCCCCAGCGATAGAGAAGATCATCCCCGCCGTGCATGTCGATGAGCAGGTCGTGTTGCTCGGGAGTGTCCGCCGCCGCTGCGCAGGCCGCGATCGCGTCCTCAATCCATAGCCTCCGATCATCGCTGGAACCCTCGGGGACAAGGACAGCATCTCCGAGACGCTCAGCCAGGCGGTGATTGTTGGTCGATGCCTCGATCAGCTTGAGCGGGTACCGACGTTGAGCCAGCTCCCACACCACGGAAGCAAGGACGCTCTTCCCGCGCGACTGGCGGCCCGCGATGATCAGCAGGATAGGCCGCCGCGCCTGTCCCGCCTTGGCCTCTGGAGGCGCAGCGGCGACGCCTTCATCCACTTCCTTTTTCACCATTGTCTATTCTCTCCTCCGTGCTTGCCTCGGACCCGCCCACGGGACCGCCTCTTTGAACCCCTCGAGCGCGGCCGCCACGCTTATGGCCCCGCTTCCTTGGGTTTCACTCTCCTGCTGGATCAACCGCACTCCGGGAGCCGCCTCGGGCTTGGCAACGACCGGCCCGGCCAGTGGCTGTCTCCGATCCGCAGCTCTCGCTGCCTTGGCTGCCGCCGCCCGCTTAGCTTCCGCCACACGCCTCCAGGTCTGCCTGATGCACCTGTCGCTTGGCTCTCGCCCGCGGCGGTCTCGCGCGCCCTGTTCCGCCAGCGCTCGCCCCACGCCTGTGATCGTCGCCTCGCCGTCCTCTATGGCTCTGCTCAGCTCGTCGAAATGCGCCCGCATCATCAGCCACAGCGTCGAGTGCCGCGCCCACCCCTTCTGTCTGACCAGCGTTAGAAGCCGCTGCATGTCCGCCTTCATGGGATCATAATGCCCATATAGTGGCATCATGTCCACTCTTTAATGGCATCACGATGCACCCGAAGCGCTTCACGGACGCCTCGGAGTGCGCCACTTGTGGCTTCGGCAGGGCTTCAGTTGCGCCTCGCTGTGGGCTCGGCAATGGGCAGAAAACGCGCCAGAAACAGCGCGTTTGACCTCAGCTAAGCCCGCTTTGCGGAAGCGTCTCCAAGACGCTCAATCTCCTACAGACCATTGCACCCTTTCAGGGATGCGTTTTTCTTGCGCCCGGCCTCGTATCCGTTTAGTGGGTTACGGGTCTCTTTATGGGCAGGCATGGCAATGAGCGACGTGGTGCAGGCAGAGGGCTCACTGGCAGGGATCGAGGAGAAGCTGGGCGAGATTGCCGGCTTCGTCAGCGAGCTCCCGGCGATGAAGATCACCATGGAGTTGCTTGCCGACCGGCTGGCGATCATCGAGGACGACATGAGGGCTCCCTCTGGCCCGAGCCCGCTTCAGGAGGCCATTGAGAAGCTCACTGAGGCGGTCCTGATGCAGGCCGGGCACATCGAGCGTCTCGCGCGGATGGGCGACGCGCCGGCGGCGCATGCTGAGTGGCGCGAGTGGCTGGACGATCTCAAAGTGAAGTTTGGGGGTTTGGTCGATGACCCGGCGGACCCCGCCTCCGCTGTCGATTGGGCTTGGGTGTCCGAGAACCTGCCGCCGCCGGATGAGCGCGCGGACGGCTGATCGCGACACGGCGACATGCTGACTTTCAAGGTTGCGGCTGCGACGACGGCTTCGCCCGCCATGGCGATGGCCACCTACCTGACCGACGAAGCCAATCAGCATGAACTCGCGCAGAAGCTTGCCGCGTACTACGACGAGGAGATGGCGGCCCTGGTCGCGGGCGTGCCGCGGCAGGACATGCATCCGCTCCTGGCCGAGAAGCTGGGGATTGATCCGAGCAAGGGGCTGACCAAGGAGCAGATCGCGAACCTGCTTATGGGGAACCGGACGGATGGCGCTCGGATCCCAGGGAAGCAGATCCAGCGCAATACGCAGGACAAGGTCCGCACGGCCTATATTGACCTGGCATTCCAGGCGCCGAAATCGTTCAGCGTAGCCTTGGCCCTGGCTCAGACGGAGCGGGAGAGGGCGAAGCTCGACTTGGCTTTTCGCCGGGCGCTCGACCGGGTCATGGTCGACGTAGAGGGGATCATTGGGGTTGCGCGGAAAGGGAAGGGTGGCAGGGATGGGCACGAGAAAGGCCACGTAGCCTGGGCCGCTTTCCACCACTTCTCCGCTCGCCCGACCACGATGATCCCGAAGCAGGTCGATGGTCAGGACGCTACCGAGATCGCGGCGATCAAGGTGGTCGGAGACCCGCACCGGCATGCCCACGTCATCGTCCCAAACGCCGTGGTCACAGACAAAGGCAGGGTTACCTCTCTCCACCTGATGCGTATGCACGAACGGGTGCTCGAGATCGGCGCCGTGTTTCAGGCATACCTGGGCGTGGAGCTGCGCAAGGACGGCGTTGAGTGGGAAGCGGACAGCGACACCACGAAGTCGATCCATGCGAGGCGCGGAAGGCTGACTGCGATACCCCGCTGGCTCGAGGAGCACTACAGCAAGCGGAGCGCGAACGGTGAGGAGGCTGCCCGCAAGTTCGCAGCCGATCGCGGCATCGACTGGGCGACGCTTTCCCCTGAGCAGCGTATCAGGCTGCTGAAGACGGGCGCGACGCTGGGCAGGCAAGCGAAGGAGGGGCCGCCCGACTTCGAGGCTTGGATGCAGCAGGCCCAGGACGCCGGATACGAGCACCGATCCGTGCTGAGGCCTGACGACATCCAGGAGATGCCTTCGGCCGAAATCCGGCAGCAGGGTGCCTACGAGACCTCTCTGCCCATCCTGGCGCCGGAATTGGAGCGCCGCGGGGTATTTGAAGGCGCGATCGCGCGTGAGGCTGCAGCGATTGGCTTCATCCAGTGGGGCCTGCAGTCGATCAAGGAGATCGACAGGGTCACCAAGGCTTACCGGACCGAGGGTGTGCTGCAGGACGGCCGCAAGACGAACCTGAAGTGGGGGCGGTATCAGGACAAGAAATGGGCTCAGTTCACGACCGGGCTCCACGTGGCACAGGAGCGCGAGGCGATCGATCTGCTGCGGGAGGCGGCGGCCGACTTCAGCCTCGCTATTCCAGCCGAAATCATCGAGGCCGCCGCGGAGAAGCTGACCAGAGAGCGCGGCTACGACTTCACAAATGAGCAGGGCCTGGCGCAGCTCGAGATGGCGAAGCGCCTGGGCGCAGCTGGTGCGGCGACGGTGGGCATTGGGGTCGCGGGTGCTGGGAAGGGCGTTGTGCTCAGCGTTCTCGCTGAGGCGGCGCATTCGCTCGGTTACCGGACGATGGGCACGACCGTTGCGTGGCGTCAGGCCGCTGCCCTGGGCGATACCGGTGTCGGGAAGCGGAAGCCGGCCCGGAAGAAGGAAGCCGACACCAAGGTCTATGAGGACGCCCGACTCGAGAAGTCAGACACCTTCGCGTTGACCAAGTTCCTGCACGGGGTGGAACGCGGCTACATCAAGCCTGACAACAAGACGATCGTGTTCGTTGACGAGATTGCTCAGGTCGGGACACGTCAGGTTCTCAAGCTCAGCCAGTTCCGGAAGCAATTCGGCTTCAAGATCGCCGGATTTGGCGACGACCTGCAGTGCCAGAGCATAGACGCCGGATCGACGGTGAAGCTGATGCGGCGAGCGCTGGGCGCCACCGAAGTTCCCGAGATCCTCGAGACCGTTCGGCAGGAAAACGAGGAAGACCGCCTCACGTCATTGATGTTCCGGGAGGGGAAGGAGTCCGCCGCCCGGACCGCGCTCGACCGCAAGCTTGCCGCAGGCCTGCTGGAGATTGTGCCTGGCGGATACGAGCACGCGATCCGGGCCGGCGTTGATCGCTGGGAAGAACGGGTGGCCGCCAGGGCGAATGACCCCAAGGCCACGGTCGCGATCAGCGTTCCGACTAACTCCGATGCACGGGCGATCGGTCAGGAAGTTCGCCGTCGGCGCCTCGCGCGCGCGGCCGCAGCCGGCACGCCGGTCGGAACCACGGTCGAGCTCGAGGCGACGGACCAGACGGGCTTGTCTTTCAGCCTGGAGGTCTCGCCTGGGGACCGGGTGCGCCTGTTCCGGGAACTCAAGAACGAAGACGGGTCGTTTGGGTACAACGGAACCACTGTAGAGGTTGCGTCGATCGATCCGGCGTCCGGGATGACCGTTCGCCGCGATGATGGCCGGGAGATGACCGTCTCATGGGGAAGCCTGCGCAGCCAGCGGAACGGGCGCATCATGCTCACATACGGCTACGCGCTGACGATCGACTCGCGCCAGGGCGACACGAACACGGACCACATCACCGTCATGCCGGGCGGCAGTTCGACCGTGAACGCGTACAAGGCCTACACGAGCGACTCTCGCAACCGCCAGCGCAGCTACATCATCACAAGCCAAGGGATGGAGCAGCAGGAGATCATTGATCGCCGGCCGCTGAATGACCCGAGAAACGACGACAAGCGGCCCGCCGCGGTCAACGAGGCCATCCTCCAGAACATGGCGCGGAACCTCTCTCGGCAGGACGAGAAGACCCTAGCGACCGATTTCGAGGACAAGGCCCGAGACCTCCATGCCGGCACCGTCGATGCCATGCGCGCATCCTGGTATCGGCGTGCGCAAGGGCAGACGGGGCGGGGGGCCTACAAGCGCCGCCAAGCCGAGGCCGCGGCGCAGGAGCCGGCCCAGCGCGCGGTGAACGCGCTGCTCGTCCACCAGGCGGCCGTGCGGAAGGCCGCGGAGCAGATCGCCAAAACACCAAGGCCATCCAGAAAGGCGAAGCCGACCAGGGCGCCTCGCCAGAAGCAGGAAGCACCGACCATGACGCAAGCTGAGGCGCGCGCCGAGTTCTCGCGCAAGCTAGACGCGATAGGACTGATGCTGAACGAGCGCGGCGTCAGTCACCCGATCGCTGACGGGCGCATCCACTACGTTTCGACCATAGGCGCGAAGAAGGGCAGCAAGCGGGGATCCTACTTCCTTTCGGAGAACGGTCTGGGCGGGTGGGCTGTGAACCACGCGACCAACGAACGGATCACCTGGACGGCAGCGAAGGTTGAAGGGCGCATCCTGACGCCGGAGGAGCGTCAGCGCCTGGACCTCGAGAAGCGACGAGCTCGGGAGCAGGCTTTGAACGCTCAGCGTCAGCGGGAGGAGGACGGCGCCATTCAGGCGCTGCGCATCTGGAATGCCAGCCGCCCGGCCAAGAGCCACCCCTATCTCACGCGCAAGATGGCCGACACGCACGGCACGCGCATCGCGCCGGCCGGGATGACGGCGACCATGACCGAGGGGCGCACGATGAACATCGGAGGGCGGCTGCTCGTCCCGATGATGGATATCAACGGCAAGATCTGGAATCTCCAGACGATCAACGCCAGAGGCGACAAGTTCTACTTGCCGGGACGCAAGCAGGGGCTGTTCTTTGATTTGGGCGAGCCAGCGTCTCCAACAGAAGCCCGGGTCCTAGTAGAGGGCCTCGCGACAGGCGATGCTCTGAGAACTTCGACGGCTCTATCCACCCGTGTGACCTTTGACTCGGCAAATATGGTGCACGTCGGTGTGGCGACGCGCCGGGCCGAACCGGATCGCCCGCTCATCTACGCCAGCGACAACGACCACCACCTGCCCGGGGTAACTGCCAGCGTCATCGCGGATGAGACCGGCACGATTCGGTATGCGTGGAAGGCGGGCGTGACCGGCGACGCGCATAAAGGGAACACGGTGCAGTACCGCCTGGCCGGAATGCCCGAGTGGCAGACCGCGGCGCGCGGGATGGACCAAGCTGGGACCGCGATTGTCGTTCCAGGGCAGGCGCCCGGCGCCCGCTATGAGGTCAGGGTGTTCGCCGAACACCGTCTCATGCCCCGGCCGAATGAGGGCATCGAGAAAGCGACCAAGGCGGCCAGCCTCACGGGCGGCACGGTCGTAACCCCAGATTTCCAGCCGGGGGACAAAGGCACCGACTGGAAGGACTATGCGCTCGATCACGGCGGAGCCGATATGGCGAAGCAGCGCATGGCCGTACGTGCAGCCTTTGAAGCGAAGGGGATCAAGATGCCTGATCAGGCAAACGTCGAGCGCAAGAGCACCATCACCCAGTCGCGGCGGGAGGATGCCATGAGGCAGGCCGCCCAGAAGCGCCAGGACCAAGCCCAGCGCTCGCAGGATATGCAGCGCCGGCAGCAGGAGTCGCAGCGTCAGGCGCCTAATACGAGGCCAGCGCCGCCCGGTCTGGGAGCTTAGGATGGCCCTAGCGGAGAGCTGCGCAGCCTGCGCTGCCCGAGATCAGGTGACGCGCCTCTGCCACCTGAGAGGCCCCACGCCAGGGCCGGGTGAGAAGATCGAGATCACCTACTGGCCGGAGGTTGCCGACGAGGATCGTTGTTCCCTCGGAGACACTGAGATCTCTCCGGTCCCGTGTCGGGTCTGCGCCTTCTTTTATCAGCCCGGGGGGAAGCCGCTTCAGCCCCACTACCGGTATGGGCTCAGCGGCGAATGGTGGGATCAGAGCGGGCTCTGCATTCACGCGGGCCCGGCCCCGATGACTCGAGAGAGCCGGAAGGTCTACTGGCCGGTTGTGAGCATGCTGAACGGCCGGTGCCGTGACGGCAAGGATGCCACCGCAAAAGAGGACAGCCAGTCCACAGTCGTGGCCCTGGCTGTCTAACGGGGGTCCTGGCTAGGCCCGGGAACGAGAAGTTCCCGGGTATCCCCTACCATTGGGCGCTGAACACGCCGGCGCCTGAGCTATTCCCCTGAGAACCCTGCGCTGTGTCCGCTCCGGGGAGTGAGGAGCGCCAGGGCGTGCTGGTGACCTCGGATGATGCCCAGGCCTTGCTGGGGGCAGTGTTGGTTCGGTCGGCGGTCTGCGCGAGCAGAGGAGACGTTCGATTGGACGCCGCCGCGTTGATAGTGGACGTGGGCTGACTGTCGGTCGACGCCGTGGCGTCTTGCACGTCCGACGGATCAGTGCCGGTCGAGATCGTGATGCCGATGTCCGTGTTGGAAAGCCCGCCCGCAGCCTCCTCGCATCGGACCTGGCCGTTCATGGGGACGAACAGGATCTGAGACCAGACCAACTGCTGGTCCTGCTTGAGTTGCCCGGAGTCATCGAGCGTGCCATCCGGGAACTGGCCGGGAAGGTTCCCCCAGGCCCACCAGTCGCCAGAGATGGGTTGCTGGTCGCCAGTGAACGTAGGGCCGCCCTGCGAGCCCAGCTTGCCGTTCATGTAGTCGGTGAGCGTCTGTGCCCAGGCCAGAGCATCCGAGTTAGCCAGCGAGCTGCCCATCTCGCCGACCCAAACTGGAGCAATGTTCTGCTTCACGATCCAGCCCCAGTCGCGATTCATCATGGCCACCTTCTGGGGGCCATTGTCCGGTGACCAGCCTGAAATCTCGAGTGGGTAGTCGTGCACGGAATAGACCAGCTTGTTCGGGATTGGCAGCCTTACCGGTGCGGTGGCCACCCCGGTTAGGTCGCCCCAAGGGGCGTTTGTCGAGTAGTTCTGCGGCCCTTCGACAATGATCAACACGTCTGGATTGACTGCCTGGATCGCCGCGCCGACCCGCTCATACATCATTCGAATATCGGTATCAGGGTTCCCGTCGCCCCACGATGACGCATTCGCATACTCGAGTGGCTCGTTCCTGACGTCGAACCCTATGACGGTAGGATTTCCTGCGTAGTGCTTAGCGAATGACACCCAGTCCTCAGTGAACTTCTCGCTGGTGACGGTGCCCCGGTTTCCCCCGCCGTCGGTTCCATCCGATGCACCGCCGACGTCGTACCAGAGACCATTCTTCTGCTGAGCTCCCCAGTTGTCTTGCGGGCCATGGCCCGGCTCGTTGGTGTGGTTGTCCAGGATGACCTTGATGCCCAAAAGGCCGGCGGCGCCGACGATACCGTCGATCCTCCGGAGGTCATCTTCCATGGTCGCATTGACCCACGAGACTCGGACGGCATTGAAGCCCGCCGACTTGATGGCGAGCAAAGACGCGGCGGGGCTGTCGAAGCCCTGGTTCCATCCGACGCTTGCTATCCGGACCTGAGACCCTTCTGAGCTGACGTACTGATTCCCCTTGGTTGACAGATATCCGGCCGGGAGGAGGGCCGGATTTGCAGGGCCGGGGACGCTAGGCAGGTTTGCCGTGCACGTGGCCCGGGCGGCAGTGACCGCCGGCATGAGCTTGGTTGTGTCATTGCTGCTGCCGGTGTTGGCGGGGACTTTTTGGCCGTTCACCTCGCCCATGACGGACGAGATCTGAGTCCCATTCTTGTAGGCGTCCCCCCAGGTGCCGTGCCCTGCTCCAGGGATCTCCGTGTACGAGAAATTAGCGCACCCGGAGAGCGCCGATACCACCCGCTGGTCGAACTGAACCGGCACCGTCGGGTCCGCCCCCCCGTGTTGGATGGAGAGCGGAACGCCGCACAGGGTTTTCTTGAGCACTTCCGGAGAGTCGATTTGATCCCCCCCGTCATAGGCCACGCCGCCGGTGAAAATGTGCTGGCCGGAAAGGCCATTCGGTCCGAAGTTGACCAGCGCCGACTCAGTTCCATAGCCGCCCATGCTACCGCCGGTTGCTATGACATCCTTGGAGTTCGTCGGATACTTGGACATCACCGACTGGACGATGGCCACGGCCTGCTGCATCCCGCTGGACACCCCAGGCTGCACCCCGCCCCAGTTGTTCGTCGCACTGCTGTTAAGCAATTCCGGCGCAACCACGATCGTGTGTGGATGGGCCGCCATGAATGATTCGCCGAAGTAGTTCTGGAGGTCACTGGTTACGTCGGAGGGTGTGGCTCCCAGGAAGTGGAAATAGGTGACCACCTGGCAGGGCGAAGTCTGCGAACACCCGTCGTTCGGAAGCTCAATCTGGTAGGGCATTCCGCCCAAGGATCCTTGCTCGATGCTCGCGGCAATCGCTGCGCTTGAGGATGCTGCAAGAGATGCGAGCACAAGGCTCGCCCTCCATCTCATCAGCATGGGACCCGGGCCCGGATCTGGTGGAAAGCGTCTGACATCACCAGTCCAAGCGCCGCTGAAAGCAGCACGAACAAAAGCGCAAGAAAAAGTGGCGCAGAGTAGGAGAGTGCGTCGTTAGGAGTTGACAATGACGACACAGCCGACACGACGACACCCGCAATAAACGCGCAAAAGCCGATTGCTAAACAACGGCCCGCGAACGCCGCCCAACTCCACCCGCTTCGGACGTTGAGTCGCCGGGGGAGCAGGGTCACCATCAAGGCTGCGATAAGGGCGAGCGTGATACCGAAGAATATCATCCCGCCTTCAATGCTCTTGCTGAATCGCTGGTAATCCTGCGCCACCTGGCAGGCTGTGCCTTCCGCGGTGAAGTCATACGTTTTTGGGCTTGCGTCCGGGTGGTTTGGCAGGGGCTGCTGCGACCACGTGCCGCATTCACTCCTGAGAGTATTCAGGGCTGCGACGACCGCCTCTGGAGGTGGGGAGAGGTGAGCCATCGGTGGCGTCGGGGTGGCCTCGACTGGAGTCTTTGTCATGCGTGCTAGCTCCTCTTTTAGGCTGCTTCGAGTCTTGTTGGATCGGGGTTCACAAGGGCGAGCATCTCCGGCCGTCGGTAGTAGTACGGCACGCCCAAGCGGGCTGGGTGCTGACCCTTGATGATCAGCATCGCCTCATCGCCCCGGAAGCCAGTCCGTATCTGCGATGGGTCGGCCAAGGCGACTTTGGTCAGTGCGAGATTGCTGGTCCGGCCCCGTGTGGCGCTCGAGGGCGAGAGAGCGGACCAGGGCCGACTGGTCGAGTCCCCTTGGGAAGGGGCAAGGCCAGTGTAGGAACCGGACAACTCCGACAACTCCTTTGCCGTCTCGAGGTCATCGACGCGCAGGTACATTCGCCATGATGCGCTGGCGAACCACGCCTTCTTGCCGGACTTGCTGCCAGACCTCCCCCAGACCTCTTCGATTTGCTGCTCGGACTGCCACATCGGAAACAGGGGCATGTTGTACTTTCGACCCTCATCCCTCACGATCTCCAGGATCGCCATGTACTTCAGCTGGTACATCTCATCGATGATGACCGGGACCGGAGTGGTGACGCGCCCTTTTGCTGCCATGACGGCGCGCATCAGAGTTCCGATAGCCACGCGAGCAACTGACGGGTCGGACTGGAGATCGTTGGTATCGAACTGGGTGTAGACCGTGCATTTGCCGCGGCACAACTCGCTGGGATCGAATGAATCTTCCGACAGAAGGTCCGCAAATGTCGGGATCGACAACCATTCGGTATCGGCTGTTTGCTGCCCGAGCACGCCAGACAGCGACTCAGGATGGGTTTCCATCAACTCGCCGGCGACCTCGCGGGCATAATCGCTGCTGCTTTTTGCATAGATCCTGGCGAGCACGTCCTTAGCCTCGCGCTGCGGGATCACCAACCGGCGCCGCCATTCCCGGAGCGTCTTTTGCTTGGCTGGCAGAGAAGGGTCATAGAGCAGGTCCGCAAGCACGGCTGCTCCGAACTGCAGGGCCTTCGGCTTGAAGAACCGGTCTTTATCGCCGGCGTCTGCTTTCAGCGGCTTGCTGGCGTCATGGACGATGTTCTTGATTAAGAGCGGCGCTGTGCGTGACGTGATGTCAATGTGGTGCAGAGCATTGAAGGCCACGGTTGGAGTGCGGCCGTCTATGACAACCACGGTATGCCCCAGGGATTCCCGGAAGTCCCTGGTCATTTCGGACACAGCCCCGGAGGGATCATTCACGATCATCGATCCTCGGTAGCTCAGGCAAGCGGGAACCGTGAAAGCGGCCGTCTTTCCTGATCCTGACCCTGCGATTACGATCCCCATGTTAGCCCGCCCGCGCGTGAGGGGATCCTTCAGCAACTCGGCCGTGCCACCCTTCCCCCATGTGCTCGGGTCAAGCTCGTCAAACACCCGGCCAGCTGACCGATCCTTGTCGACGCGGTAGAGCTCCGCAATCGGGATGTAGCCGAGCTCCTCATCGGGCTGCCGGAAAGCTTGCTTGGCTTCGTGTGGCTCAAGCCACCTGGCGCTGCCATGCAATGACGAGTTCGCCCGGCGAACTTCGTGTGGTGCCTCCTCAGGATTCGTCTGCTCTCGCAGGTCGGGTTTTCGTCGAGTGAAGAGGACCAGAGCGAGCCCACCTGCCATGACCACCGCAATTGGCAGGCCAGCGAAGGCCCCAAGCTTGGAGGACCAGAGAACATCCGCATCGCGCGGATAGTACCACCGGTAATAGGCCCAGCCGAAGCACCAGCCCCACCACGGCAATCTCACCGCTTTCAAGCCGAACAGGAGGACGACGGTTACGACGGACGCGATGGCCTCCGCAAAAAGGAGCGGAATTCCGATCCAGGCGACCATGGCGAGTAGGATGCGAACGGGACGCCGCATCAGCGGAACCCTTCGGTTTTCATCCGATGATGAAACCCGCGATGCCACCTATTGAATCGGCAGATCATCCAGATGAACGCGAGGAATGGAAGGGCAAACACCGCCACAACGATTATCTCGGTCAGGCCAGGGCTCGCTTCGTCGGCGAACCGTGGAAGGTTGAACACGATGATCCCAAGCAAGGCCAAGCCAACGATAGCGTTCTTCATGCTGCTTCCCTCTCGTGAAAAACCGTTGGAGCGCTGGAGTATCGATCCTTGAGTTCCGGATCGTAGAGAACCTCCTTGATGTAGCGACGGTTATCTCCGTCCCTCACGCAATACGCGATGACATCGATGGAGCGGTATAAGGATGCCATGATGTCCGCGTCGGCCATGTGCATGCCGCGAGGATGCTTCTTCACCAAGCCGCGGATGCGATCTCTGGTCTGTTGCGCGCTGCCGGCATGGACTGAGGTCATGCCGGAGTGTCCTGACTCGAGCACGTAGAGATATGAGTAGGCCGCCTCATCGCGCAGCTCTTGATTGATGATCCAGTTCATCCCCAACCGCATCCCCGCCTCGACCAAGTCCTCCGCCTTGATATTTGCCGCGCTCTGACCTCCCTTCGAGTAGAAGAGATGGACGATGTTAGGGTGAGGCATGTTTACCAGCTCGTGCGTATCCTCCACCGTCACGATCCTTGATGTCTTGGGAATTGCATCTGTGAAGAATCGCATGTTGTGCGTCTTCCCAGTCCCGACGGACCCAGAGAACACGACGTTCATGCCGGCCCCAATCGCCGCCTCGATCAGCAGCCGGAATCGCCCTTCCTTGTAGAGCTTCTCCATCTCCCTCCGGACGCCATCGTCAGTTGACCCAGCACGCTTCGTGTTGTCGAAGACCCCGGTCCTTTCCAGATCGTCAGGTGTGCCGGTTACAGCCTTCGGCTTCCTGATCGAAAAAACGATCGTGCCATCCATCGTTGCAGAGGGCATCGCAATCGTCACACGGTGGTTCCCAGGCAACCTGGTCCCGACCAGCGGATTGGTCGCTGTGATGTCCTGGTGCGTGTAGGCCGCAGCAGCGACTGCTAGATCCTCGAGGTCACGGAACGTGTAAGGGAGAGTGATCTGCTCCATCCCCCTACCGATGTCGATGAACGTTTTCTTTTCTCCAACCCCGTTGATGTGGAAGTCGGTCATCTCCGGATGATCGAGAATCTCCTGCACGGGCGTGAGCATGTGCTTGATGAGGCTCTCGAGAGCTTCCTTTTCGCGCATCAGCGGCCTCCGGCTAGTTCGTTGCGATAGAAATTGGAGAGGTCGATGTAGTGGTTGACGTAGATGGTGATCGGATAGCCTGGCCCTCGGTATCCTGTGACTGGGATGTTGATGTCGTGCTGAAAGGCTATGCTCGCCAAGCTCTGGGTAGAGTTCCCGACCGATCCAAAATAGGTGTTCCCGTTGTTGCCGTGCGACAAAGCCGACTGGAGGATCGAGCTTCCGTTCTCCACTCCGGCGAGCATTGCCGCCTGCTTGAGGCGCTGCCAGGTGTGCTCGTTCACATCCACAGGCACACCGTTCTGACCATTTGGGCCAGCCCCGAGCGCCCCATCGAGTGGGATGGGCAGGAAGTCCGGCCCAGGCGTAAGGGCGTCGGTTGCCACAATGACCGCGCGGTCCTGCCCAAGACCAAGCCCCCGCTCGATCTGCAAATTAATCTGGGTCCCTGCGGGGAGAAGCCTCTTGTTGTTGTTGTCCATGCTGGGGACGTCGTAATCCACCAAGCAGTAGAGCGGTCCAGGCAACTGGGTATCGATGGGCATCGGCGGGGTGCATGAGATCAGCTCGCCCTTCCTGAGCGTGAAGCTCGGCGGGAACCGACGGAACTTCGGCTTCGTGTCAGCGACGCGCGTGGTCTGCATCGACTGGGCGTAAGCCGAGTCCTGTTTTCCATCTGCTCCGTCTGATGATGGCTTTCCGTCCGTCCCTGGGGAGCCTGGCTTCTGCTCAACGGCCCACAGCAATTGCTCGGCCTTCGGATTGACGTAGCTCGAGACTGGGGCCACTCCGGGATCTGAGTTCTGGCCGCTCGGAGGTGGCATGTCCGGCTTGGGCTTCGGATCAGTTTGCGTCTTCGGAGGCTCGCTGTGCGCCACCGACGCTGGCGGTGCGGTCGGCTCTCTCAGCTGCGCACCCAAATCGAAAGACTGACGTGGCTGGTCGGATGCAATCTCGACCGGAGCGTTTGGCGCGAGAAAGAACCAGTACCCGAATGCGAGCATCAACAACACCACCAACGCCACGGCGGCGACTTTTACCCACAGCGGCGTTCCAGACCGCCCTCGGGCCACCGGCGAAAAGCGCTGCTGAGTTGCACTCACGCTGTCATTCCCCCCTGTTTCGGACCAAAAGGACGTTAGGCGATGTCGTTCCAGTCCCAGGGTCGGCCCCGTCCTGAGAGTAGGCTTCGTTGTACAACGCGCAGGACTTCTGCCCGCGGGTCAGAAGGATCTTGGGATAGACGTTCGGCAGAACGTACTGCGTCTGCCCGCCTTGAACAGTCACGCCCGTGGGCGTCACAACGGTGGGGTCCTGATCGCCGGGGTAGAACACGCTCATGACCGGGCGGGGCATCCGAGACGGGAACACCATGTACGTGGACTGGCCATCGTCTGACACCCAGCGAGTGTGGTGCGGGATCAGGTAAACGCAGCTTTCGCCTTGCTTGTCGTAGTTCCAGTTTTTCGGCGCTTCGTTCTGAGCCTGGGCAAACCTCGTCCCGATCTTCTGGGCCTTGATCTCGGATGACCTAATGCTCGCCGCGGCGACGGCGGCCGGCGACGGTTCTTTCGGATAAACCATCTGGATTTCGACATAGGCCCCCTTGTCTTCGGGGTCGTCGATGCTGCCGGGTCTTTGCCGCAGCTCCACAACCATCTGGTAAGGCCTGCCTTCATAGGCGGTGGTCAGATACATGATGCTGGTGGGGAGGCCCTTGGCGAGGGGCTGCATCACGATCGAATTGCTGATGATGTCAGCGTACCAGCCCGATTTTGCCTTCTTCTGATCCGTCTCGACGTTCGTCCCTACGGCATTCACAACCGATTCGCCGGGCCGAAACACTATCCTGACTGGGTTCAGGTCTGTCGCCGTCACGCGCATAGGGACGAGCGTGCTGAACTTGAACGTCCGGATGCGCGAGTCTTCCTTCCCTGGAGTAGGCTCATGCGGATCGGGCGCGCTAGCAGGCGCCGTGTCGGCGCGTGCCGCTCCCGCCAGCATGGTTGTAGCGAGCAGAGCAGCAGCAATGATTTTCATGTGTTGCATGGAACCTCTCGCGGATTCAGCGGGTCGACCCACTTGTCGAAGGACACGAAGATGATGCCGAGTGGATCGAACCCGACGCGCTCGCCGATCGGGATTAGGTCAGCCTTGTCTTCCCGGAACGTGATCCGCCCCTGGAAGTGCTGACACACGGCGCTTCCATCCGCTCTACGCGTGCGGACCAGGAAGCTCACATCAGCCGCGTTCGGTGCCGCCTTGGGCCTGAACACCTCGATGGCAGGAACATCTTGCGTGACGTTTGGCCCGAGGCGCTTGTCTCGATTGTTGGGCTCGGAGTCCTTGAACTCTTTCTGATACTGAGCTTGCAACGCTTCGCCAGCGGTCATCACTGAGACGATGTGATAGTCGGACTGATTATGGCGCCAGGCGTAGGCCATGAACGACTGGACGAACCTGATGACGGTGGAACGGCGAACCGTTTCCTTGAGCCCGACGCTCAGGTCGTCTTTCTCCGTCACCGTATAGGTGCCGTCAGCACTGAAGCCCGCCAAGTAAACCCGGTCCCGCGGAACCGGCCGATCATGCATGATGATGCCGGCGCCGAGCGCGTAGCATCCGAACACCGCGGCACAGGCCCATGGCGCGACGTTCTTTGTTAGGTCCCACCACCAACGCCGGTTTTCCTGCCGCTGGTTCTCAGCCAGGATCTCCCTGATTTCGTCGCTTGCCTCGCCACGCTCAACCAGCGCAGAGGGAGGCACCATCTCGACCATGTCGTTCATTGATACAGAACCGACGTCCGGAATTCTGAGGGCTGCACCGCCGCCTTTGGAGCCGGTTGCGGAGCAGTGATGACTGGATCCTCGTTGGCAGGTGTGAGTGGTCCTGTTGGCATTGGAGCCGCCCCATATTTGTCGGAGGCGCACGCTCCCAACGCCAGCGCGAGGGCCAGCGCGACAATCGCTTTCCGCATGACTTCTCCCTAGTGGTATGTCGCAGAGATCGCCGGCGGGGGCGGGGGCGGCAGTGCTGCCGCCCTACTGCCGCCGACCTCTGATCTAGCCAAAGCGAGCTCGTATTTCCCCGCGCCGCCCCCCATGCCGGGAAACGGCGGGATCTTCTCCAGCGCCCGGCCCGCCAAACTGCCCATTCCGAAGAGCGCGGCTACCGCCGGCAAGGCGCTGGATGTGACGCCCGTCCCGAGCGAGTAAGCGACCGCTGGTAGGGCATACATTGCGAAAGCGCCCATGCAGAACCAGACCACCATGCTCAGCAAGCCCTGGATCATCATGGGGAGGCCAGTCCCCGGCTGCGTCATGTGATCCATGAACTGCTGGTCGCCGGTGAGTACGAGCTGGACGACAACCACCACCGCCACTTGGAGGAAGAGGAGAGAGGTGACCTTCCCCAGCCAGCGCTCGAGGATCTGAGAGGTTGCTGGGATCGGGTAAAGAGCAATCGCGATCACCCCGAGCACCAGCACGACCGACAGGATGAAGCGGCCGAACAGGTAGACTAGAGCCATAGCGATCAAGGCAATGCCGCTGCCGATCTCGGTCAGGATCACAGCCAGCTGGGGCCCGAAGTCCCACATCGAGGCGCCGCGCAGAACGTTCGCGCACGCAGCGATCATCAGGTCCCACACCTGATCGAACACGGCCGCCGTTCCCTTGACTCCTCCCGCGACGAACGCCCCAGCGCCGCCTCTCGCGACGACAGCTGTTCCTAGCGCGGTCGGGATCCCCTCGTAGAAGAAGTCCCTCACGACCCGCGTGTAGACGTCCTGATTGGTGGCTATCCATAACGCGAAGCCGATCTTCGCCAGCTCAAGGATGTACTCTCCAGCGCTTTTTGCCTGGCCCTGGGCGAGCTTTATGCCTTCGATGATGTAGTAGACCGAGACGCACAGAAGCATCGGACGAAGAGCATAGTCGACCAGGCCGCCGATGCTCACGTCCATGGACGTCGTCATCATAGCGTCCATGTTGGCTAGCCAACTTCCGATAGGCGAAATCACCGGAGGTTCTCCGCCATCTGTGCGGCCCTGCACTCACTTCTGGTCGGACCGATTTGACTGCTCGGATTGGCGCACTCGCGGAGAACCGCGGCCCGGGCGATGGGGAATTGAGTGAAGTAGGACGGGCTGTGAATGCTCGCCGCGCTAAACTCCCGGGCGTGCGCCTTGCTCTTCGCGGACGCCTCGACCAGCCAATACGAAGCCGCACGGGCGTTCTGACACTCGACTTCCGCGACCGTGCGCGATCCGGCACGGCATGCACTCATGGTCTGCAGGTCAGACGGATGAGTTATGAACCACGCCACCGAACGAGGGCCATCCTGCGCCGATGCGCTTGCTGCCACCCCAGTCAGGATAGCGGCAGCCCAAAGTGCTTTACTGAGCCTGAGTGACATCATCGCTCACCAACTCCACCTGTCCGCTGGCTGCTCGGTTCGCAGCCGCTTTTGCCGTTGCATAGAGCGTGTCCGCCCCCTGCATCCAAGCCTGATCCTGGACCGCGCGCTCGCGCCGCTCTTCCGCTTGGGAGTAGAGCTGCAGGGCCAGCAACTGATTGGTCTGGGAGGTCTGCGCGAGCTGCTGCCCAGCTACCGTTGTGCCGGCGTCAACCGCGTCCTTGACGTCGCGCGTGGCCGCAGTCGCGGAAAGCAGACCGGGGATCATCTGCTGCCGCTCAGCTGTAGAGTCCATCATCTGCTTGCTCAGCGCGAGCTGCCCGGCGATCGAGCGCGCCGTGCTCATGTTCAGCATCGACCGGAAGTCGCTACCGTTCGGGACATAGTAGTTCGTCATACCCTGGGCCTGCTGGTATAGGCCGCTGATCTTGCCCCCGAGTTGGCCCAGCTGCTCAGCGCCGCCCAGCGTGTTCGCGAGCGCTCCTGAGTCCAACCCAAGCGGCTGGAGTAGTTCGCTGGTCATCAGGCCGGGAGCCAAGCGGTCAAGCGCCATGAAGTTGCCGTGCATGACGCTGTTCACGGTCGCCGCAGTGTTGAGGACCGTCTCTGCCGTGTTGACGGCAGTCATGCCTTCCTTGACCAGCGTTCCGAGACCGGTGCTGTTCAGAGTTGCATCGAAGACTGCCATTTGCGCGTGCGCCGAACTGGCACTGATGGCGAGCGCGACCCCCACATACAAACCGAGCTTCTTCATGCTGCTTCTGCCTCCTCCAAACGTTGCCGAGGGTTCTTGGCGACGAGGGGGGCCAGCCGCTGATAATGCGGCACCCACTTCTCTGGCTCGTCGCCATGCTTTCGCTTGAGGTCGAGCATGAGCTCGTAGGTGGACCTCCTGCCCGAGACCACAGCCACCATGTCAGGCCTCCGGCTGAGGTCGAACCGAGCGATGAATGACTCGCTAGGCCTCTTCACCAGGAACTGGTGCCGCCCGGTCGCCGAGAGCCTCTCCCTTACCCACAGGAACTCGGTCTCGGTCAGACCCAGGCCGTCGATCAGATCCTCCCGGGAGGCTGATGCATCCGCCGCAAAGATCTTCGTCGGTATCTGCTGGCGGTAGGTGTGGCTGTTGGCACTGTTCAGCACATCCCGGGCGCTTTGCGTGCCCAAGATAACGACCCCTTCGTTCTTACGGATCGTCTTGAGCTGGTCGTTGTTGTCCTCGGCAAAGGCCGGATTGCGATCCAGGTTCCAGAACTCGTCGGCCAACAGGACGATCGGCTGGCCGTTGATCAGCTGCCGGGTGCGATAGAAGATGTACGAGAGGATCGGGCTGCAGACTTCCTCGTTCTTCAGCAACGCCGTGGTGTCGTAGCCGACCATCCGCTTGCTGGTGTCCAGCCCATCCTGGAGCCCGTCCAGCGCCCACCCTAGCCGCTCGCCACGGCACCACTTCCGCAGCCTCGCGCGGGCTCCAGCCCCCTCACTCTGGCCGAGCATTGCCGCGATACCTGCCATCTCCCTCATCTTCGGAGGCAGCTGCATCTGCAACGCCACCGCCCGAGGAAGCCGTTCCTCCTCCTGGGAGCTGAGTTCCCCCTGATTGTCCCACATGATCAGCATGCGGATGAGTTTGGTGAGGTAGTTCACAGCGTCTGGCGTGTTCGGGAGGGCGCGGAGAGGGGCTAGGCAGGGCTCGCCGTCCCCAAGAACAGCATGGGACCCGCCGCAGGCATGGATTAGCGGCGCCAGCCCGAAGTCTTTGTCCACGATGACGACCCGCGCACCCTGCCGCTCCGACAGCAACGCCAGGGCGCCTAGGGCTGTCGTCTTGCCACTCGCGGATGGCCCGATCATCAGGCAGCTACCGAGATCCTCCGCGGGGATCTGTGCGGATCCCTGAACATGGAAGTGGAAGGGGTACTCGGTGTCCTGGGTGGTCCGTAAATTGATGATCGGAGCCCCCCAACGCCCCTCGAACTGCCCCCGCGGCACGTTGTGCATAGCGGCCATCGAGCAGAATACGGTGCTGGTCATCGGGATGGGGCGAGTGCGCCACCTGGCGTTCCCGGGTAGCTGAGCGTAGTAGGCCGGCTTCAGCCCCTCGTCCTCGCGCGTGACGTTCAGGCCAGCGTTGGAAAGGGTAGTTTCCGCGTCGATGGCCTTGCGGTCCAGATCTTCGAGGCTCTCGTGGCTGAACACCGCGACCGAGAGGTGGTGCTTACCCATCACCTGCCGATTTGCCGCCACATGCTTGCGGGTATCGACGACTCCCCTCAGATCTTCCTCTGCCAGATCATTGCCCGAGGTCATCATCCGGACCTTTTTCGTCAGATCCGAAATGGACACCGATTGGCGGCGGAACGCGTAGGAGTTCGTGATCGTCAGCCCGAACGGGACTGCCCGCATTGCGTCCATCATCGTTGCTGGCGCTTCTGTGGGATAGTTCAGCATGCCGAGCATGCTTGCGAACACGTGCGAAGTCGCCCCACGCGACAAGCTAAGGGCACGGTCCCCAAAGTCCGTTGCATACGGCAGGATGTTGTAGGACGACCGTCCCCTGGAAACCGGGATCTGCCGCGCGAAGTTGTTCATGATGATGTGGTAGGCTTCATCGATCTCCGAGAACCACACACCATGGCGCTTCTCCAGGCCAAGTCGCCGGCAGCCGAAGTTGCTATTCAACGCCCCATGGATGCGCTCAACGGTGTCCTGAAAGTCGTCAAGGAACATCCGCTCGGCATACGGCACCGGGTAGCGAGATAGAGGATTCCTAGACCGCATCGCTGCGCGGCTTGCCCGGAACAGGCCCTTGAGCCCAGACTTCAGACCAGCGTCCGCGCGCCGAAAGACGGTGAACCACAGGTCATTCTGGAATAGATTCTTACCGAGACATTCGGTGTACGCTTGATCGAAGCGTGATGCGAACCATCCAGAGCACTCCGGAAGCGGCGTCATTCTAGCTTGGCGGACGCGAGTGAAATGCCCCCACCACTCATAGTCGCGCTTTCCGAATCTGATGCAGATGTCGTTGAAGATGGCATGCGCCTGGTCGATCTGCGAACCGGCAGCTAGGTCCGCGCTGATCCCAGACACCCGGAACGTCGCGTAGAGACCACCCTTGTCGGTGATACCAGTGTTCTGGGTCCACGGGCCGACCAGCGGAGCGAAACGCTTCTCAACCATCGAGCATACCCTGAATTCGCTTGTTTGGCGGGAGGGCAGGGACCACGTGCGCCCCACCCCGCCGCCTCGAGAAAAAGACGCCGCTTATTATGGCGAGCGCAACGCATCGCGCCCGGAACTCATCCTCTCCAGTGATTTCACGCGAAACGTAAGCCAGCGCTGGGATTAGCGCGACCCACAGAAAATTCCGCGACACGATGACAAAGAGGACCGGTATCCCAAGCACCCAAAGGATGTGCCAGACAGGGATATTCAGCCCCGACATCATGGCAGCGCGGGCCATTGCACGCGGCACCGGATGTCGAATCACTTCATCCCTTGAGTCTGGCACATCAGCCTCCTTGGGCTTGGGTTAGAGAGAAAGGATGCCGCCGCCGCCGGCGCCGTAGTGCTGCATGATCGCCGGGCCACCGAAGGCGAGGGCGAGACCACCAAGAAGTCCAAAGATGTGCGGGCCGAAGTGCCTTCCATCGATGGCAGCGTGGACGCCCTTCCAGACGAAGATCCCTGAAATCATGATCCCGGCCAGTGTCAGTCCGTACTGGACTAGGTTCGCAAGACCGGTCTCCGGATCGACCGACCCAGCAAAAGCTGGGAGGGCCTGAGGTATCAGGATTGCGGCAAGCACAAGAACTGTGACCCTACGTTCGTTCATTCGTCCCTCGTGATTGGCAGTTGAATAAGCCCCGAGCCCCGCGCGATCTGAGCTTCGTCATGCGGCGTATCTGAAGCCGCACGGGGACGCTGAGGCTCCCCATGGGCCACGTCCTTCAACCCGGGCGCGGGCGCGGGCAGGTCTTTGATGGAAGGAACGTACGCCGCCAGCCGCCACACGCTCGCTGCGTATGCGCGGCCAACCTCATTATCCTTGCCGGTGTGGTATCGGCTGAGGGAGCAGCCCAGCACGTCAGCCTTCTGGTTGGCCGCCAAGCCATTACGGCCGCCGCAGGCCTGGTAGGCATCCCCTAAGATGCGCACGCCAGCGGCGATGTTCGCCTTTGTGTCAAAGGCGGTCGACAGAGTGAGGCCGTAAGCCGTCCAGTTGCGGCTATTGACCTGCATGGGCCCGACATCGATGGACTGGCATGCCCTCAGCAGCTCAGCTGCAATAGCGATCGCTCGGGCCTCAGTGTCAGGGAAGAATGACCGGCCCCCGCAGTTGTCGCTGATCGCGTAGGGGCTGACCGTCGCGCAGCGCGCGTTCCTAAAGCCGCTCTCCTTGCACGCAATGGCGGCGATCGTGTCGGGAGCCGACGTCGGATCGATCTGCAGCGCTATGCTTAGTATCGCGGCAAGCGGCATAGCCGCCATGAGATCATCTCCTCTCGCGCTGATCACGGAGGAGATAATGCCCTTATAGTGAACTCAACGCAATCGGAATATCACTATACGGATGGAAATTTTATCAGCTTCGGGATACTTGGAACGATCACTCGTTCCTTTTTATGGGGGAGGCCACGCCGGCTATCACCCGTGTGATGGGATCATAGAGTGCGACCTGCTGACCCAGTGACGCGGCTGACGCTTGCGCTGCCACGAAGGCAGCGCCAGGCGGAAATTCCATCGCAAGTCGCCCCTCTTTAAGGGGCAACTGGCCAGATGTCTGAATCGCTAAGGGTGCCTCGGAGTGCGAGTTCGCCGCGGCCGCCTCGTCGGCTATAGCCGGACCGGTAAGTAGGCCAATCATGGTCGATCCGACCGCTCGAGCTAGATCCTCAGCGGTTCTGAACGTGAGATTTCGCCTCCCGCTCTCAATGTACCACTCTGAGGTTTTCCCTATGCCCGCCTTGTCGGCGACCTCGGACTGGCTTAGTCCCAGTCGTAGGCGCGCGGCGCGCAGGTTAGCTCCGAAGATTTTCGAGGCTTCAAGGGGCATGCCATCGTCAGCGGCATCCGGCTCGTCGGACTGTCCTTTCCTAGTCACGCAGCGCGTCCAGGAAACCGCTTGGAACGAACCTTCACCCTTCCAACCTCACCCCGATTCGGGTGAAAGCTGTGACATTTTATGGGTATAAACGTCAACTCTTCCGACGTTTGTTGGCACACTGTATGGAATCCATTCTTCGTTAACTGAGTGAAGCGTTCCGTACCGCGCGTGCAATTTCGGAGCCCGTGTATCGACCCGCTGGCAGGCGGAGCAGGATCTTCTCCGCGATCAAGCCAGCTCTCGCGACGCAGATCGGGCAGGGCGGCATCCCACGCTCGCTGTTCTCACATATGGACGCGGCAGCTGCGACGAGCGGCTCCCTGGTCAGGTCTTTGAGGCGGTCCATTAGGCTGCTCATCCTCGATGATTGCCGCCACTCGTAAAGAAGGCCGCGCAGGTTCGTCCCGCGCGGCCCTTCACGATTGCGTGCTCGCTCTATCTCCCTCGCTTCCCCCGCTTGCGACCCAGGCCAGAGGCGATCGCCAGATCCGAGCGGACCCTCGAGTAATCCTCCGACGTGAGGGGGGAGTTGGAGGGGAGGCCGTACCGCGCACGGTACTCGTCCGGGGATAGGTCGTGCTCCGTGAGCAGGTGCCTTTTCAGCATCTGCAGGCGGCGCCCACAAACGAGACAGGCTACCCCTTCTTTGGTGCTCATCTCCGATATCGGGACGGCCGGTTCCGCCACGCGCTGAGGAGAAGCGAGGTCCTGCAAATCATCCAGCCGACCACCTCCAGTCCTGATGCGGGATGCAGCCGTCTCGCATCTCAGTAACGCTGAATACACACTCACGATCAGCTCCGCCGGGTTATGCGTTGGCGGGCTGTGCAAGGCGTAGCTGGACACGATTGCGGTCGTGGCCGAGAGGATGTTGTGTTCCACCATTCTGGGTCCTTTGCTTATAGAGCGGTAATCACCACTGCCGCTCTTCTGGTGAGGCAACCGAGAGTGCGATCGCAACTGGCTGCACCCACACGGGGCGGCTCGATAGCAGGAAGGTTTCGCCCGACCATGCGGCGAGGAGTGTCTCCCCGATCGTCTCAGCGATGCCCCGGGCTGCGTCAGCGGGGACTGCGTTGCCGATGCGCTCCCGCCAGTCCTGGTCTGATGAGCCAGCCAGCTGCAACGTCTCCCCGGGGCTTACGAGGCTCTGCAGGGCCGCTAGCTCCAGGGTGGTGAACGGCCGGTGCCACGTGCCATCCAGCGCCTCGATGACGCACACCAGACGGTCCGTGGTGGCAGGGAGCCTGGGGTCTGCCACTGCCCAGCGCCCGTTGTCATGGCAGGCCGCCGCCGAGACCGCGCCGCTCGGCTCGTTCCAGCCAACGACCCCGTAGTGGCCGGCCGTGAGGTAGGCATCCCCTTTCTCGCGGCTCAGCCCGGCCGGCCTGGGATCTGCGACGGCGAAGGCGCCGTGTCCCGTCGTGCTGGAGCTGATGACCGTGCCTGCCGGATCGTCCCATCCGGAGACCGGGTATTTGCCCTTGCCACCATACGAACTGGTGGCGCGGGGGTCAGCCACGCATAGACCGCCGTCTGACGGCTGAGCTCGACCAATCACCGTCCGCGAATGCTGGTCCCATCCCTGCACCCGATAGATGTTCTCGAACTGACGGTTGTTCTTCGGCCGCGGATCAGCGACAGCGAGCCCACCGGCGGTCGGACCGGTCCCGGCAGTCACCGCCGGGGATGCCTCGCCCCAAGGCACGATCCTGAAGCAGTTGTTGTGCTTGGCCGGCCCCGTGTGGCGCGGGTCGGCAACCGCGTATCGCCCCTGTCCTGGAGCCTGCTGTCCGGCGATCGTGTGCGAGGTTTGATCCCAACGGGTGACGCCGTACTGCTGACCGTCCTTCCACCGATCCGAGGCAGCGAACCTCGGGTCGGCAACACTGAACGTGCCATTCGTCGGAAGGCTCTTCCCAGCTACGGTGCCGGCGGCATCCTCCCAACGCTTCACCCCGAGCCCCCCGCCACGCATCTCGGGGACGATCAGGTAATCGCGGAGATGCCCATTCTCGACCGCGAGCTTGTTCAGGGAGCGCCAGTCCGAACCGGCCTCCACGAACGCGAGACGAACCCAGGTCTGCCATTGCAGCGCGGGCACGCGGTGCATCGGGCCCGCGGCGGGATCTCCGGGGAAGGGCATCGCTCCAAGCACCTCGCCGACCCCGCGGAGCCGGTGCTTGGTCGGCTGGAAGAGGAGCGGCGGGATCTTCGCCATGTGCCGCGCAATCAGAAGGAACCGCTTCCGGCTCTGCGCCAAGCCGCCGATCTCACCACAGTCATGGGTTGTTTCAGCTACCCGATACCCATAGGCCTCGAGTAGCTGAACGATTTGGTCGAGCAGGTGGCGACCGCGCGTCGCGATGCGCGGCACGTTCTCGAGTAGGAACAGCTCAATTGGATCGTCCTTGTAGGCCTCCAGCATCAGCCATACGCCGCGCACCGTGAGCCGGTTCAGGGCCTGATATTTCGTGGTCTTGCTCTTCGCTTCGGAAAGCAGCCCGCTCAGGCCTTTGCACGGCGGAGACGCAAATACGACGTGCGGGCGCTTGTTCTGGAAGGCACGATGAAGGTCAGCCGGGCCCGCCGGCCTCCACCCTGACGGAGGCTTGCACCCATAGAACTCGCGGTATTGCTCTTCGTCGAAAAGATCGAGGACAGTGCCCTTCACCCCGGCCAACTGCTCGAAGTCAGCGATAGCCCCCGGATCGACGTCGATACCCCCTAGGCACTCGAATCGGCCTAGCAGGTTGCCCATCCGTGGCTGGGCGCCGTTGAACCCTTTGGCGCCGCCGCCCAATCCGCAGAACAGGTGCGCGTGATAGATCGTGCGAACGCTGCTGATGATCCCTGTGCTGATCGAATTCATCAACGCGCGCCCCGGACCTGATCTGTGGGGCCGGCCTTCTTGTCCCGGTTTTGGCGCGCCATCTGCTCGGCGATGTCGCCGTGCAGCGGCGGGTTATGCGGCGCCAGGAACGGCATCGTTTTCCCGATGCGCTCCGGTGAGGCGAGATCCTCGACCAGACCCCGATACACCGTTTCGCGCATGAACTTTCGGAGCGCGACGATTTCGCGGTCCACCTCCTGGCTGGACAGAAATTCGGCGACAGCCGCAGGATCGGGCAGCTCGTCCACCCTCTGCACGATCCTGCGGCGGAGCGACTCCGCGTTGGCGATCTGCTCGGCGGTTGGCAGAGGCGGCTTCTGCTGAGACTGGGAGCCGGCACCCCTTGTGGCGGCACTCGCAATCTGGTCGAGCTTGTTGCCTTGCTGGCGGTCCGATCGCTGTTGGCCGGACGCCTGTTGCTGGCCGGACGGCTGTTGCCGGCCTTGTGGCTGGTCGCTACTGACATTGCCGTCGAAGTCGGGATCGGTTGACGGATCATCGCCGGCCGGGATCGAGAACCTATTCTTGGTCCAATCCTTCAGCGCCAGAACCCGGGCCTTGGATAGAGCCTTGTCGTCTGCCTTGCCGCGCTCGGATATCGCGTTGGTCAAGACCGTCACGCGTTCGAAGGGCCCCTTTTGGCCACTCTGGTGCACAACCTGGAACCAGTAGGTGACCCTCAGAAGCGGGCCGCTCGGCTGGATCTCGTCCTCATGCTGCACGTATGAAAGGCCGTGCCCGCCGAGGAGGCGGGCTACATGCTCCCTGATGTCGTCAGCGGTCGCGTAGTCATAGTTGAAGAACTTGTTGTGTCCGCGCTTTTCCACCCACTTCATCTCAGCGAGCACATCGGCCACAGCCTTGTTGAGCTCGGGTGTATGCTCCCCCTGCTCCTCCAGGTAACGCGGCGGCCGAACCGGGGTCGACCAGCCAGATTCAGACTGGGAAGCGGGCGCGAATGCCGGTCGCTTCGGTGCCTGCTCCGTGGCCTCCGGGGGCGGGATGTTATCCAGGTGGGCAGGCGGTTCTAGCGTATCGCTCATCGGGTCGAATCCTTCGGAACATTCACTCGGATCTGGTCAGAGCCCTTGCGGCCCTTGATGATTTCTCCGGGGAGGGCAGGGCGGTCTGGCGTGTCCTCGGAGACGGTCCTGGTGATCGTGATCTTCCCGGCGAGGCGAGCGCGCTTGGCCGTCCCCATCGCCGCACGAAAGTCATTGCTGATCTGCTGCTTGCTCTTCTTCAGCCTCGCCTCGAGCGCCGTCATCCGCGCATATCGGCGCGCCAACATGGGCAGGGAGTTGCTGAACTGAAGGTCGACTTCCTCGTCCTGCGGGGCGGGGAACATCGCGCGCAGAGCATCTCGAGTGCTCTTGTGGCCGTCCGGGTCGGGTGGGATGCCCAGGCGCACCCGGTCCCAGAACTCTGCCACCGCCTCCTCAATGCGCCCGATGAGCTCAGGGTGCGCGGCGTATGTGAACCTCGGCACCCCCTCGTCCTGGCCGGTCTTCGGGTTCACGACGATCGCGGCGATCTCGCCCCAGAGGTATCCAGAGCAAGCCATCTGGTGCTGGTTCTGGATCAGATAGTAGGCCGGAGGCCCATCCCGCCAATCGCGGCGGTATGCATCGCTGTAGACGATCTTGCACTCGAGGGCGCCCGGGCCAATCCGACCCTGCTCGATGTCCGCCTCGCTTGGGAGCACCACCCTGTCGAGGCTGGCCGCCATGCCGTGCACCCGATCGTGCACGGCGTACACAGCCGGCAGCAGCTTTCGTCCGGCCAGGGCGCTCGAGGACAGCGCAACCTCGTTCTCTCGCCTGACGCCCTCTCTGATCCGCTCGTTGTCCTCGTCCTGCGGGACCAGCTCGCCGCGCTTGATGAGATAGAGTGACAGCGGCGACTTGGAGAAACCCGCGCCCATTCCAAGCAAAGCGGCGGATTCACTAGCCCCTACGTAATTCCTGCGCATCTCCAGCCACTCCTCGCGGGTGGCCGGCATGGGCAAAATTGGCATTCAACCTCCGTGCTGATTGCGAACGCAGTCGCAAGTAACGCGACAGATCCAGTTTTCGCAGTATTGATTCATGGGTAATCGTTCGGGCGGAATTTTATGGTTGGCCACCCCGCGCTACCGCGCGACACTCTCCAGCCTGGCTAATCGTTGGACCAGACTGATGCGGTTTGCATTTCGTCCAAGACTAACGAAGCGCCTGCCGCGGCATCACTTGATGCGGCTCGGGTCCCGTACCGTCGTCACAACACAGCAGCGGGACCGCGAGCCCTTCAGCGACAGCGATCACCAGGAAGGCGACTCTCGCATTTCCATCCAGGAAAGCGGCGGCTGTCAGGGCCGAGATCATCCCCAAGGCGAACAAGCCCGCCGCAGCTGCCGAGACCATTTTGGCCCTAATCGTCCAGGTCATACGCTTCTCTGCCTGCTTTACTGTTGAAGATGTCTGCCACCTGATATAGTGGTAAAAATACCATCAGTCAATGACGTGATGGTAAAAACCCCAATTGATATTACGCCGGAAGCCTTCCGCCCGGCACGTCTGAAAGGGAGCAAAGCAACTGAGTCTGACCGTTGAAGCCACTCAGGCCGATATCCCCGCCTCTCTGATTGAGGCTCTCGCGATCTGGACGCCGATTGCACAGGCATGGAATCGGCGCCTAGGGGTCCTCTTGGGCGGAGGGCGTCAGCACAAACCCAGCCTGCAGCGAGCCGCGCTGGTGCGACGATGCATGATCGCGCTCATTGAAGGCAGGGTGCTGTCCGTATCAGAGCTTCACCGCGAGACGGCCTGGCTCGGGAGAACGTTCCCGACCTGCCGGTCCGAATTGGAACTGCTCGCAACCTACGGGCTCGTCGTACTAAAGCCCGCCCCCAATGGGGCACGGCGCACTCTCGTATATCCCACGAAAAAGCTGGTCGCGTTCTACGATGAGAATCTCACCAGCCTCGTAGAAGAGGTGCGGAGCATCCTGAGCGAACACCCACAACGCTCCCCACCGGGCACGCCCAACACGCCGATGTGAACATCAGGATCAAGATGACAGAGTTGCCCGACCGCAATGGTGGCGGCCGCGGCACCAGTCAATGGCCCGTGATAAAATCGTTAATCCGGGCGCGCTTCTTCGGATCTCAAAAGTTTGCGCGACAGCAGGCTATTGTAACTACGAGATCTCGCCAGTCTGTGATTCGTACGATGATATCGACACCAGAGTCAGTTAGGCTGCCATTTTCACAGACGGTCGTAGGATATCCGGAACGGTCAATTGGTTGGGCTTGCAAATTTTTTCACGTTACCGACCACGGCGCTACATTCGTATGACTGTTCCCGCGCTGTTCCGTCACGGCGCCGTTCTCGAAATGCCAAGAGGCCGTCAAAGGTAAGGTATATGCGCAAACGAGTGCCTGCAGCGTTCAGTCAGGATTTGGGTCTTGATCGGGATCCGGGACCAAAGTCGGATCCGAATAAACCGCACGGGCCAACATCCGGTCCGGCATACCCTCCATTTGGCCAGCCTCCACCCATGCGAGAGGGCACGACGTCAGGAGACAGAAGTTCCTGAGTATGTCGTCAGGCAGCGGCTCTTCTGCCCGCTCGATCCTTCTCAGCCGATCCGGCTCGATCTCGAGCCACCTGGCGGCAAGTCCGACGTCGTCACCCCACACTGCCCAACGTGCCGCCCGGAAGCGGGCGGCCCGCAGCTGCTGTGGGGTCCGCTGCGGTTTCTTGCGCAGGATCGGAGACATCAGTTCCGTCACCGTGCAGCCGAGCGCATCCGCAAGGCGGTAGATCTCCCCGAGCTTGGGATTGTTCTTCCGGCCAGGAGTAAGAAGGTCCCGGACATAGGTCGGCCCCAGGCCGGCTGCGCGCGATAGCCCGCGCATGTTGTTCTCGAAGCCTGCCGCCGCCATGCGCCGCTCAACCTCAGCCGCAAGCGGGTGCCGATCATCTGCCTCTGACATGACTCTCATCACAGTGGTCCGCCGCGACTTTTTCCCACGGAGCACGGCTTTGAGGCCAATCTGATTATTCCCTCTTGTGCGGTGGTAATTTTACCACTAAATGAGCGGGCATGGCTGAACACCGCTCCCATCCCGATGACGATCCCGACCGCCTGATCCGCGTTGCGCTGCTGGCGGCGATTGAGGCGGTTTGCGCTCAACGCAAGATCCCGCCCTCCCGCTGGGGCAAGATGGTCCTCAACGACGGGCACATCGTCCAGAAGATCAAGGAGGGCCGACTGACCCTCCGCACCATCGAGACCATCCAGCGGCACTGCAGAGAGAACGGACACCCAGTCCGATTTGAGATGCAGGAGGCGGCTTGATGATCTCGTCGAGCAGAGACTCAGGGCGATCACTTGAAATTCCCCTTTTTGGCGCTTCGATCGAGCGCGCTCATATTAACGAATTACTCGCTCGTCTGCCTTGTATGGTAACGAACGACGAATCGGCAAGTATAAAATTCAGCGCGGTCTACCCCAATACCTCGCGGGAGGTAGGTAGTGTCACGACGAGCAACTGAGATTCGGGTGGGCGGCGGCCCCGTTCGCACCGAGGCCGCCATCCAGGAAGCCACTAAGCAGGACCGGATGTCCGCCGCAGATTTCGTCGCTCTGTCGGCTGAGGTCAAGCATTCCGCGCGGTCCGCAGGCTCTCCCCGCGGTGTCGTGAATCCAATGATCGGCACTTGGCGTGCGGGATGGCGTGAGATCGGCGGAACCAGGATCTTTGCCCGGTCGAAGGCCGAGGCGAACTACGCTCGGTTCCTCCAGTGGCAGCAGGATCGACAACTGATCCGCTCCTGGGCGCACGAGAAGACCACGTTCTGGTTCGAGCAGATCAGGCGTGGTGTCCGAAGCTATCTGATCGACTTCGACGTCGAGCTTCTCTCTGGCTCGTTCGAGTACCACGAAGTGAAGGGATACATGGACGCTCGCAGCAAAACCAAGCTGCGGCGCATGGCGAAGTATCACCCCGATGTGGTGGTCAAGCTCATCGATCAGAAAGCGATTGCAACCATCACCCGCCAAGTCGGGCGACTCATTCCCGGGTGGGAGTGAGGTATGGCCAACGACATCCAGAAACTTCCAGCCCCGAGCACAGCCTCGGCTGGCGCGCCTTTCTAGGCGGAGGAAACTAAAATCATGCCGGATGCGCTTACCGATTTCTCGTTCAGGTTGCCGCCGTCAAACGTACAGGCCGAGCAAGCGTTGCTTGGCGCGATCCTCTCGAACAACAGCGCGTACGAGCGCGTTGCTGATTTTCTTCGGCCGGAGCACTTCGCCGATCGCGTCCATGGTGTGATCTACGAAGCGATCTCGAAAAAGATCGAGGCCGGCGGCTTCGTTGATGCTGTCACGCTCAAGACGATGTTCGAGGGGTCCGGCCAACTCGCCGAAGTAGGAGGGCCGGCATACATCGCAACTCTCCTGTCGGCGATGGTCAGCATCATCACCACGGGAGAGTACGGGCGTGCCGTCTATGAGGCATGGCTGCGCCGCCAGTTGATCGATTTCGGGTCCGATACCGCGGCCAAGGCCTTTGAGGCTTCGCCCGATGTGAATGCGTCGGCGCTCCTGGAGGAGGCCGAGCAGAAGCTCTTTGCCATCACGGCCGGCGTGGGGTCATCCCAGGACGGGCCAGTGACGATCGGTGAATGCGTCCGGCTTGCCCTAGAAGAGGGGGAGTTTGCTCGAGAGAACCCCGGGGCAACCGGAACGTCCACGGGCCTCCCGTCGCTGGACAGCGCTATCCTCGGCCTCCGCCCCGCGCATCTCATCGTGTGTGGCGGCCGGCCGAGCATGGGAAAGACCTCGCTTGGAAGGACGGTCGCCCTCAACGTCTCCTGCGGGCAGGGCGAAACCACACAGGGCCAGTTCTACGACGAGCCCGACCTTGCTCGGCCAGTCGCCTACTTCTCTCTCGAGGAGCACAAGATAGACGCGGGCGCAGCCGCCGTTGCATCGCTAGCTCGAGTGCCCGTCAAGGTTCTGCTGGGCGGAACGTACACCGTCGAAGAGGCTGATCGGATCAAGCGGGCGCAGCGCCGGCTCGAACAGGCGCAGCTCTACGTCATTCAGAAGCCCAGGCAGACTTGGCAGAGCATCGCGCGCGATTGCCGACGCCTGGAGCAGAAGCTGCGGCGAAAGCTTGGCCTCGTGGTTGTCGATTACCTGCAGCTCATGCCCGACCCGGTGGGGGTGAAGGAGAAGAGGCTGGCAGTCGGCGCAAACGCCTACGCCATGAAGGATCTCGCCGGCGACCGAGAGACCACCGTCATGCTGCTGTCGCAGCTAGGTCGTCAGGTCGATGACCGCCCCGATCATCGCCCGACCATGCGCGACCTGCGGGAGAGCGGCGAGATCGAGGACGCTGCGGATGCGATCGTCTTCCCCTACCGAGAGGTCCGCTACTTCGAACAGAAGCGGCCGGTGAAGGACCTCGACAGCGGAGAGACTGAGCCTGGGTTTCAGGCGCGGCTTGCTGAGTGGCAGGCCAAGTTCAACGAGCTCGCCGACCAGGCGGAGCTGATCATCCCCAAGGTGCGCCGCGGCGAGGCGCCGCTGCATCGATACATGCGATTCGATGGGCCAGCGACCCGCTTCCGTGAGCGTGGTTGGTGATGGCGCATCTGCAATCGGAGCAAATCTGACACTACGGCCGAGTGGAAAGGAGTGAGCCAGCATGGCTACTTTCGATGAGTGGATGCCGCTCTATGTCGCCGAGTACATCGGCGATACGGGTCACCTGACCTATGATCAGCACGGCCCATACCTGCTCCTGCTGATGCACTACTGGCGCAAGGGCCCATTGCCCAACGACGATGCGATGCTCTCTGCGATCTCGAGGGTCCCTCTCGATATCTGGCAGTCCCGCATCGGTCCGATTTTGCGGACGTTCTTCACCCTCGCGGATGATGGCCTCCTCCATCAAAAGCGGGCCGATGCCGAGCTTGCAAAGCGTGCGACGATAAGCGCTGAGAGAAGCGCGGCCGGGAAGCGCGGCAGCCAAAAGCGATGGGGTAAGGCAAAGGGAAGGCAAGAGGATAGCAATTGCCAAGCGGGAGATGGCAATTGCTATCCGGTTGCCACCGTTTTGCCTTCGTACAATAGACAAAGGACAGAAGAGACAGAAGGTACTCCTGAAGCTTCGCTTCAGGGCGCTGCGCGGCCGCATGAGAATTGGCCAACCAACCTGTTTGGCGAGGAGCCGAAGCCAAGCCCTAAGCAGCTCTGCTACAGCGAGGGCGTCCAGCTCCTTTCTAAGCTGACCAAGATCGAGCTCCCGGCCGGGCGAGACCGCGTCAAAGCCCAGATCACGCGCTTCCTGGACCAAGCCGGGGACGACGCGGCGATGGTCTTGGACATCCTGCGCGAAACGGCGGCCGAGCCTCCCAGGAAGCCAGTTGCCTGGATCACGGCCTGCATCACGTCCCGAACGGGACGCCGTCCCGGCGCGCCTGAGCCTGCGGGTCCCCGCCTCGTGGTCGATGCCAATGACCCCAGGGGCATCAAGCGATGGTGCCAGTCCGCGGGCTTCAAGCCGACGCTCGAGGCCGATCGGGAGACCGGTGGATGGTACTCGCCTGACGGCCAGTGCGTGATCGACCAGGTTGCTCGGAAAGTCGCAGACGTCGGGAGGCTTCCGCACGCCTGGACCGGAGACTGGTCCGTGCTCGAGGGTTGGCTGAACGAGGGCTTCAAGCCTCGCGAGATCATCTCCCTGATCGAGAACTGGGCGAGGAAGGAGGACTACCGTCCGCCAGCCACCCTGATGATGTTCGACAGCTCGATCAGGCGGCTGCGGGCGGCCTGATGCGGCTGACCAAGGATTCGCGAGCGCTGGTCGCGTGGGCCAAGCGCCGCGGCTTTTCGGTGAGGGTCACCGATCGCCAGCACCTGAGATTCACCCATCCCCTGATCAACCGGGTGCTCACGACGAGCGCCCGACCGCACGATGGAGACCACCGACCAATGCAGATCCTTCGCACAGCGCTTCACCGGGCCAGCCAGGAGACGCGGTCATGAAGCTGCGGGCCATGGACGAGGTGCGCGAGGCAAACCATGCCGCAGCTCGTGACGCTTGGGCCGAAAGCGGCCGGACGTCGCCGGTGGACGGCTTGGCGGAGCGGATCCGCGCCAGCAAGAACCCCCGTCCGGTGAACCCGGAGCGTCGGAAGGCCGAGCGAGCTCTGGCGAAGCACCGTCAGCAGCAGACGGTGAGGGACGCCACCCACCCGGCTCCTAAGGCTGAGCCGGGGCGGTACTTCCCGCACCAGTCCGACCGGGAGCGGAACCGCCGTCTGGCGGCCCTGCGCCGCGCCAGGGAGGCCTGAGCCATGCTCCAGGCCAGCAAGGGTTCACACCTGCTCAGGCGGGCTCTGCGGTGGCTCACAAGGCCCTGGCATGTGGCGATCGATCTGCCAGCGCCGGACCCCAACACGATCGTCTGGCCCCGCCGGGTGGGCGCATGAACCGCCGACCGCTGACGCCGGATGAAGCCGCCCAGCTCGAGGCGCGACTGGCGCGCGGGGAGGTTACGATATGTGCCCCTGCAGTCGTAGCCGAGACGACGGCGGATGTCCCGGTGGATCCGGCGCTCAAGCTGCACAACGAGCGGATGATCGAGTCCCAGATTGCAGAGGCGAAAAGAAGGGGGCGGAAGGCGCAGGCCGGCAAAGAGCGAGCTGCAAAGCGAGGAGGCAGGTGATGGAGAACCGTTCTGGCCGCCGCTGGATGAGGCGAGGCGTTCCGTACACTGAGGTGGGCGGTGCTCAGCTCGTGAGCTTGCGCGACGTCGTCACCGGGACCGAGCTGGTGATCTACACGGGCGACGATGGCCGGGTGTGGGCAAGGCCGCTTAGCGAGTTCCTTGGCGGCCACTTCGAAGAGGTCGTCGCGATAAGAGGCGAGGCTGCCGGTTCCTCTGAGGACCTAGTTTCGCCGGTCGTGGACATCTTGGAGAACCGGCTCAGAGACATGGGACGATCATCGTGCCCGTTCTGCGGCTTGGGACACACCGACAAGTGCTATCTCATCCGCGCCTTCGAGTATCACCCGGACGGGGAACTCAAGCGGATCGAGTTTTTCGGAGCAAGCGACTTCGACCTTAGGCCGAGCGCGAAGCGATGACGGACACTCCTGAAACAGCCGGTGCCAGAGAGCTGACGTCGGCCGAGCAGCGCACGTTCATGAACGCGCTCCGGGCATCGGTGACAGTCATTCCGGAGCCCGTGACGCTCACGCTGGAGGCGTTCCGGCGCTTCTGGTTCCGAACCTGGGAGACCGACGAAGCGAAGCTGCGGGCGTGGGTGGCTGAGCACCCGGAGCACAGCGGCGACTGCACGAAGAAGGCGCACACATGCCCGGTGTGCCTGCTCGCCTTGATGGAGGAAGAGATCGCGACCTACTGGCCGATGATCGAGGAGGAGTGCAAGCGATGACCGACACGAACCAAATCGCCGGGGATCAGAAGGACAATCTGACCGATGTGACGTCGACTCTGGCTCTGGACCACCGCTTCACCACCCGAACTAGCTTCACCTACACCAACTGGCGCGGGGAGACATCCAGGCGTCACGTGGTGCCGGTCCGTGTTGAGTTTGGTTCGACCAAATGGCACCCCGAACCGCAATGGCTCCTACGTGCTCAGGACATCGACAATGGGCAGGCCGAGAAGCTGTTCGCAATGAGGGACATGAGTGATGTCATCAGCGCCTGATCACGATCAGCTCAAGCATGAGCAGAGTGTCCTAGGCGATCCGCGTAAGCGCGTAACTGTGCCAACCAACACTCCTGAAACCACCCGGCCTACAACCGAAGAAATCCATGGGTGGATCAATCGGGCTTACGGCTGCCCTAACCCGAGCGAGCCAATGGCGTACGATGGACTGCGCTTTACGCGCTGGAACATGGAGGCCGCGTTTCTGGCCGGGATGTCGGTTGGACGAGGAAAGAGAATCAGCGATGTCTGACGATAAAACTGCCCACCCCTGGATGGTCGCCCCATGGCCTACCGAAATAACAGACGGGACATATCATCTTCTGCAACTTGATGGGACGACGTTCGTCGCCCGATGGTGGGCTGGAACATGGGATTGCGGGCCCTTTGGGGTCTGGACCCACCAGGGCGCCCTCGAGCTCCCAATGATCTATCTCGGAGCATATAAAGCCGGGGATGTTCATACAGGCGGAAGCGCCCCATTGGCACGCCGCACCGTCCGAGTCCGCATAGCTGTTGCAGTCGATCATACCGGCGCCTGGAGTGCGGGCGGCACGTCTGAATACGCGAGCGACGACAAGCGGAATCGCGAGTGCGTCTATCTCGAGGGGCTTCAGGAGGGGGAGGTATTCCACTGGGTGGAAGCGGACGTTCCTGTTCCTGTGCTGCAACCCGAGACCGTCTTCGAGGGGGAGTTGGTAACAGGTGATCCGTCCCAGTCGGAGGGAGTGCGTCCTGTGCGGATCTCGACCGACGGAGACAAGCTTCCCGAGGCGGTCAACGACCGGGTCTCCGCGGATGTGCACGACGTGCAGGGAGGAAAGCAAAGCGTCTCGGGCGCTGGCTGACGCTCTCGCTGCGATACCGCCGCAAAACTCACGCAACTTTTGGCTGCTGGACCTGCTCCATCCGACGATGCGCGGAAGCGGCTCCGGCTTGACCGAGTAGACAGGAGACAGACCATCAACGATCGTTTGATATCCAGTGTTCCGGTCAACAAAACCGCGTCTAGGGTTCTCGGGCGCGGGGTTCACTGGGAACCTGCGAAGAAATTGCTGAGGCCGACGGACGCTTGGCAAGACACACCCTTGCCGATCGGACCGTGGCCCAGGGAATCAACAGTGCCGTTTAGGCGGGGGTACCGGGTTGGCCGCCTAGTCGTGGTTGGCTACGGCAAGCCGGCGGGTGGCTGCAAGGCCGCGCGCTGGGTGGTCCGCTGTGATTGCGGCGCCTATGGGCATCGTCTCGCTCGGTCTCTCAGGCCCGAGAGAGCGGAAGACGCGATGTGCCCGCACTGCGACTACGTGCAGCAGCTGAAACGGGGCTTGTGATGAAGACGAGGATAGTCATCGCTCTTGCGGCCTGTCTGTTGCTCTTGGGCGGATGCGTCGTTCGCTCGCCGATCGAGCCGCTTGGGCATCACCATGGCTACGGCCATCGCCATTGGCGCGGCTGATGCAGATCGCCAGCGCCGCGAGTGAGCAAATGGCCCTACCTCTCAGCGCCAGTCACGATCATGGCTGCCGCAGGTTGTCGAGGATCCCCGCCGACTGGACTGTTTCGGCGGAGTTCGACGGTCCTGTTCAGGAGTATCGGTACAAGCTTCTTTACCGGTGGGGAGATGGGCCCTTGGCCGCGTTCTTCATGACAAACCCATCCGGGGCCGACGAAAGGGCGGGCGATATGACCGTGATGAAAACGTCAAGGATCGCCCGGCGGCTGGGCTACGGCGGCCAGTGGATCGGAAACTCCTGCGCATACCGCCATGTGTCGCCTAAGGCCCTGCTCGAGACGGAGGATCCGGTCGGGCCCGGGAACCACCAGGCGCTGTTGGAGATGGCTCGAGACGCCGCGATTGTGGTAATCGCCCACGGACGCCTGCCGGGGAACCTCCAGCGCCACGCCCACTCGATGTGTCGGCTGCTGCAGGAAGCGGGTCATCAGCTGCACGTGCTTCGCCTGACCCCGGACAATGTCCCGATGCATCCTCTGGCTCGGGGCAAGAATTTCATCCCAGAAGCGGTGACTCCAATACCATGGAAATTTGCGGAACGATCATGATTGAGTCCGGGAAGGGCCGAGCCTTGAGACTACCTCAGATGCCGGCGCTCGATGAGGAGTCTACCTCGTATCCAACAGCGGAGTTCCTCGAGAAGCACGAGATCATCCGGCGAGATGTGAAGGGCGGCGGAAATCGCAGGCTGCCCAAGCACGAAGCGCTGCTACGGGCGGACAAGATCAGCGCTGAGGCCTGGGATGCCGGCGTTCGCTGGGTGCTGGATTACCTGGTCGGGATCATCGGCAAGAGCCGGTGCAGCCTTGACACGAGCGTTCGATCGTCCGGCGACGATGGTAGCGATCACCGGCACGAAGCGGCTGGTCGGCACATGGCCGCGGTGCGCTACCTGGACTCGGACGCGGAAGCCCGTAAGGCTTGTGGCCACATCAGGCCGTCATCTTTCGTGACCGAGGCCCTTGTGCACGACAAGAGCTACGCGTGGCTTGGTGGCGAGATGGGAATAGATCGGGAGGAGGCCACTCGTGCGCTGCAGCGCTGTCTGGACGTATTGGCGACGCACTACGCGATCGCCGATCGAGCGCAGCACCGAAGCAGCACGCCTGGGACGAAAGCGGTGGCGCTGAAGCGCGCCGAACCGGATCAAGAGGAGACCTAAGGTCTCCTTCATGTCAGATCTTCGTCCTCTGAAGGCCATTTGGCGTGAGGTAGGTGAAGAGGCTGTCGGAGCGTTCTCATCTCAGGCCACAGGTCGTACATGAGGAGCACCCACCTAACCCACGGCCTCAGCACTGGACGGCTTCCGTCCAGCATGTGCTCGACTGCTATCTTCGCCATCCTGGCGTGGCGAGTGAAGGCTTCCGGACTGACCGCGCGCCGACTAAGGGCTGACCTCAGCAGCTCGGGCGTAACCTCCTCATCAGGGTGTATCCCGTCCACGCCCGGTAGCCCGTTCAGCCGCCTCAGCTCCGGAAATCGTTCGTACATCATCAGGACGATCACCACCCATCCAGGCGCGGGCTCCTCGGTCTCCAGCAGCCGCTGAAGGTAGCGCCTGCTCATGCCGGTCTGCTTGACGAAGCGCTTCAGGTCGATGTCGTAGAAGAACAGGGCGTCATCCACCTCCGCCCACGTCACGATCCGGTCGACAATGCCTGTTCCCTCGATCACCTCGGGCATCAGACGACCCCTTGCGCCGGGACGCCGCAACTCTTTCTGCCCTCTCGCTCTGCCAACGGTCTACCCGGTGTTCCTTCCGGCCGTGCAGCCGCGGGCGCTGCCATCCACTCGTCGATCGGGAGGTTGGGTAGGGCGAGCTTGCCTTGAAGGAATCGAGTTCGTGGCGCAAGGCGATATGCCAGCAGCACCCACTCGGCGACCACTGGGATTTGGCCATCGAATTCGCCAGACACCCATCTCACGGCGCTTCGTTCGGCAACGCCGCAATGGTAAGCGAAGTCCTTCAGCTTCACGCCAAGTACATTGAGGATGTGGGCAAGCTGCGCGCCGGTCAGCTCCGAACGGCGCGGCGCGGTACGAGTAGCCATTTCTTTCTCCTATTGACGCCATAGTGTCCTGAATTGGTTCGGCTAGTCAAATCGCGAGTTGGGGAGCGACTGCGTTCGGATTCTCGTCATCGTCGTCGTCTGCCAGTGCGTAGTAGGCGTGGAGCGGGTTGACGTCCTGCCAGTCGATCTCGCCGCTCTCGTGCAGCATCCGTAGATGCTCTCGGTGGAGAGCGATGCGCTTCTCGATCCCATCGCAAGGCCTGGGATCGAACGGTAGAAGCGGTGTGGGATGCCGGAAGGCATAGCCGGCGGTGGTAAGCCGATCGGCCTGCTGCCGGTACCAGGACGCCATGACGTCAGCGACGAACGCCTCCGACTTCGAGCATTGGGCTTCGATCGCGAGTTGTCGGGCGCGGACCCCGTAAGCCTGGCTGTCCACGGAGGCGATCCTGGGGTGGCCTCGGAGTTCGCCGGCCGCCTGGCTCTTGAGGCCAAAGAGGTGAAACCGCATGCCCGCTGGCGCTGCTCGGTCCAGGGCATCCACGACTTGGAGGACGCCCCGGACGCCCTCCACGTGCCGCCGGCACATGCTGCCCACCCCAACCAGCTGGTAGCCGCCCAGGACGCCGCTCAGGCGGTCCAGGCAGCGCAGATAATGGTCCGGCTCCCATCCCTGGATCACGGGCATCAGGCGGTCCTGGATGCCCCTCTCCCGGGCCGCGTTGAGGCATTGAACGTTGAGGCGCACCGTGCCGCTGATCCGGTCCAGGACCGTGTCTTCGTCGGCCGCAACCTCGGGCTCGACGCACCAGTCCATGCTGGCGAACCAGCGCCAGGGTGCCGCCGCGCAAAGATCAAGGTAGTTTTCCACAGCCCAGGGCCAGCCGCGGTATTTCGCGGCGGCGACGAACCCTGCGCTGTCGAGGTGCACGGGAAGCCAGGCGAAGACCTCAGGTGAGGGGACGCGGAAGCCTCGCCACTCCCGCCAGTATCCCTGATCCTTCCAGCGGGAGAAGCTGTTCGCGCTCACCAGCACTGGGGCGCCGAGCTCGCGCGCCCGGGCGAGCAGCGGCCCGCGGAGATACGGCAGCCCCAGCAGAAACTCGAGGCTCATCGAGCAGCGGCCCGCTGCTGTTCCAGCATCGCGGCGTATCGCTTCGGCTCGTAGTAGAGCCACGACGACAGGCCGCTCTCCTTCCGGATCCGACCTTCGAGTTCCGAGGTCTCCCGGATGACGTCAGATGCCAGGATGCCATGCGGGATAGGAGAGGGAGCGAGGCCGGGCCGACCGGATCGCAGCCACTTCTCGTATTCGATCAGGAACGTGTGAGCGCTCATTCGAAACCCTCAAGCTGCGAAAAGGAACGAAAGCTGCTGACTCGGCGTCAGCGGCCGATTGACGATGCGAGCGACGGTCGGATGGAGCTTCTTGCCCCACCTGATCTTGCGGCCGGGCGTGGTCTTGTTCGGCCGGTGCCGGCTCTTGCTGTTCCAGGATTTTCCGCCGGCGTTTTCGTCCAGCACCTTCCACCTGGCGTACCGGAGCGACATGCCGCTCTCTTCGTCGGCCAGCGTGTAGGTCTGGATCGACGTGAACCCTCTGCGCTCCGCTTCGCTGGCTGCCCAGCGATACGCGGTGCTCGCAGCCTTCCATCGCAGGTGATCAGGGATGCCGAAGTCCAGGCAGAGTCGGTTCACCTCGATCAGTCCCCGGTCGCGCAGCATCAGCTCCTTGCTCACCGGATTGCCCACCCAGATCACGCCCAGCATGGTGGGGCCGTTCCAAATCGCTCCGCCGAAGCGCCAGGTCGCATTCGTGTTCTTCGCGTGCCCGTGGTGCTGTTGAATGAACCGCTTCACTTCGCCGTAGCTGACCCGATGGCCAGGGCCAGCGAGCTCGACCGAGATCTGCCAATCCAACTCGAGATGGCCCATGCCGTCGTCCGCCACGCGACGGAGGGAGCCCAGGGGGCTCAGATGCTCGATGCCCAGCGCGCGCATGAGCGCAGCGCCGTCGGTTGGGTCCTGCAGCCACTCCAGGGCCTCGGTCTCAGTCGCCTCGCAACAGCCGGCCACCGTGAAGTCCCGGCCGTGCCACACCTCGGAAATCTCGAGATGGAAGGCTTCACCGCAGGAGCTGCAGACTTCGGGAAACAGGATATCCTCCGCAGGTCGGCATTTGCCGTCCTGCGCTGGGCAGTTGCCAACCATTTTGCTTATCCCGTTCGGTTAAGCCTCTACGTTCCGACGAACATCAGCGCCGTCGTCGGGCGCGAAGCAGCCACGTAGAGAAGCTTCTTCAACGTCTGTTCGTCACGACAGCGCGAAATGTCGCCCAGATCGACAAAGTCGTGGGCATGTGTCGAGCCCTGGGCGGTATGGATTGTCTGAGCATAAATCGCCTGTAGGCGGCCCATGCCGTTTCTGAACGAGTGGTAGTCCTTCCATCGCGCCCAGACCCCGCGCGCTTCGGATGCGAGACGATCCAGGACGTTGGAAACCGCTCGATCATCACGCGGGATGTGGACTTTGATCTCCTGCTCTGGAGCGATCAGCTCGATCTCCCAAGAGTCTATCTCGGTAGACCACTCGGCGAAATCGCCCTTAGTTTGGAAGCGCTGCCTATAAACGCTGGGCCTGATCGATTTGACCACGGCCTCGTCGTTGTTGTTCAGGATCACTGTGTCGTCGCGCGTGATGGGTTGGCGTGCCAACACACGCTCGCCGGGCGCAAACGGGGTGTCGGTCTCTCCATAGATCCACTGGCGCACCCGAGCGTTGACCTGCGTCACTCGATCATTTGTCCAGCACAGGTAGCGAAACGCGTCGTTATCAGCAGCGAAGTCCGGGGACGTGAAGGCTTTGCGCATCCATGCATCGGGATCGCTGGGCAAGTACACGCCCTTGCCATTCACCCGGCATGGCTTGCACCAGGACCGGTCCATACCCTCTACCTCTTGCAGTCGCCTGATCGCGCGGGCGACGTGCAGGATGGGATTGTCCTCGGCTTGCCTAACTGTCTCCGTTAGGACGCTCCGATGGGGGATTGCGGACGTCGGGCTGATCTGATTGTCTTCGACCGGCCATAGCTGCCAGAAGTCGGCCGTCACCAGGATGAATGCGTGACTGAGAAGCCTCTCGCAGTGGCCCCACAATCCACTATCGATCAGCGAGCCCTCGTCGAGTATCACCACATCAACCTTGGGGATTTCGGCATACTTCCGCCGCTCCAAGCGGAGCCGGCCTTCCGGCCCGGGCTTCAGATCGAGACCGAGGAAGCTGGCGGCGGTAGCGCAAGGCACCTCTAACCCAGCCTGGCGCATCTTGCGCGCGCCGACGCCGACGACCTTGTGGGTGGGCGCGAGCCACGCAACGGACTTCCGTTGCCTCTGAGCCTCGCGCACGACCTCCTGTGTGAGGAACGTCTTGCCGGTCCCGGCCTCGCCCTCAAGCAAATGCCGTCGGCGCGGCTTCATGTTCTTCAGGATCTCGAGCCGGGCGATCTTCTGGTCGTTGGTGAGCTGGAAGGCCTCCTCCCGAGGCCGCTCCAGCGACGCGGCCGCACTCATTGGCAGGCAGCGAGGTGCTTCCGCACACAGTCCGTGTAGGCCTGGAAGAGCTGCTCCACGACCGGAGGTGGGATGTCCCTGGCCTGGGCGAATGCCTTGAACTGCCGGAGCTGCGAGACGCTATCGAGTTCCGCCTGAGCCCCAGCAAAGCGCGTCCACCCGGGCACAGTTGCGGCAAGATTGACCTCGCGCCACTTCGGATGGTTCGGCGGCTGCTGTAGGTCGGAGATATGGGCGAAGAGCTCGTGCACCAGCCGGGCGACATTGGCGTATCTCGGGTTGCTCGGCGACCATCCAAAGACAGCGAGCACGTCGCTCACGGCGATCGTCTGAACCGGATCGGCCCCGGCCGGTATCAGATTCGGATATTCGTCGTGTGTGATCTCGGCTGGCAGATAGGTGTTGATGAGGGTGTCCGTCAGGGCCACCGGCACGAAGTGCAGCGTCCCGGTCGGGAGGCTGCTGAGCACCGGTATCGGCGCGCCGCCGACGTGAATGATCGCGTCAATCTCGCCGTTCTTCAGAGCGACAACGGCGTCGGCCTGGCGCCTGTGGGTGACGTTCGCGTTGACCCCGAGCGCCTGAAGCAGGATCTCCGCAGTCATGGCGGATCCGCTGCCTTCCACGTCCACATTCACCGTCTTCCCCGCGAGATCCGCTATCCGCTCGACGCCGGCGCGAGCGAGGACGTGCACCTCCTCATCGTAGAGCTTCGCGACATACTGGATCTGCGCCAGGTCCGACGGAGGGAACAGGTTGTGAGCTCGAGCGTAGGCGAGTGCGTCACCCTGCACGAAGGCCGCATCGACCCCGCGGAGGTGGAGCAGGTCACTGAGGTTCTGGAGGGAGCCCTTTCCCAGCATGACGACGACGCGCATTTGCGGCGTGTCCAGGCTAGTCAGATTCCACCCGGTCGCCGCGTAAGTGCCGCTCGGCATTCCGGTGATCACGCCAACGGGGCCCTGGTCGGCCAGCGCAGGGGAGGCGAGCATGGTTGCCCCGAGAAGGGCCGCAAGAACGCGCTTCATCATCATCGGTCTCCTGGAAAACGCGCCGCCGCGATCTTGTCGCCGGCAGCCTTGGCTTTGGCGTAGAGCTCGGCAGCCTTCCCGAGGTCGGTCAGTCCCTCGAGGCCGACCACGTTGTGGTCAGCGAGCCACTTCGGATCGTAGGTCTGAGCCAGGCAGCGCAGCGCCTCGGCCGCCCCATGGTTTGCTGCTGGCAAGAGCGCCTTTCTGGCGCCGCTGATGTCGCCCTGATCCATCAGCTGCTCGCCTTTTGTCATGAGCGACAGCTCGAGATGAGATGGGCCCGGAGAGACGTCGATCGCCTCGTCATCCTGGGCCAGAGCGGGTCCAAGGGTCAGGATGAGGAGCGCAGCCACGGCGAGGGGCGCCTTCATGGCCGCTCTCCCCCGAAGATCAGGCCCGTGACGTTGCTCTCCCAGCCCCGCTGCTGCTCGATGTAGATCATCGTGTTCTTCGGATCGGCATGCCGGACGTGCTCCATCGTGCCCGACAGCGAGGCGCCCCGGCCGGCCAGGGTCGTGACAAGGCCGCGCCGCAGGGAGTGCCCGGAGAACGAGGTCGGGTCGTATCCCGCCTTGCGGGCCGCGTCCTTGACCAGCAGAGCGACAGTCTGGTCGCACAACGGCTCGGCCTTCAGTCTCCCCGACCGGCGCACACCACAGAAGAGCGGCCCATCAGGAGGCGCGCCATCGGCGGCGGCCGAGCGGTGCTCCATCCATCGGTCGAGCGCCTCTGCTGGGCAGAAATCAGGATCCTTAGGGTTGGCGCACACGTTGACCGTACACCCCGTGCCACGCTGATCCGTCTTCGACCGGCGGATATTCACGCGCAGGCCACGGCCAGGGACGATCTCGACGTCGCCGATGTGCAGCCCGACCAGCTCCGATCGGCGGAGCCCGGCCCCAAACCCGATCAGCAGCATTGCGCGGTCTCTGGCGCCCGCTGGGGCCGTCGCAGGCTGCCGGGTGCCCAGCATGGCCCGGAGCACGTCCGGGACCGCTGCAGCCGCCCTGCGGCGCGGCGCCACGCCCTTTGACCGGGCGATACCCTCCCGCACCATGGCCAGACGGGGATGGCTCAGATCAAGCGGGACGCCGACCAGCTTGTGGGCCGTACGGATCGCCGCGAGATGGATCCGGATGGTGCTGACAGAGAACCCACGCTCGGCGCAGTCGGTGATGTAGAGCGCGACGGTCTCAGGATCTCCGTCGTAAGCCGCGCGGGCATGCCGGCGGCACCAATCCTGGTAGGCCACCCCGGAACGCCGGTACACTGCCCGGGTGCCCTCGCCGTAGGCCTGGGCCGCATACTCGGCCGAACGCTCCTGCAGCTCCGCGACGCGCTCGGCCAGTCCCCTTTCCCCTGCGGTTATCAGCATGACGGGACATCCTCAGCCGGTTCCAGCTCGAGGTGATCCGTGGTGTTGAGGAGCGCCTCGCAGCACTCAGCGAGATGAGTGGCCTGGTCGGAGAGGTCCTTGATCAGCATCCGCATGACGCTCGGCTGCCCGACGATCGCCGCACCGATGACAGACCGCGCCGTGAGCCGAAGCGGGGCGAGGGCTGTCAGGATATTCTGGACGTCTTCTTCGACGCCCGTGAGGCTCTTCGGTTCATCTGTCAGCATGGTGGGACTCCAGCTTGGTGAGAGGCCGCAGCTGGTCGATGTGCCCGGGCACTTCGCGGCCGAAAGCATCGCGAGCATTGAAGTGCCACTCGCCTTCATCGTCCTTCGAATAACCGGTGAGGACGTAGGCGATTGGCACGCGGCGACCTGGCACTCTGAGCCGGACGCTCTCGTAGGGTCGCGGCAGATCGGGAGGCAGTCCCTGGATCGACAGCGCCAAGTCCGGCAGTGGCCGGCGAAGCTCGATGAGTTCTTCGGTCATGCCGTGCCTCCGTCCTGCTGTTGGTGCATGCGCCCGGCGGGGGCGATCGTCGCAGCGAGAAAGGACGGCTCCTGGGTGCCGCGGCACCCCTGCGTCCTGACCTTCAAGAGGCAGTCGAAGTGCCCGTAGAGGTCACCTGCTGGAGCCCACGCCGTACCGCTGGGGTAAATCTTCCAGAGCCGCGCGGCGTCGTCGCGCTCGAGTGCGATCGCGCATTCCCTGATCTGCTGGTAGACCGTGGCAACGGGCTTCCCGCAGACTTCGCAGTCCCCGAAGACATTGCTTCCAGCCTGCAGGCGACGGATGTGGAAGCGGTATGTTGGCGTGCAGTGCATTCTCGTGGCTCCTATTTCTTCGGCGGGTGGCCTGATCGCCACCCGCCGCTGCTCAGGCGGCTTTCTGCTCCTGCTGGGTTTCCGCCTGCTCCGAGGCGGCAAGGCTCTCCTCGATCTCCCTGAGGCGTTCCTGTTTCTCGTCCAGGTCTGCTTGGTGATCGAACGGCGCATCGCTGATGCGTGGCTTGAATTCAGCGATGCGCTTCTCGGCGGCCTCAATGACCATCTCTACTTGCGCGCGGTGATCGGCGATGCCGGGAACCACCGCGTGCTCGATCCGCCGCAGCAGCGAGAGCGGATCGGAGATGTCCATGTCGTACACGCCTTTGCTGAGGCCGGTCCGCATGACCCTCAGGGTCAGGGCGTAGCCGAGCTCTCCCTTGGCCTTCTCGTATCGAGACCCGCGCGCTTCCAGTTTGAAGCCCGCGTAATCTCCGATCGTGAAGGTCCCGACCCGCTTTTCGAGGTCAGCGGTCCGGATCCAGCCCATAAGCGATTCGGCCGCGGGCTTCCGCTCCGTGTGCACCTCGCCGGCGACCGTGATGCTGAACGGCTCCGGAACCTGCATGATCGCCTCGTCAGCAGCGATCTTCTCCAGATCCGACCGGGCGCTGAGCAGCGACTCCTCGGCGTATTTGATCTCGCGCCGGATCAGCGACTGCGCATCGTAATAGGCGGCCCGCTGGCGCTGGAGCCTGGCGATCTGCACCTCGAGACCCGCCTTCTGCATCAGGCGGTCGTCACCACTCGCCATGGCCTTCGCCATCGCGAACTGATCTGCCTGACTGTCTGTATCCAGGTCGTCGAGACGGCGCACCGACTTGTCGCCGCGCATCACGGCGTCGATGAACCGCATCTTGCGTTCCAGAATTTGCCACATCGTGGCGTCCATTGATCCGAGAGTCGCGTAGGCGAAGATGCGGATCGTCTCGTTCTGGTTTCCCTGCCGCCGGATGCGGCCCTCGCGCTGCTCCACCAAGGCTGGCAGCCACGGAGCATCCAGGTGGTGCATCGCTACGAGGCGCTGCTGCGCATTGACGCCCGTGCCCATCTTCTCGGAGGAACCGAGCAAAATGCGAACGCTGCCCTGGTTGACCGCGCTGAACAGCCGGAGCTTGGCCTCGAGCTTGTTGAAGTCGTGGATGACCGCGATTTCCTCTCGCGGGATGCCAGCCGCCACCAGCCGCCTCACGATCCAGTCGTAAGCGCTGAACCCATGCTTTTCGGCAGTGGCCGGGGTTCCGATGTCGCAGAAGATCATCTGAGCCCCGCCCGGACGTGGATAGTACTCGCCGTTGGCCGGGTTCACGAACCGATCGTTCGCTGTTTCCCGCCAAATGGAGATGACGTTGTCGATCATCCCATTCAGCTTGTTCCCGGGGTTGTTGGCGAACGCCTCCATGCTGTTGAGACGCCGCATAACCTCGGTATACCAGCCATCCGAGGAGTCCTTGCCGAGCACCCTGACGCTGTTCGCAAGGCCGCCCTGACGCAGGTCGATCGCATCGAGCCTGCCGTCATTGATGACGGTCAGGATGATGTCGTCTCCCTTTTGCGGCTTACCTGAGCGCTGCTTGATCTTTTCCAGACGGGTCGCGAGCAGCTTCTGAGCCGCCCGGAACCCCGAGCCGCCGTCGAAGGTCAATACCTTCCGCTGGCCGCCCAGTATCGCAGGCAGCTTCACGAACTGGGCAAGGTCATCGGAGAGCACGACGTCAGCCACATCGAGAAACATCGACGTCAGCTCAGGGATGTTCACGAACTGACTGAACCGAGTGACAGCCTTGTATTGCCCCGACGGCTGAAGCTCGAGCTCCGTCTTGGTCTCACCAAAGCACGACGCCCAGGCATCGAAGTACTGGATGTTGCGCTCGAACAGGGCCGGCTCGTTCATGAAGCGGAGCAGTGTGAACAGCTCGCCCATCGTGTTGGTGATGGGCGTGCCCGATGCCATGAACAGCGCGCGACCAGGGTTCCGCTCGTCGAGATACTTGGACTTGACGTAGAGATCCCAGGCCCGCTGCGACCCCTCGGGATCCACTCCCTTGAGGCCGCTCATGTTCGTTGGGAACGGCAGCTTGCGGAACTGCTGCGCCTCGTCCACCACAAGGCTGTCCACGCCCATCTCTCCGATGGTCAGCAGATCGTCCTTGATCGCGGAGAGGGCGTCGAGCCGACGCTGCAGGCCCTCTTTGAGACGTTCGAGCTTCTTGACGGAAGTCCGATCCGACTTGTCCGCGTGCTCTAGCATCTCGTCGTAGGTATCGAGCTGGGCTTCGATCATGCCGGCCTCGAATTCCGTCGGGACCGAGATGAACTTGAAGGCTGAGTGCGTGATGATGACCGCATCCCAGTTGCCGGTGGCGGCGCGCGCCACGAAGCGCTTGCGCTTCTCCTTGGAGAAGTTCTCCTCGTCGGCCAGCAGTATGTTCGCGTTCGGATAAAGCTGCAGGAACTCGCGCGCCCACTGGTAGAGCGTATGGCCCGGCACGACGATCATTGGCTTCGTGATCAGGCCGAGGCGCTTCTGCTCCATGCAGCCAGCGATAAGGCACATGGTCTTGCCAGCTCCGACGACGTGCGAGAGATACGTCGAGCCGGCGCACACCATGCGCCATGCGCCTCGCTTCTGGTGCTGCCGGAGCTGCACCGTGTCGGACGCGCCCGGCAGCACCAGGTGGCTTCCGTCGAATGACCGAGGCACGATGTTGTTGAAGGTCTCGTTGTAGATCCCGGCCAACCGATCGGCGCGCTTGGGCTCCTTCCAAACCCATTCGGAGAATGCCTCCTTGATGGCCGCGAGCTTGTCCTGGGCTGCCTGCGTCTCCTTCACGTTGAGGACACGGACCTCGCCGTTGATGTCCCTGATCGTGTCGTAAATCTGCGGGATGTTGGACGTCAGCGCATCCAGCAGTAGGTCGCCCGCGTGGCGCCGCCGAGTGCCCCAGTCCGCAAGAGCGGCTGCTGACGACTTGAACGCGGCCGCGTCCACTGACCACAGACCGATCTCCGGCGTGTGGAATACGCGAGCCCTGATCTTGAGCACCTCGAGGCTGAACGCTTCGATAACATCCACCGGGATCCACGATGCGCCCAAGCGCGCGGTGATCTCGCTCGGAAGCAGATCGACGGGCAGCTTTTCCTGCAGCGCCTTCACATTCCTTTCGAGGCGATGGTCCGTGGCCGCGGCTTCCTTTGCCTCCGCGAGTTTTCTGCGAACGTTGCCCGACAGGTAGGCATCGGCCGTTTCCCACTCGCCGGATGACGGGTTCAGGTAGATCAGGTCACCGAGAGCCGAGATGACGGCTGGCTCCGGCACCCCGAGCAGCTCCCCGATGCGGCCCAGGTTGACCTTACCGAGCTCGTTGAGAACCACGACCAGGGCGTCGGCAGGGCAGGATATGATCACCTCGGTTGGAGGAGAGATCACCCGGTCAGTGAAGATCGGACCCTTGGTTGCGATCCCCGTGGTCGGGTCATAGTCCTCGATGACCTGCACCAGCGGACAGTCAGGATCGTCCCGGAACGCCGCGACGTTCGGGTATCTGAAATACTGCCGTGGCTCGCCGGTCTTTGGGTCCGGCCGCTCCGAGACCGTGGTGAGGTTGACCGGCCCGAACTCGTGCACGAACCCCGCGTAGAGCGTCCGAAGCCGGGCCTGGTGCTCCTGCCAGGGTAGATCCGCTTCCTGAGCGGCGAGAATGTCCCGGACGGCATCCCTCAGCCCGATCATCCCGCGGATGATCTTGGCCGTTTTCTTGAAAATACCCTCGGTGCCCTTTCCGTCCTTGACCTGCACCGTCATAGGCGCGCCGTCGATCACCTGGAAAAGCGTGTCGTCCTGGACGAAGTAGCTGCCTTCCTTGATGCGGGCGCGGTCGGCCGCGGTGCCGATCCGGACGCGCGGTCCGGCCGCCGGGGCCGGCCGAGGCAGCGTCGTTGGCTGGTAGATCTTCTCTGGCAGCATGCGGATCGCATCGGCCAGAAGGATGTCGAGGTCGGTGACGCTTCCCTTGCAGGTCCATGTCGGGCCGTGCTGGCTGCTGACGATCGCGCCCTCGCCCAACATCATGTGCGGGTTGGAGAGGAAGTATTCGTTGATGTGCGCGGGCTTGCCGTCGATCGACAGGTAGGTCGGGCCGACGTTCACCCACTCGGGCCGCGCCGCGTCGGCGCCGAGCAGAGTCTCACGACGCTGGAAGAACAGCAGGTCAACCACGACCTCGGTCCCAGCCTCAGCGCTCATCGCGCCGTGGGGCATCCGAATGGCGCCGAGTAGATCGGCGCGGTCGGCGATGAACTCGCGAGCCGTCGTGTCCGACTTGTCCATCGTGTAGCGGGAGACCACGAAGGCGGCGAGACCGCCCGGCCGCAACGCGTCGATGGATCGGGCAATGAAGTAGTCGTGGAGAGACAGGCCCAGCTTGCCGATTTCGTCCCGTCCTTGGATGGAGACTGACGAGAACGGCGGGTTGCCGATCGCCAGGTCGAAGGCCGGCGGGATCGTCTCCCGCGTGAAGTCGCCGCACCAAATGTCGCTCTCGGGATAGAGCAGCCGCGAGATCCGGGCTGTGACAGAGCACGCTTCCACACCAAGGAAGGTGGACCGGCTCTTCATCCCCTCCGGCATGAGAGCGAGGAACAGGCCGGTTCCGCACCCAGGCTCGAGCACGGCGCCGCCAGTGAACCCCAGGCGGCGCATTCCCTTCCACATCGCCTTGATGATGAACTCGGGCGTGTAGTGCGCATACTGCGTCGCGCGCGCGAGCTCTTTCAGTTCCTCCGCTGTAATCGCGCGGTGGAGGCGCGTGCCGATCTTCTCCCACCCGGCACGAAACGGCTTAGAGATGATGCTCGTGGCCAGTTCGGTGGCCCCGAACCCGACGAACTTGATGAGTTGGTCTTTTTCCTCATCCGTGGCCGGGCGGCCCTCGCTCTCGATCCTCTTGGAGAGCTCGACCGCCACGATGTTGTCGAGCGCCCGGGCTTTCCAGCCGGAGGCCAGGGCGCGGCGACCGAACAGCCGGTAGTCCGTGGCCGGAACGTCGGCCGCTTCCGGTGCATGAGTAGAGAAGAAGCTGAGTTGAGAAGTGGTCACGGGGCCTTCCAGCGTGTCTGCGGAGCCCTCGATGGCACCCGATGGTGTTCCCTGCATGATGATGCTCTCGCTTGATTGCGGCCCGATTACCGCAGTCCTGAGTAGTGGTGCACGGGCGCGGATCAGGGCGCCTCGAACACCAGCACCGTAGCGTCACTGTTCTTGCTCTTCTCACCGAAGAGCTTGCCAACGCCTGAACCGGCCCGCTCATAGCCGCCGCCGTGGCGAGGAAGCCAACCGTTGCGGTCAATCCACGCGTGCGCCTGCGCGACTGTTGTGAACTCCTCGCGGATCGCCGCTGGCGCCGACGGCGAAGGCGCAAATAGGTCCTGGTTCTCAGGTGCTTTTGCTTGCATCGTGGTGATCTCTCGTGTCCCGCCTAGCCGTCAAGGTGGTAAAATTACCACGCCAACGGCGCGCGCGCCAAGCCCAAAAGAGCCGCGCGGCGTCGCTCGCTGGTAGTTATCTCCTTGCGTTGCCTGGGCTTGTTCCGTTGCGTGAAGTTACCGCTTCTCTGATGTGACCTCTTGACAAGTCGAGATGCACACTTCCTGGAGCTCAGCTTCGCGAAAGGCACAACGATTGAGCATCCGCATTGCCAGTTTCTCAGCGGCTCTTTCGTCTTCGGCTTCCACCGATATCTGAAAGCCTTCGGCGAGGTGGACGATTCCCTCGATGTTAAACCGTGGCACGGTTCATTCCTCCGATCGTTCCTGCGGCCCGATTGCCGCAGTGTTCGCGTGGCATAGGGAGAGCGCCGCGTAACGCGCACGCTCCCCATGCCTTTCGGCCTCAGCGCTGGCCGAAATCCTGCTCCCGTCTCCTGGTATCGCGGTCTTCGCGCTTGCTATGCCGGCGCTTGTGCGGAGGAGCGCTGCCATAGTCCGGGACATCGCAGCGCCAGCCCGTTCGGTATCCCATCTGGATTGCGGGCGCTCCGCCGCAGCCCTCGCTCGTCATCAGGTCGTTGAGCCAGTCAACGGGCGTCACCTCGATGAGGAACGCCGTCGCCATGGCTAGTAACAGAACTCGGGGAGCTAAGCTCCCCGCCGGCCGGTCGCTCCGACGCATCACGCCGCTTTTTCTTCCAACTCCGCCTTGCGGCGCAGGATGTAAACCTGTGTCGGGCGTCCGTTCTCCTGGATCGCAGTGCTGCCATCGAACTCGTAGTCGGCGCAGGCAGTCAGGATCTTGACCCACTGCGGGCCGGTCTTCTTGACCCCAAGTTCCTGGTCCAGCCGACGAGCTGTGGTGCCGCCATCGTCGCAGCACATCTCGATCATCTTGGCGTGCTGCTCGGCGGTGAGCCCGCTGGAGTTGCGTGGCTTCTTGCCCTGCACGATCTTCACCACCTCGCCCGTGATGGCATTCTTCAAGACGAAGAAGCCTTCATGCTGCTTCGCCATTTCCTCCGCCATCAGGATGGCGCCCATCGCCGGCTGAGGACCGAGATACTGGAGGACGAGATCGCCCGGCTCAGGCTGACGGGAAGGGTCCATCGTGGCGCTCACTGATGGCGCAGGGGAGGGGGCCGGGCGGTTCACCGGCGGCAACCGCACAACCACCCCGGGGGACGGCTCAGGGGCCGTCTGGGCGGGGTTCTGGGGCGGGGAAGGCGGGGCATCATCGGCACCCTCCACCAGCCAGCCCCACACGCCGCCGAGCTGCTTGACCACGAGATCGTCGAGATCCAGTCCGGCCATCTCCGCGGCCTCGATCGCAGCGCCGCGGCTGGCATAGCGGAACGTGTCATTCGGGTGGGTCATTGGTGCAATCCTTGGAACAGAGGGAAGGGGATGGCGCACCTCGCGGTGCGCCGCTTTGCTTAGGCCGCGACTTTGTCGAGCAGGCGCCCAACCTGGCGCTCGACCAGGACGCGCTCATCCTGATGGGGCATGCGGCGGGCGAACGCGCTCACTGCCTGCACAACATCGTAGAGCGTCTCGATCGGGCGTCCTTCCTCCTCGAGGCCGATGCGCGCGACCTCCGTGGCCTTGTCGGCCGAGATCTTCAGGGTCTCAACCATCCAGGGGATCGACTCCTCGACGGTTCTCACGACGGTTGCCTCGCGTGCCGACTTGATTGCTCCAGCCACGCCAGCGGCCGAGCCGTTGACGAACGCCTGAAGGGCGGGAACCACGTTGCTGTGGAAGTGGTCGCGCACGTTCGCGGTGTGCCGCCATGAGAGCTTCTGCAGCAGCTTCTGCTCGCGGATCGAGCGGTTGCAGCAGATCCAGCGATACAGGAAGGACCAGATCTCGCCCTTCCGATCACCGCACTCGCCATGCTTGATGATGACGCCCCGCGAATAGAGGTCAGGGATGCGCGCCCCGGTCCGGGGATCTGTGATGAAGCCGGCCTCGATCGGGTTCTCCTGATCGACGAGGCAGAGGTACATGTCCCGGTCGGAGGCGTAGAGCGTCGTCTCCTCGAGGGAGGGGTCAATGCACTTGTATGGCGTCCCTGGCCGGGCGAATGCGGTTGGCACCTGCCAGTTGCACCCGCTCTCGGCGAAAGCCTCCATCGCCGCGCGCAGCACCTCACGATCTTCGATGCGGCCGTAGTTGGGGCCGGTCACGGCCCGGAGGTTGTCGCCCGAGACGTAGAACTGAACATCCTTGTCCTGATCCGGGTGCGCCTTGACACCGTACCGGAGGTTTTCGGCCACCAACCAGGGTGCGTCCTTGAGCGTGTTCGTCAGGAAGAATGACGGCACGTCGATCGAACGGCAGAGCTGCTGGAAGCTGTAATTCGTCGGTCGGAACAGCTTACCCTCCGCCTCGAACCCGAGCTCTCCGTCACTGTCCAGCTCGGGCCGGATGCGACCGATCGGCAGGTCGATGGTGCTGGACTTGGCAGAGCGCGCGTCGAGCATGGTCCGCATCTCTTCCAGCGTGACAAAGCGCTGGTCCTTCGGGCGAGACGCCCACTGGCGCGACAGCGACCAGTCGGTGCGACCCGTGTCCTGGGAAACGTCGAATTTTGCAGTTACCTCGAGCGGCATGTGCCCACTCTCTCTTGCTTCGCTGCGGCCCGATTACCGCAGCGCCTACGCTGTTCTGGCGTATGACCTTGCAGACGAGACAATCCACTCGTCTGCAAGGCAATGCGTCAGCGCCCCGCCACGATAGCGGCAGGGCTGGAGACATCAACTCGTTTGCGCGCGAGCGCTCGGGCTCACGACGTGTGTCTCCGTGGTTCGTTCGCCTTGGCAAGCTGTATCTTCTGCACCTGGATCATGCCGTAATCCTCAACGGCGTAACGAGCCTTCGTGGTGGCATACTCCCGGCAGTCTGGGTGCCTCCACTTCCCCGTGTTCTCGTCCCTGTAGAAGCCCAGAACCGCAGCGTCGATCTCATACTTGTCTGCTGGCATGATTTCCTCCCTCATCCGCAGAGGTAGCGCGCGCCGAGGTCACGCTTTTGGAGCCGCAGATCCTCGGCTGGCCGCGCAGAAGGGTGATCCCGCTGCACTGCGAGCCACATCGCTCGAACCTGGGGCTGGCAGGTCGGCCGTCTCAAGGCGAGACCGGTTGCGATCGGCACCAGCGCCGCAAGCGACCTCTCGGACAGTCCGGGAATGTCCAGGATCGGGCGCATTTGCTCGGGCCACGCTACACACCCAGCGAGCACAACCTTGCTGGCGTGCTCGCCGTCTCTCTGGCGGCTGACCATCTCGGCCAGCCTGCGAATGTTGTCGTTCCGCATTTCGGGTAATCCTGGTCGGAGGCGATGCGCCCCCGGCTACGAGTTGGAGAGGAAAACGATCTGGCGAACCCGCGGGACCGGCCGGCCTTCAAGGCGTTCGGCCATCCGCAGGGCAGACCGGCGGAGGCCCTCGCCGCACTCGCCGTCCACGAGCTTACGCAACATTTCAGCCGCGCGCTTGCGATTTTTCACCCTCGAGGTCTTCGCCATCTGATTTCTCCTTGGTCGAGCGGCTCGATTGCCGCTCGTATGGGCTGGCCCATAGAGAGGGGCCGCACTCGGCGGCCACTCCCCAACGGTCAGGCTGTGACTTCAAGCTCGTCTATTGGACTGCCCTCGAGATCCAGCTCAGTGCTTTCGGTTGGCTCGATCTCGGCGCCGCATGAAGGACACTCGTCATTGCAAGCGCACGACCACTGGTCCGACCATGTTTGGTCACACTCCTCGCAGTGGTAGTGGTTTACGAACCGGCATGGTTCGCCGTCACTGTCGGTCGGACCCTTCCAGATGTCAGAGTCAGCCACCCAGAGCCACGCCATGACGTAGGCGCCGTTGTCATCGCTCACCGAGACTATGGCGTTGGAGTCTACCTCGACCTCGCCTGCCTTGGTTTTCGCGTGCCTGATATAGATCTTCTCATATGGGAGCGAGCGATCATGGAAGGCTTGCACGCACTGACTAAACGTGAGGCCATTGCTAATCAGCGTGGCGAGCGCGGCCTTGATTTCATCTTGTGTCAGGGTACGCAAATTGAACCTCCTTTCCTGAACGTCGTGAGTCCGAGCAGCGCCAATGCAAGCGTGCGGATCATGTCAGCAACGCCGCCGACTGGCGCGAGCTGCCGCCGATCCCTGTGGTGATGTTGACCCGATCGGCCGCGCTTCGGCCCGCGTCGTATCCAGCCACGTTGAACCTCGTCTTGTAGTTCCGGCTGTGAAGCTTGACCGACAGCGCTTGAAAGGCTTGCTCGACAAGCCGGTTCTTCGTGACCACGAGGCTCTGTCCGGTGCGCCCGGTCTGATCGTCTACATGAGCATTCCGCGCCGCCTTCATCTCGCGCAGGCGCTCGCTCAACCGCTTCATCATGCCGCACTCGAACGAGTTTCGGTCCATCTTGTTGCCGTTCGCCTTCGGCCGACCCGTGACAGGATCGAGCACGGCTCCAAGACTGGCGCGATACTCGGACCAGCCCGTACGTGCAGCGGTCTCGAACAGGTGCGTAAGGTAGACCGCCATCAGCACGTCACTCTCGCGCCCAAAGTAGACACCAACCTCGACACGTCCACGCTTCTCGACCTGCGCATTGGATCCCCACACCCGGCAGTCGCAGAACTCGGCCGTGGCTTTCAGCACGAATTTGAGGTTTCCCAGCGTCTTCGTGCGCGGGACGAAGTGGTTCCTGTTGACCACCTCCTCGGGCTCACCGGATGTGGCGAGGTCGGCCTGGTCGAAGTCGTAGCGGTCCATCATGCTCGCCAGCTTGGAGGCGGCCATGAGCGCCTCGGCCTCGGTACATCCGTTGTCCGTCGTCCTCGCGGCCAAGGCGCGAAGGCGGTTCAGGATGGCTTCTCGGTCCATGGGGATCTCCCACCTCGCCGCGGCCCGATTACCGCAGCGCTGCGCTCCTGGCGCATGAGGAGACAGCGGATCGAGCCGCTGGCTCCCAACTCGTCAGGCTGCCTCGGACATCTCGGCCTTGGGCTTCCAGCCAATCCGCTTTCGGACGGCCTCCTCGGCCTCCTGGATCAGTTGGCGATACCGGTTCCGTCCCTCGGGCACGGTGTACCAGACCCACCGCTCGTCCCGGAGCGAAGATGATCCGTTCGGCTCGCCGCCGCGGGGCATCGCCACCCACCGAGCGCCGGCGATCTTGGCCAGGACCATGAACATATCCCCAGGCTCGCGGGCATCCTCTGCGGAAAGCGCCTTTTCGATCTTGGCGGCCATCTTCGCCATCGCCTTCGCTCGGCCTAGTGGCACGCGGCCGGTATCCTCCCACTCGATCCCGCTTCCACACAGGAAGTGCTCAGGCTTGCCGAAGCTGCCGTCGGAGACCATCCCGTAAATGCCCAGGTCGGCGAGGTCCCACCGACCATCCCACGACGAGAAGCTTCCGATGTGAGTTGGGAAATCGTCTCCGGGCTTTTTCTGCATTACCTTCGCCGAGACATGCTCCGACCCGTAGCGGTGAAACCGCTGGATCAGCAGCCCGTATGTGACTTCCTCGGTCATTGCGATTGCCTCCACCTGGCCGCGGCCTGATTGCCGCCGCCCATGCATGGCGCATGGACAGCAGGCCGAGCATCGCCCCGCCTGCTGCCGATGTGTCACGCGGCCTTGTCTGCCACCTCCTCGACCACATAGGTCAATTCGCCGGCGAGGATGGCGTCCCGTTGCGTCCGGCCCGAGAACCGTATCGAGCCAACGTTCGGGAAAACGAGATACTCCGTGGTGCCGCGAAAATCTCCCATCGCTTGCTCGCCAAGGCCCAAGAACGCCTTGATGGAAGAGGCTCGTTGGCCGATCGCGTCAGCGAGTCCGCGACGGCTCTTGCGTGGCGTGTAGCAAACCAACCGCCTCGCCCCGTCAGCGGTCCGCACGACCTCCACCTCATACCGAGTGTGGAAGTTCTTGATGCTCTCCAGCTTCGCCATCTGGTCTTCGGTCATGCGCTCCTCCTCAGAGCTCGTCGGGCGGGAGAAGCGTGTGGAGCGTGCCAGCCGCCGAGGCGGCGCGCCACTGAGCCAGTGTCGCCGACTCCCGCGCGAGCTCGGCAGCCTCGGCCCTGGCGCGCTCCGCTGCGACATGGGCATCCACTTCCTCGCCCGGATACCAGATGCGAAGCCACGTCTCGGATAGGGGATCCATAGTGCCTCCTTTCTAGGCGGCGGCTTGATTGCCGCCTCCTATTCGACCCGGACCTCGGTATAGGTTCGGTGCGGTGTCACCCGACGCACGAGCCACAAGCCAACGTGCCCGAGCTCCGTGGTCAGCCGCACATACGCTCCCACGGATGGAGGCGAGGGGAGGTGCATTTCCTCCACCAACTCGCAGTCCGTGTGTTGCACGAACCTATACTTGGTCAATGCTTGCGCCTTAATGGTCCATTGGGACCAGAACGTGATAGATGCCGGCCTCGTCGTGATGGGCGATTTCGGCCTCATACCAGGTATCGTCCGGCAGCGTGGCGTCGAGTTGCTCGAAAAACTTGTCCTCTTGACCGTACTGCTCAATGGCGAGTTCGGCCGCCTGATCTAGTGTGTCAGCCTCCGCTTCAATTTCGAAGTAGCGGATTTGGGTGCGGTGCTCCTTGAGCACGAGCGTAAACTTGGGCATCAAATCCTCCGTTCCTGGCCGAGCCTCACGGTCTGGCCGCTGGTCGAGATTTGGTATTCCTGCCCGCGCCGAGCCTGGACGGCCGCAGCCTCCCGCTGGATGCCCGCCTTGAGGTGCTCGGGGCAGTCCGGCGCAACCTTGAGCTCGAGCGTGTCGAACGGCAGGAACGCCAGCCTGACGTAATCCCCATCGCGCTCGCGCTCCCGATCGGCCCAAGCCACGCCAGTCGAGAAAACGCACGTCAGAACGCGGCCGCGCGGGGTCATGCCAGCTCCTCGCCGGAGATCATGCCCGCGCCCTTAGCGTCACAGACCTCGTCCCAAGACCACACATCATAGAAATTGGGGCGCGTTCCTCGGGCCGCCTCCTCCCGCAAGATCCGGAAGTGAAGGCTTTCCTCGTCCGTGTAGCTCCATAAGCCTCCGCCCTCGGTTATCACCACTAACATCCAAGCCTCCCTGGAAAGCGAGCGACCCAATTGCCGCTTGCTGTCCAGAGAGGAGCGGGCCGAAGCCCGCGCCTCCCGCTAGGTCTGATCGAACAGGCTGACGATAGCGACGCTCACGCCGCGACCTCCTCGGCCACACGCCAGGCTATTGCCCCGAAGCGCCTGGTAAGTTCAAGCCGCACCTTGCCAGCCTCGTGCTCCAGCGCCCACGCGACCGCGGCCGCCTTCGCCTTGTGCCCGTTGTTCCGGCACGCGACCTCCGCCTCGCGCGTGCCGATCGTGACCTGCGCTCCCCACACTCCGACCTCGGCCTGCCACACGGTCATGCGGTGGCCGTTGACCTCGGCCTCATAAGCCGGGAAGCCGAAGACCTCCCGCTTGTCCTGCCACTGGATTGGCGCGCCCATGGCTCAGACCTGCCCGCCGCAAAGCATTCGGCCCCATTCACCGACGGTCATATCCTGCGGCGCCTCGGCCTGGCTCAGGATCTGCCCGAGCGCGAGGCCGGCAATCTCGGCGACCTCCGAAAGCGTGACGGTTTCCATCGCCTCTTCGATCACGCTGAAAAGCGGATCGTTGTCGTTCAGCAAGCGAATAGCCATTGGTTTGCTCCCCGCAGAACGGGCGGCCCGATTACCGCCCGTTGTGTCGGGAGCGGGCAGGCCGAAGCCCGCCCGTTCCGTGCCGATCAGTCCGCCGCAAGCCGGTATTCCGGGTCCGCCTCCACGTCCGCTTCGTTCTGTCCCGCGATTGGGGAGAGGTGATAGACCGAGATCGGCTTGTTGTTTTTGATCGTGGCTGACTTGTGCGCCACGTACCCGAACTTCTCGCAAGCCTTCACGTGCTGCCACCATGCAATCGTGTTGAACTTCCCGCCCGGCGCGGCGCCACCCTGGAAAAGCGCGAACGTGTCCGCGCCCTCGGGCCGCGTGCAAAGGCTGATGATTACCTTTTGCGCCTCCGTCGGAACGGCAATCCGTGCCGCGCGCTCCGCCTTTTCGCCAGGCTGGACGGTCCGAACCGTGTTGCCGGTGGTCGGATCAACCACGTCCAGCGGGATGCCGAACCGGCGCGCCATCTGCATAACCAGCGCCTGCAACTCCGCCGCCGGAATGCCCGCGCCTTCGGGGAGGCGGAAAGCCAAATCGCCCTCCTGCGCCACCGCGTGGAACGTGATTGCCTTGCGTTCGGCCTTGGGCTTGTCGCCCGCCGCCGCGGCCGCGTCCTGAGCCTCGGGCAGAGAACCATCCGGCAAGCGGAGCTCGTACCGCTCCGCATGGTTCATCTCCACGTGGGAGCCCACGGGCAGGTCGGAGTCAGTAAGAGCCTGTTCCGCCTCGGCCCGGCTTTCATAGTCCGCCATTGTCCAATCCTCCGTTTGCAGCGCGGCCCGATTACCGCGCGTCCCGCTTTCGCAGGCTGGAAAGCGCCACGGTCCGAAGCCCGCGCGCGTTCCAGTCCGCCAAGCGTTGTGGGAACCCCGGGACGCGACCCGGAAGCCGCGCCCGCATAGGCTTAGATCTCTCCGTCGGCCGGGGCTTCCGCCTCCAGCGTCGCGCCATCCACTTCCGCGTCGGTCGCGCTTTGATCGGTGATAGGGCCGATTTCCACGACAACGCTCCGCAAATCCTGACGATCCGCCAACGCTTCCGCCGCAACTTGCATCGCGACCGCCACGCTTGACGCTTCGAATGCGCATATCTCAACACCGCCACGGGCGGGCCGCATCGTGATTTCAACGTTCAGCATATGAACAGCTCCCCATAATCCGCGCCCCACTGACGCGGATTGTGGGGAACCTGCCGCGCCATCGCGTGACGCGGCTTCGTTCCGTCATTCCTTCCGTTGGAGTGCTTCCATCGGGCGACCTGATTACCGCCCGATCGCGCTACCGTTGCCGGTAACGCTCCATCTGACGCGCCATCTCTCACACAGCGCACTGTCAGACTTATGCGTCGGGTTGACTGTCCGGCTTCCTAATCCGTGCGGACCTACAGGCTTGCAGTCATGCGCCTAACGCCTTGTCCGTGTGGCGTCGGTAGCAGACTGGACGTAACCAGGGAGCTTCCGCCCCTGTATCCTGTAGGCACTCCGCAAAGGGGAAACCCGATGCAGTGAACCCTCCTATTCATCCCGCGACCCGCTTACCGGCAAGCGTCGGTGGTATGTCAAAGATCAGGGTGGGCAAGTGAACGTTGACAGGGTTCCGATCCTGTCCCGTCCGTCCGCTTGGCAACTCCTCTCTACCCTGGGAACCCGTCCCGCCGTGCCTTGCTGACAACGGGAGAATGACGCCACGGTGGCGTCTTTGCAAGCGCTAGGTCACTGGAAAGACGAATAAATCTGGTAACTGGTTCGCGAGGCGATTTGGCGTCTGGTGCCTGTCCGGGCTTGCCCGCGTCGCGCGCGCGATCAGGCACACGTGCGCGCGCGCGTATATGTGCGCGTGCGTTCGCTGAGGCTGGGATCGGACATAATGTCCGCGATATGCCCGGATTGCCGGGTCGGTATGGACATTATGTCCGGAGCACGTGCTCAAACTTGAATCCGGATCGGGTCCGGCACGATTGCCAGGGAGGCGCAGCGAGTGATCACGGACGCGTGACGTTCGGAAACGGGCATTATCGAACGTAACGGCTCGCCGAGGCGCGAGCACTCGGTCCGGCATCGGGTAGGTCTGGGACGCGTGATCGTGCGTCAGGGATCACGGCTCGCCGAGGTGCGAGCATCAGGTCACGGCTCGGCGAGGCGCGAGGACTCGACCCCCCCATGTCGAAAAAGGGCACCCGGGGGGGTAGGGGAGCTGTGCAGCAGCCCAGATGGATTTTCCCTGAAATTTTGCAAAATTTTTGCCATATCGATCCGGTCGTTCATATCCCGGATGCCGGACAGAAATGCCCGCGATGGTTGTGCTGCGCCGGAGTTCCTACGCCCGGCGGGTGACAATCGCGCTACAACATACGCGCGTAAGGGTGTGTTTTCAGACGCTTGGCTGGGTGCATGTAGATGCTCTCGCATAAGTGCTTGACTTGAGCGCAGAACTCGGCTTGAAAACACTAGCTTGGCGTGTGTTGCGACCCACCCCGGGCGACCCCCATACAATTTCATCTGCGAGCGCCCATGACCGCCTATGCACGAGGTCACGTGGTAGCCTTGCGTCGCGCTGGCCTTGGTGTCGTTTGGACGGCGCGAGACGGCGACGTGTGGCTGCTGCCGATTTGGGGGAAGAACGGGCCGCCGAGGCACCGTGCGGAGGTCCAGATCGATGATCTCTCCGACATTGCGGCCTGCGGGCTGAGCCTCCGTTACCCGGTGGTCCGGTGCAACACGCTTCAGCGGGTCCGGGCCAGCCAGATTGTCGGCCTAGAGCCGATCGGCCTCACGCCGGCCGTCCTTCTTGCCCGGATCGTGGCGTCAGTGACGCGCGAGGCGAAGGCTCAGGAGATGGAAAGCCGGCTCCAGTTCATGAACCCGGCCATTGGGGCCGACGAAATGTGCGTGCGGTTCTGATGACCAACGACGAGATGTGCCACCTGGCCCGGGTGATGCCGCGGGCAGCAACCGAGCGCGCGGTGTGCGCCGGCGAGGGGGCGGTCAGACGTTGGCCGGATCCGTTGACCGACGGTCAAAAGCGGGCCCTGCAGAGCGTGACGATCCAGATTTCCCTGATCGCTGACGGCGCCGTCCGCTGGCTGCCCCGGATCAGACGGGCTCCTGTCTGAGTTCACGTCTAGCTATCCGGCTAGCCTGCTAACTTGCTATCATCAATGACTTAGCGCCGGCCCGGCGCGGCCCGATCGGATGGAGACGAGCCATTCAGGCGACCTTGTGTGACCGTGCTGACGCTGGGCGCGCGCATCTCGCCGCCCCGCCGGCCTCCGGGCGCCGGTCCTGGCCGGCTGCGTTCCTCCTCACGGCCAGCATTGGCGAGCTCTGGCCGACCCTTTGGTTCGACTGGCACTGGACGCCGCTGAACGCCGTCCGGAACCGGTGGCGCACGCCGAACGGCGAGACGGTGAACCTGGTCGAAGACCCGGCCCGGCTCGAGCATCTGCGGCCGGGCACCCGGCTCTACATCGTCCCGAGCGCCTACAGCCTCCCCGACGTGACCAGCGAGGCCTTGGCCCGCTGGATGCGGGTCTTTGACGTCGTGCTCATCCCCGCGAACGATCCGGCCCATGACGCCGACCGAACGCCGAGGGCTCATGGACAGCGGGCAGTTTAAGCAGGCCCTCGGTGACGTCGGTCTAGAGCCTCAGCAGTTCGCTGAACTGCTCCGGGATCTTGGTGATCCCGGCGAACAAGCGTCCGTCGAGCGTCGCGTCCGGCGCTGGTGGATCGGCCGGGCAGGTGTCCCAGGCGAGGTCATAGCTCTGCTGACCCTTCTGCGCCGACATCAGGCCGCCTTGAAAGCGCTCGGAGTGCTCACGCCTCCAATCTCAGCCTCCACGCAAGCCCATCGAAGCCCTCGTTCAGCCCGAAAAAGCTGATCGAAGCGGCATGAACCCCCATTTTCATCCAGGGAGCGCCTGCGGGCGTGAGAGGCGCGACGAATGCCCGGTACGGTGCGTTTGCAGCTGACGGCAGGGGAGTTCGTCGTCCGGATGGACGATGGGAACCGAGTCCAGACCTGCTACACGGACCGGACAGGCACGAGCCGCACTGCGGTAGCGAACCTGGACGACATCCTGGCATTTGCGCGCGACGTTCTGGCGAAGGCGCACATGAACTCGGAGGTCGCATGACGCATCTGATCTCGATCCGCGAGGGCCTGAATTACGGGCCGTCTTGGGACTTCATCAATCGCCGCGGCTTTGACGCTCGGAAAACCGGGGTCGGGCACGAGGCTGCGCCGCTGATGAGCAGCGGACACGGCCGCGCTTCAGTGACACCCCGCGAGAGGCCCAGCCTCAGCGTTTACCGAGATCCGCGATGCCCCAGCAGAAACGAGACAATCTGACCACCGTCCAGAGCGTGCGCTTGGATGCGGCTCTGAGCCTGATCGAGAGCGGACGTGCACGGACAGTGCAGGACGCGATGCTCCAGGCCGGCGCGATCGCCGACTTCGTCATGACTGGCGAGGTCAAGGGCCTGACTCCTGGGGCCGGCACCGAGATGCCGGGCCTGAGCGGTCGGCCAACCGGAGTCGCGAGGAACTGACCTTGCCGCAATCGTTGGACGCGGCTCCCGCCGCATGGAGCGCCGAGGATCGGTCCCTCCGGATCGAACCTGGGCAAGTCGTCAGGACGGCGTGGGTTGGGGTCGAGGACTGCTTCCTTGCGAACAGATCCCGGATGGCTGTCGGCGACGTCGAGGCCAAATACCGCCAGCTTCTGTGCCAGGGCGACGCCGCCGTTTGGCCGCCGATCACCGGCACTTGGAGCGGGTCAAGATTCTCAGTTTCTGACGGCCGCCACCAGTTCATCGCTTCCCTGATGCTGGGGCGAGAGAAGGTGTTGGTCGCCTGGATCACCCACGAGGACCCGGCGGCGGATGTCGAGCCTGACTTGCGATTTAAGGATCGAAAAGCCAAGTAAGCTGCGAGGCCCGTAGGTGCTGGACACACCTACGGGCCTCTGACCAAAACGAGCACTGGAATGCACGACTTTGGCTAACCAACGACATAGCCATGCTGCGGCATGGACGAAAGTATGCGGCGCATGCGGACTGGAAAAAAGCACCTCGGAGTTCTTTCAGACTTCATCCGGCAGCCCTGCCCGATTGTGCCGGGAGTGTGCCGGTCGGTCATGGAAGCCGTGTGCCGTGTGCGGGACAGCCTTCTTCGGTCGGTCTGGAGGTCGATATTGCACCCCGAAGTGCCGGGGCGTCGCGCGATCGAACAATACCCGCCAGTGTCGGAATTGCGGACAATCATTCCGGGTTGTTGGATACCAAGCTAGGGTCTTCTGCTCCCGACAGTGCTATGTCTCGTCAAAAGTCGGCAAGCCGAGCCCGCAAAAGTCAAGCCGCAGGCTAGATCTTAAGCGTCGCGAACCGGTCACTTGCCGTGGGTGCGGCAAGGTCTTCGAGACGAAGCCATCTCTTAGGCGAGTGTTTTGTTCAAGGCGCTGCACGAGAACCCTCATCGAGATTCCTTGCGCCCACTGCCAGACACTGTTCAAGCCTGCCAACTCGAAGCGGAAATATTGCAGCAAGGTTTGTTCAGATCGTGCGGCAAGCATCCGACAACGGGGAGAGAACAGCCATTTTTGGGCCGGGGGCCTGACGAACGGCCATGATCTTCTAAGATTAAGCCGCGAATATCGCGACTGGCGACAGGCCGTTTTCAAGCGCGATGCCTTTCGCTGTGTCCTTTGCGGAGTTCAGGGCGGTCGGGGTACAGGGATCGTTCTCGATCCAGACCACATACAGCCGAAATCTGAGCGCCCGGACTTGGCAACCGTTCTGTCCAACGGGCGGACGCTTTGTAGGTCGTGCCACAAGCAGACTGACACGTACGGATGGAAGCAGGCGTGGAGAATGCAGCGCCTGAGAGCGAGAGCAGCCGAGCATGACGCTGAAGATCGAGTATCGCCCACTCAAGTCCTTGGTCCCTTACTCCCGCAACGCTAGGACGCACCCGCGCCATCAGGTTCAGAAGCTCAAGGCGAGTCTGGCGGAATACGGCTGGGCAAACCCGATGCTCGTGGCGGACGGTCAGATGATCGCTGGGCACGGTCGCCTGATCGCCGCTCTTGAGATGGCAGAGCAAGGCGTAGTAATCCCGAGAAACCCGGATGCATGGAGCGGCCCGACTGTCGATCTGAGCCATCTCTCCGCTACCCAGCGCAAAGCCTACGTCCTGATGGACAACAAGAGCGCGCTGGACTCGGGCTGGGATACAGATTTGCTCCTGATGGAGCTTGGCGATCTACACGAGGAAATCGACCTTTCCCTCACGGGCTTCAACGAGGACGAACTTGCCGCTCTCCTGGGCGGCGCTGGGCCGCAGGCGGACGAAAACGCTGCAGGGGAAGACGAGGTCTCCGCTCCTCCCGCGATCCCCGTCACCGTCCCCGGCGACATCTGGATCATGGGCCGGCATCGGCTGATGTGCGGAGACAGCACCAACCCGCAGCACATCGAGCGCCTCATGCAAGGCGAGCTGGCCGACTTCTGCTTCACGAGCCCGCCCTACGGCAAGCAGCGGAAATACGAGCTCGAAGAGGGCATCTCAGACTGGGACGCCCTCATGCAGGGCGTCTTCGGGCTCCTGCCTCTCACGCCTGACGCGCAGGTCCTGGTGAACCTCGGCCTGGTGCACAAGGAGGGCGAATGCATCTCCTACTGGGACGGGTGGATCGAGTGGATGCGCGCGGCCGGATGGCGCCGCTTTGGCTGGTACGTGTGGGATCAGGGCTGGGGCATGCAGGGCGACTGGCAAGGTCGACTGGCGCCGAGCCACGAGTGGGTCTTCCACTTCAACCGGCACGCCGGTGAGGTGAACCGGACCGTCCCGAAGAAGCCCGAGAACATCAAGGACAAGACCGGGATCAAGAACTACCGCAAGGGTGACGGCAGCAACGGCATGAACTCCGTGAATGCCTCGCCCAAAAGCGCTCTGCACACCCACAAGATCCCGGACAGCGTGATCCGCGTCACCCGTCACACCGGTGGCCTGGGCGACGCAGGCGCACACCCCGCAGTTTTCCCGGTCGATCTGGTCTCCGAGATGCTGACCGCTTTCACCAAGCCGGATCAGATCGTCTACGAGCCCTTCAGCGGGTCCGGCACGACGCTGATCTCGGCCCAGAAGAACGGGCGCAGCGCTCGCGCCATGGAAATCGCACCGGCCTATGTCGATGTGGCGATACGCCGATGGAGCAAGTTCGCCGGGCAGTTCGCCACGCTTGAGGGTGATGGTCGCTCGTTTGACGAGATAGAGCAGGATCGACGCGCATAGCGGCCGTCGCTGAAGGATCGCAGACAATGACCCACCTTGTTGCGATCGTGCTTTTCCTCCTCATCATCGGCGTCCTTTGCTGGGAAGCCTCCCGCTGAAGCGCAGACAGACCTACAGGAACCGGCAAATGAGCGACCGCGGCAAGGTGAAGATCGTCTCCGACGGCCGTGCCAATGGCACCGTCGTGCTCGATGGTAACGGCGAGCCGATCCGGTGGGGGCGAAGCGGAATCACGAAGATCGAAATCCGCCCGATTGAGCCTGAAGGGCTCGTTGAGGCGGTGTTCACCGTGCGGAACCTCGCGCTGGACCTCGTCGCCTTCTCTGCACTGACCCAAGCCGATACAGGCGCCCCGCGGGGAAAGCCGGCCCTCAGGCTGGTCTCTGACGCAGGAGTTGCAGAATGAGGAGCTTTCACCACGCCGTTCTCTACGGCATCGGCGGCCTCCTCCTCGCAATAGCGGTCGGCGACGCCGTCTCGGTCGCCATGCTTGGATCTCTGGGCGACATCGTGCTCACGGCCACCGGTTGCGTGTCACTCGGCCTGCCGCTCTTCCTGGACGCCAACGAGGCTTGGCGCCAACACTCCGCGGAGAAGATCGAGAGCGCCGACTATGCGTCGCGCCAGGCCATGATCCGCGAAATCAAGACCATGGACCACGAGCACTCGCGGAACCTGGAGATCGTGGCCACCGAACTCGGGCGCGTCTCCGAGCGCCTGACGAGATCGAACGACAAGATCCTGAGGATGACGACACGGCCGCGCGTTCGCGGCCAGTTCGCGCCGAAGGAAGCGGCGCTCTCGGCTCCGGAAATCTCAGCCACCGATTCCAGCTGGCTTGCTGAAAACGAACCCGATGTCAGTTCCATACCGCGCTAACAAAGCGCACCGCCTTGCCGTCCAAACGCTTCTCTCTGCCGACGTTCCTCTCTGGAAGATCGCGAAGCAGTTGGGGATTGGCGAAGAGACGCTGAGGCGGCACTACCCACAGCAGCTCGAGCGCGCCGGCTTGATCAATGGCCGAAAGCCACACGAGCCGACGCCCGATAATCGGAAGAAGGTCTGGATGCTGGCCGGCATGCAGGTCGCGAACGAGTCGATCGCGAAGTTCCTCGACATCGGGGACGAGACGCTGAGGAAGCACTATTCCGAGGACATCGAGCGCGGCCGGATCGAAGCCAACCTCAAGGTTGGCATGAAGCTGTTCGAGATGGCGACCGGGCCGGCCGAGCTGAAAACGACTGCCACTGCCGCGATCTTCTGGGCGAAGACCAAGATGGGCTTCGTCGAAACCAGCCGCGTCGAGCAAACCGGCAAAGAGGGCGGCCCGGTCGAGCACGCAATTCAAATTGTTCTGCCCGACAATTCTAGGGGCGATGTTTCCCCAGCTCTCATGCCGGCCATCGAACAGAACTTGGCGGACATCGCCGCTGAGATCGACGCCTTCCCCGAGGCGGAACCTGAGAGCGAATACGATGATGACTGAACTCACGTTCGAAATCAGATTCGCTTGGTGGTGGGCTCCCTATGTGAGCGCCGCTCGCCTGGCGTGTTGGATCGGTCTGCCCATCAGACCCGACGCTCTGCGCAACCATTTGGACCGTGTGACTCTTCGCGCGGCTCGCCTGCGACCCTGAACTGCGAATTCGCAGTTCAATGGATTGAACCGCGAGCGCGCAATCAGTTCACGATCAGGACCGGAGGCGCCCCCTCCGTCGAAGGGCCAGCATGCCTCCCGAACGGATTTCCCCCCAGCCCGGACCCCAGAGCGTGTTCCTGTCGAGCTCGGCAGACATTGCTATTTACGGCGGTTCGGCTGGGGGAGGCTTATGACGCCCCGCGGCGCAATCTGCGGGGCACTGAAGCAAGACATGGGCGCTCCTTCTGGAGCCACTTCGACACGTTGTCAGTAACGCGAAATTCCGGGCGGTCTTCTTTCGGCGGACTACTACGCAGGTCACAAACCCTGGTGGCTTGTGGGACGCTGCGGGCAATCTCTACCCCAAGCTAGGCGCGCATCCTCGCGTGCAGTCTCTCGAGTGGATCTGGCCCAAGGGCGGCCGGATCAAGTTCGCTCACCTTGAGCACGAGAAGACGAAGAACGAATACCAGGGGGCGGAAATCCCGCTCCTGTGTTTCGACGAGCTGACGCATTTCAGCGAGTCGATGTTCTGGTACATGGTCAGCCGGAATCGCTCCACCTCCGGCGTGAAGGGCTACGTCCGAGCGACGTGCAACCCCGACGCCGATAGTTGGGTGGCGAACTTCATCGAATGGTGGCTCGGCGAAGACGGCCTTCCCATCCAGGAGCGGGCCGGCGTGCTTCGCTGGCTTCTTCGGGTCAATGACACGCTGCACTGGGCCGACACCCGGCAAGAGCTGGTCGACAAATTCACCGGCAAGATGCCGGCCGAGCAGATCCTGCCGAAGTCGGTGACCTTCATCCCGGCGACCTTGACCGACAACAAGGCGCTGATGAAGGCCGATCCCGGCTACATGGCGAACCTTCTCGCCCTGCCGACGGTTGAGCGCGAGCGCCTGTTGGGCGGCAACTGGAAAATCCGGCAAGCAGCCGGGCTCTACTTCCAGCGCAAATGGCTGAAGCCGATCGCTCCGCAGATGATCCCCGACGCGACTATCTGGGCGCGGGGCTGGGATTTGGCGTCGACACCGAAGACCGCGACGAACAATCCCGACTTCACGGAGTCGGTTCTGATCGGGCGCACGCTCGATGGACGCTTCATCATCGCCGACCACACGTTCCTTCAAGGCAGCCCGAGCGAAGTTGAGAACGAGATTCTTCGTGTCGCGAAGCAGGACAAGGACAGCGGCCGCTACGTGACGATCTCGATCCCGCAGGACCCTGCGGCGGCGGGGAAAGCGCAGGCGGCAGCCTTCACGAAGCTGCTGGTCGGCTACGACGTTCGGACCTCGACGGAGAGCCGCGCCGCCACTGCGGCCGCGGTCGGATCGGCGGCAAAGGCCGCCAAAATCGGCCGTTTTTCGCCGTTCTCGGCGCAGTGCGAGGCCGGCAACGTGCTCTACGTGCCTGGCGAGTGGAACAAGGCCTGGTTTGAGCGTCTGGAGGCTTTCCCGGTAGCTGCGAAGGACGACACCGCCGACGCCACATCCAGAGCCTTCGGGCAGCTTGGCGAGTTCGTCTACGACGCTTCCATGAGCTGGGTGGGGGCATTGACCTGATTTCTGGAAGCCCTTCATGCAGTTCTCCGACTCGCTCCAGAACCTAGTCTCCGGGCTCGGAACCGACCGCGACAAGGCGACGTTTTCGACGTTCACCGGCAATCTTCTCGGCCGCCCCGAGCTGCTGAACATGTACACGTCGGACTGGATCGCCGGCACGATTGTCGACGCTCCCGCGGACGACATGACGCGCGAGTGGCGCTCCTGGAAAGCCGGCAAGCGGCACCTGAAGTCGATCGAGACCTCGGAAAAGCAGCTCAACGTCGTCCAGGTGGTCAACCGCTGCCTGAAGCAGGCTCGCCTCTACGGCGGATCGGCCCTGCTGATCGGAACCGGCGACCCGGACCCGTCGAAGCCTTTGGATCCTGAGTCGGTCCAGAAGGGTGGGATCAAGTATCTGCACTCGCTCTCGCGGTGGGAGATCTTCGCAGGCGACCTCGACCGTGATCCGGTGTCGCCCACGTTCGGCGAGCCGACCATGTATCAGCTGACCGCTGGCGGCGCGGCTGACCCCAGCCTGGCGTCAAGCTTCGGCCCGGTGCTCATTCACCCGAGCCGGATCGTCCGCTTCCAGGGCATCCAGCAGCTCGAGCTCACCTGGTCGATCGACGGCTGGGGACACCCGATCCTGCAGCGCGTCTATGACGCGGTGCGTAACGCCGCCTCGGTCACGTCCAACATCGCCTCGCTCGCCTACGAAGCGAAGGTCGACATCATCAAGATCCCGGGCCTGACGCAGAACGTCAGCAACCCGGAATACCGGAACAAGCTCCTCGCCCGTCTCGCGCTGGCTCAGCGCGGCAAGTCGATCAACTCGGCCTTGCTGATGGATGCGCTTGAGGAGTGGGACCAGAAGCAGCTTCACTTCGCGGGCTACCCGGAGGTGATCGCCAAGTTCATGGAGATCGCGGCGGGCGCGGCGAACATGCCGGTCACCCGGCTGCTAGGCAAGTCGCCCACTGGCTTGAACTCCACCGGTGAGGCTGATCTTCGGCACTACTACGACACGCTGAGCAGCAAGCAGAAGACGGAGATGGGGCCGGCGCTCAACCGGCTCGACCAGGTTCTGATCCGGCACGCTGGCGCCAAGCCCTCTGACGTCTGGTACGAGTGGAACCCGCTCTGGCAGATGAGCGATCGAGAGAAAGCGGCTGTGGCCATGCAGAAGGCCCAGACCAGCCAGATCTACTCGGTGGTCGGTGTTATGCCGCCGATCGCCCTGCAGGAGGCGGTCCAGGCCCAGCTGATCGACGACGGCACATATCCTGGCCTCGAGCAGATCCTCGAGAGCCACAAGGGCGAAAAGGCCGAGCCGATGCTGGCTCAGGAAAAGGCCGTCGATCCGAACTTGGCCGTGAAGATGCTGAACGACCCGACGGCCTCGCACGATGAGCTCTGGGAAGAGACGGCAGTCGCGGCTCACGTTGAGCGGCCGCCGATAGACCAGACCCCGCTGCCCCGCCGACCGCGCCGCGCAAAAGCGCCGACCGCGTAACCCACCAGGCCGCTCCCAAGCGGCCTTTTTCTATTGGGCTGACTGCAATGCTTTTCACAGACAGCGTCGTGCTGGACGGTAAGCCGCGACTGACCGGCTCGGGCTATCTCGTAGCCGATGCGAGGGTCGCGCGGACCGGCATCCAACTCTACACCGGCGACGAAATGGGCATGCCGGAGATGAGCGTGGTGCGCGTTTTGCGCTCCGCCGACGAAGTCTTCTCCGAGCAGTCGATGGGCACGTTCGTCTACAAGCCGATGACGAACGACCACCCCTCCGAAATGGTCGACTCCAAGAACTGGAAGCGGCTTTCGATCGGGTTCGTCGGTGACACCGTCGCACGGGACGGGACCTTCATCCGGGTGCCACTGACCATGATGGATCAGTCGGCAATCGATGACTTCAAGTCCGGCAAGTGCGAGCTGTCAGTCGGCTACACCGCGCAGCTCGATTGGACGGGAGGCGTCACCGAAGACGGTGAGAAGTTCGACGCGGAACAGCGCGACATCCGTGTGAATCACATCGCTTTGGTCGATCGGGCGAGGGCCGGCCCGCAGGCGCGTATTGGCGACTCATGGCCCACCATACCCACAACTAAGGACAAGGATATGCCAGAAGTGGCACTCCGGACAGTGACCATTGATGGTCTGTCCATCAGCACGACCGACCAAGGCGCACAGGCCGTCGAGAAGCTGCAGAAGCAGATCTCGGACGCAGTGGCATCGCACACGACGGCAATTGCTGCCCGCGACGCAGAGATTTCCAGCCTGCGCGACGCGCACGCTAAGGAGCTCGCGACCCGCGACGGTGAAATCGCCGGCCTGAAGGCGAACCACGGCAAGGCGCTCGAGGCGAAGGACGGCGAGATCGCCGGCCTGAAGTCCGCTCACACTGCGGCCATCGAAGCCAAGGACGGCGAAATCGCCGCTCTCAAGGCTCAGGTTCCCGATGCAGCGGCGATGGACGCTCTGATCGCCGATCGCGCCCGGGTGTTCGACGCAGCCCGCAAGATCCTCGGCGACAAGGCCGATTTCGCGGGCAAGACCGCAGCTGACGTCCGCCGCATGGCGGTGGTTCAGCGCCTCGGTGACGCTCAGGTCAAGGACAAGAGCGACGAGTACGTCTCCGCAGCCTTCGACACCCTGACCGCCGTTGCCGGCGGGGCCGCTGCTGCCGATCCCGTGCGCGATGCGCTTCGCTCCAACACCAAGCCCGCGACCGTCTCCGACCGCGATGCGCCCTACCTGGCGTTCGTGAAGTCGCTCGAGATGGCGCATCTGCCGAACGGGGGCAACTGATATGCCGAACCTGCAGCCCACCTACAATGACGCCCCGGTAGCGGGCTTCGTTGGCCGGATCGCGGACGCGACCCCGGCGACCGTCATTTCCCGCGAGAACGACATTGCCGCCGCGACGAACATCGCGTTCGGCCGCGTGGTTGTGCGTGGCTCCGATCCGGCGAACACCGTGAAAGACGGCGCCCTCGGCACGGCTTTCTTGGGCATTGCCCTGGTGAACGTTGCGACCCGTCCCGACGCCGCTGACCAGTATCAGCCCGGCGACGTGGTTGCGGTCCTGACGCGCGGGTGCGTGTGGGTGAATGGCGCTGTCGCGGTCAACGCCGGCGACTCGGCCTACTTCACCTCCGCTGGCGCGATCACGAACGTTTCCACCAGCAATACCGCCATCCCGAACGCCAAGTTCGACAGCACCACCTCCGGGGCTGGCCTCGCCAAGCTGCGGCTGTCGTAAGGACCTGCACCGATGAACGTTTACGACGCGTCCCGCATGCTGGATGCCCAGCAGGCTGAGGCCTTCCTGATTTCACAGCTCACGCACATCGAGAAGTCGGTGTACGTGGTGAAATACCCCGAGATCCGTTACCCGGGCCTGATCCCGATTGACACCTCGGCCAACCCCTGGATCCCGTCGGTCACCTACTTCTCGACCGATGGCGCCGGGTCTGCGGCGTGGTTCGCCGGCGGTGCGCAGGACATGCAGCACGCCGACGTCAACTACAACAAGTTCGAGACGTCCGTGCGGATGGCCGGTATCGGCTACCGCTACGACATCGAAGAGCTGTCGCAGGGCGCCCTCCTGGGCCGCAACCTCACCGACGACAAGGCGCGCTATGCGCGGCTCGCGGCGGAGAAGTTCATCGACCAGGCGGCTCTCTTCGGCGACAGCAAGGTCGGCTACCAGGGCCTGCTGAACAACTCGACGGTGACCACCTCGACCGCTCCGGCGACCGGCACGGGCAGCACGACGACTTGGTCGACGAAGACCCCTGACCAGATCCTCTCGGACGTCAACAACACGCTGACCGGCGTGTGGACCGGGTCGGCAACCGTTGAAATGGCCGACACCGTTCTGCTCGGCCTCAACGTTTGGTCGTATGTCGCGACGACTCGCCTGCACAACCTGAGCGAGAAGACGATCCTCGACTGGATGCAGGAGAAGAACGTCTACACGGCGGAAACCGGCCAGCGCCTCACGATCAAGGCCATCCGCGGCCTCGACACGGCCGGCTCCGGCGCGACCTCTCGCCTCGTCGCGTACCGCAAGGATCCGACGGTGGTGAAGATGCATCTGCCGATGCCATACCGCTTCCTCCCGACCCCGTGGCACGTTGGCCCGATGCTGTGGGAAGTCCCTGGCATCTTCCGCTTCGGTGGCGTCGACATTCGTCGCCCCGGCGCGTTCCGCTACGTTGACGGGATCTGATATTCCGTCGTCGTTCTGAGTGATCTCCTGCTGACAGCTTCTCCAATTCTGGAGTGGTGCCGGCAGGAGGCACCAACGGGAGACCGACTTACATGATCATCAAGAACACCTCGCCGGGCATCCGCGGGATCAACATTGTCGGCGAGGACGACATGGTCGCGCTGATGATCAATCCCGGAGAGACGACTGCGGACGTGATACTGGCCGACCCGAAGTGCCCCGTGTTCCTTGGCATGGTGGCGAGCCGGGAGCTCGAGGTCCAGGAAGCCCCGGCACCCGCCGCGGCGCCGGCACCGGCTCCGGTAGCGCCAGCCGCTGAGCCCGCAGCTTCCGAGCCTGCTCCGAAGGCTGACGACAGCAAGAAGAAGGGCTGACCCATGTCCCTGACAGCCGCCCAGGCCTTGGATACCCGCAGGTTCTGCGGCTACTCGGTCCAGGCGGCCGTGGGGATTGGCGACCCGGATACCGTCCAGAACAGCGCTGCTCTCGACCGTCTGCTCGGGCAGCTCACCGCCGACCAGGAGACCGTCCTCACGACGGTTTACCTCGCCAATCTGTATCAGCTCGAGGCCGCGATCATGGGCGCGAGCGCGAATCTCGATACGGAAAAGGCGGCGGTCTGGACACACAACCAGAACGAGCTCAGCGATCGTCAGGCGCTCTACTTTTCTTGGCGCCAGCAGCTCGCCAACTTCCTGGGTGTTCCCGCCGGGCCGGGCGTTTACGCGCCGACCTCTCTCACGAGTGGCGGGATCGTCCCGGCGGTATTCGCCGTCTGACTTCGCCGAGGTGGATGAATGACCGCAGCCGCATGGACGCCCTGGCATCGCCGCCAGGAACCCACGCTGACCCTTCCGCAGACACAGAAAGCAGGCCCCATGTCCGATACCGCTTCCGCCACTGCCCCGACCTCTGACACCGTGTCCCCGGCCGTTGTTTCGGCCGCCGCGACCATGGCGCCCATCTCGTCGGAAGCCGCGCTCGATCTGGGCAAGTTCCCGGTTGCGGCTTCCGCGCCGGCTCCGACGCCGGACAGCGACATTCAGCTCCGCATGTCCCTGCTCGTTCTGGCGGGCCAGCTCACGCAGCTGATGGGGCGCAACAGCGTCGTGCCCGAGCAGCTGGCGAAGGCGACCGGCATCTCCGAGACGGTGCTCTACTCGATCATGACCGGCCGGGAGCCCGACGTGGGCGTCCGGACGCTCTCGGTCCTGGCCAAGGCGCTCGGCGTGCCCTTCGGGTTCGGGCTCATCCAACCGTCAGGTGCCAAGAGCGCCTGACCGAGATCGCCGGCTTCGGCCGGCGTGCGAGAGTGAACGGGCGCGCGCGTTGCGCGCCGCGGACCTGCCGCGAGCAGTGGGGCAGGGGGATGGGTGGCCGTAAAGGCAATGCCCGTCCGGTCGGATGCTGCCCGTTCACCCCTCTCTACCGAGTTGAGCAATGCCGCCACCCTCCAGCCGCGCCTGTGGGTGCGGCCAAGCCATATTCGGCATAGGCAAGCGCTGCCGACGATGCCAGGCGCAGTACAAGGCTGACCGCGCCGCCGTTCGCCTATCTCCCCCACCACGCCCTCAAAGAGAGCCGAGTAAGGGCCGATGCCCTGCTCATCTGGCTTGGATCCGCTCTTTCCCGTGCGCCGTACTCGGCTGCACGGGCTCCCCCATCCATGCCCATCACGTGCGGGCCGGAAACGGTGGCGGGACGGCGATCAAGCCGGGTGACGAGTGGACCGCACCGGTTTGCGCAGCGCACCACGGCGAGGGCCACCAGACCGGCTGGAAGACTTTCGAGCACAAATACCAGGTCGATTTGCGACGGGAGGCTGAGGCGCTTGCGCGCCTATCGCCGCACCTCGATCGGCCTTCCCCTTGGAGCCCCTGATGAGCCAGTTTCCCGCCCCGAGCGGCAATGTGACGGCGCTGCCGGTGATCATGGTTGACCCCTCGTCGGGTCTCACCTCGGCGTCGGACGGCCCGGCTACCCGAGCCGTAGCGGTCGTTCCCAGCGACGCCACGACACTGACTCCGCCAACCCGCGCCATCTACGTCGGCGGAAGTGGCAATCTCGTCCTGACAACGTCGGGCGGCGACCTCGTGACCTTCAGTGTTGGGGCCGGGATGATCTTGCCAGTCCAGGCCGTCAAGGTGATGGCGGCCACGACCGCTACTTCGATCGTAGCGATGTGGTAGGCGGCCGCGATGATAAGCCTAGGCCTTGTCATCTGGCGGTTCATCACCGCCAGACCGAACCCATTCACTGCTGATTATAGCCCTGACTTCGGGCCCTAACTCACTCCAGCCCAAGACCGGACATTTCACATGGCAGACTCGGCAAAGCCGATCGCGGCGCTGTTGGCCTCTTTCGCTGATGGCCAGCCTGCTGGTTCGATCACTCCGCAGACTATGCGGAACCTGGTTCTGAGCACGGCGCTTCTTCAGATCAACACCCAGACCGCAAATTACACGCTGGGCCTGACAGATCGGGTGTGCGCGGTCGACATGAACTCGGCGACCGCTGTCACGGTCACAGTTCCACAGAACTCCAGCGTCCCGTTCGATGTGGGGACTGTGCTTGAGGTCTGCCAATACGGTGCAGGCCAAGTGACGATCGTACCCGCAGCGGGCGTTACGCTTCGGACTCCGTCGGCCACTCTGACGACCCGCGCTCAATATTCGTCGGTGTCGCTGAGGCAGCGCGCCGTCGATGAGTGGATTGTATCGGGCGACCTGACATGATGCCTTCGCTGGCGGCGCATAGGTCCGCAGGCATACTAACCTCGTGGCAGTCGCGTCAGTCTCTGACGCTGGACTTCCTCAGCGGGACGGTGGATCCGCGCATCGCGTTCACCCGCGCAAGCGGCGCGAGCTATTTCGATGCGACCGGCACCCTGCAGATCGCAGCGAACAACGTGCCGCGGATCGACTACGGTCCGGCGCCGAGCAACCGGACGAACTGGGTCCGGAACTCGACGATGCAGGGCGGCGGGGCCGGCGTTGTCCCGACCAATTGGGCCGCATTCTCCCCGGGATCTGGCATCGGCTATACCGTCGTCGGCACCGGCACCACGGCGCAGGGGCGATCGTATTTCGACATACGCCTCAGCGGGACGGCCAGCGCCACTATTGGGAACTCCACAGCCTTCCTCTCGCCGGAGCAGGGCAATGTCATCCCGGGCGCGCAGGGCCAAGCCTGGACACTTGGCGTCAATGTCCAGGTAGTTGCGGGCGTCCTGTCCGGGACGCTATCCCAGGATATAGCCGAGCGCTCGGCCTCCGTCGCGCTGGTTGCAAGCCATTCCGTGGTGATCTCGCCAACCGGCGTGGATACTCAGTTCGTGACGACCGCGACGACAACCGCCGCGAGCGCCGCATACGTTCAGCCGATATTCCGCTGGGGCTGCGCTTCCGGGGCCGTCGTTGATTTCACCCTTCGGATCTCGCAGCCTCAGCTTGAGCGCGGCTATCAGGCAACGGCCTTTATCCCAACCTCCGGCTCCATCGCCACGGTTGCAGCGAGTCCGCTCGGGCTCCTGATCGAGGAGCAGCGGACGAACCAGATCCGCAATCCCCGCATGGAGGGCGCGGTAGCCGGATCGCCGGGAACCCTGCCGACCTTTTACACCGGCAACTCGAACGGCGATGGACTGTCTCGCCAGATTGTCGGGACCGGAACCGAGAGCGGCGTGCCTTATGTGGACTTCCGCTATAGCGGCACCACGACGGGCACGCTCGGCATTACGATATGCACCTTTGAGGGGAATACCCAGGTGCCGGCTGTCTCCGGCCAGATATGGACCGGATCGGCATATGTGAGGGTGGTCGGAGGCAGCGCCGCCAACATCAATCCGCTGCTCCGGATATTCGAGCGGGACGTTTCCGGCAATGGGCTTATAGCCACTGATGTTCCGTTCGTTCCAACCGCAGCGCCCCTGGCGACGCAGCGTGTTGTGGCGACGCGCACATTCAACAATGCAGCAACCGCCTATGCCTTCAGCTACATCTATTTCAGCTATGCGTCGGGCGTTACGGTCGATTTCACCCTCCGTATCGGCGCCCCGCAGCTCGAGCTTGGCGCGTTCGCAACCTCGCTGATCCTGCCAACGGCCGGCGCTCCGGCGGCCAGCACGCGGGCGGCGGAGATGGCGAGCACTGCGGCGACGCCGTGGTTCATCCAGGGGGTGCCCGCTTCGTTTACCTGGGAAGGTTCCTTCGAGGGCATCCTGCCGGGCGCAAATCAGGTGGCGTATCAGGTTGACAATGGGGTCGCCTCGAGCCGTTACGTCCAATACATCAACCAAGCAGTTGGCACGGTTGCGGCATTCCCGCAGGTAAACGGCACTGTTGGCGGATCTGCTACCACAGGCGCCGCAACCGTAAACTCCACGATCAAGATGGGAGCGGTGTTCCAGGCTGCGACTGTTGCCGTGTGCCTAAATGGCGGCGCGGTAGTCTCGGGCGCCAACTCTCAAGGGCTGCTTGCGGGTGTAACGACCCTGCGTGTTGGCAACAACACAGGGTCGCCTATGAATGGCTACGTCCGCCGCATCCGCTACTGGCCCCGAGCTCTATCCGCTACCGAGCTTTCGCTCGTCACCAACCCGAACGTGTCGGACGTTGCGCTAGACTTCGACCTGACGCAACCCGCTCTCGATCCGAGCATCACTTTCTCGAGGGCGAGCGGCGGGACATACTTCGACGCGACGGGCACCCTCAAGACCGCAGCGAACAACGCGCCGCGGATCGACTACGGGCCGACGCCGGCTGGGCGGACGAACTGGATACGTAACTCGACATTGCAGGGCGTCGGCGCCGGAACACTGCCCACGAACTGGGCGGCCAGCCCTGCAATGGGGACTGCCGGCTTCGGTGTCACCATGACTCAGACGGGCTTTGGCATTGAGAATGGTATCCCTTATATTGAGGTCAACATCGCCGGAACAGCGACTAACACCTTCGGCCTTTATGTGAGGTTCGATACGGTAGCGCCCTATGCCGGCAACTCGGTTTTGACCCTTTCCTCCTATGCGCGTTTGATCTCGGGCACGCTCAATGTTACCCCGTCTCTTCGCTTTGATGACAATGCCGCAGGCGCGGCCAATGGAAGCGCCCTAGCCCCGACAACCGCCGCCCTTGATACGCAGCGCTTCTCGATGACCTACACGCCCAATGCCGGGGCGACTACGGTGAGCGTTGGTTACAGGTTCGGAGTAACGTCCGGTGCTGTCATCAACGCAACTTTCCGCGTCGGTTCCCCGCAGCTAGAGCGAGGCTTTGAAGCAACGCCCTTTATCCCGACCTCTGGATCGGTCGTCACACTCGGCGCGACCGCGCTCGGACTCCTGATCGAGGAACAGCGGACCAATGCCATCCGCAATCCGCGAGCGGAAGGCGCGGTTGCCGGTTCGCCCGGGACGTCCCCGACGAACTGGGGGCAAGGCACCGCTCAAACTAGTATTGCGACCGCTACTGAGCAGGGCATGACATGCGCCGACGTGCGGTTCGCGTCTGCCTCCGTTATGTCTGCGGCAACTTTTCTTTTCGAGGCCGTTAATGCGGTCGCAGCCTCGGCTACGCAGGTCTGGAGCGGTTCGATTTACGCAAAGCTGGCCGCCGGCTCGATCGCCAACCTCACCGATATCGAACTCACCCTCCGGTTCTATGATGCGTCCCAGACATTCCTGGCGCAGACGTGGACGATATTCACGCCATCAAGCACGCTGGCGCGCGTAGCGATTACTGCCACTGCGCCGGCGAGCACGGCGTTTGTTGCTTTGGGGCTTCGGTTCAATACGTCGGCCGCAGCCGATTTCACAATCCGGGTCGGCGGTCCCCAGCTTGAACTCGGCGCATTCCCGACCTCGCTCATCCTTCCGGCTGCCGGCACGCCGGCCGTCGCCACCCGGGCCGCGGATCAAGCTTACGTCCCGACCTCTGCGGGCTCCTGGTTCAACCCGGCGGAGGGCGCGTTCTGCGCGGATTTCGGCACCACCCGGACCCCCAGCAGCTCCGTTCCAATTGGGATGTCGGATGGCACATTCGGAAACTCGCTGTATTTTGTCGGTAATGGCTTGGCTGCCATCGGCGAGAACGCCAGCGCTGGGGTGAACACAGGGGCGGTCGTCCTCGGGGACGTGCTGAATAGGCAGGCGGCTTCCTATGGCTCCGGGACCATGCGGGCTTCCGGCAACGGCTCCGCAGCTACCTCGGCGTCGATGAACGACGGCCCCTATCCGTGGATTTCGCGGCTGTCGATCGGCGGCGCGCCTTGGGGAACCGGGGCCGAGATCGGCGGCCACATGCGCCGCGTGCGCTGCTGGCCGCGCGCGCTCTCCGCGACCGAGCTTCCGATCGTGACGAGCCTCAATGCCCAGGACACGACCCTCGACCTAGATCTGACCTCCTCGCCGCTCGATCCCCGCATCGCGTTCACACGGGCGTCCGGCGCGAGTTACTTCGACAGAACAGGCACGCTGCAATCAGCTGTCGCGAACCAGCCGCGCTTCGACTACGATCCGGCGACCCTCGCTGCGCGGGGTCTCCTAGTCGAAGAGCAGAGAACAAACTCGATCCGAAATCCCAGGGGCGAAGGCGCGGTCGCGGGGACGCCCGGAACGGCTCCGACGAATTGGGGCGGGACGAACGTCGTATCGAGCGGACTGTCTGCCTCGATTTTGGGAACGGGTAGTGAGTCCGGAATCCCCTACATCGACGTGCGAATATGGGGAACTCCGACCATCACGAACACTGGCTTTGCCGTGTATCTGTTCGAGCAGGCGGGAGCGATCGCATCAGCAGCATCACAGGCGTGGACGCATTCTGTATATCTCCGCCTTATGGCCGGATCACTGGCCGGCTTTAACAACGTCATTTCGCGCATCCGTCAGTATGACTCGGGGCTGGTCGCCATCGGCGGTGACGTGAGCGTGGCGCTAACGCCGACCAATGCTCCATTGGCCACACAGCGCTATACCGTGTCCCTGGCATCTGCCGCAGCCAATGTAGCCTTCGTCATGCCATGGATGTCCTATGGTGTGACCTCGGGCGTTCCGGTCGATATCACACTGCGCATCGGTGCTCCGCAGCTTGAACAAGGTGCGTTTGCAACTTCTGTTATTCTTCCGCCCGCCGGATCGCCCGGCGTAGCGACTCGGAGCGGGGAACTAGCCGCGATGCCGCTCGGCTCATGGTTCAACCAGAGCGCCAGTAGTGTTGTTGTTTCAGCGATGATCCCGCAATCACTTCCCGGCGCACTTCTCGGGGGTCTTGCGCTTTTGGATGACGGAACTACTGCGAACCGCATCATCTTGCGGAACCAAGGCACGACTGTATTGAATGCCGCCGCATCCGCCGCAGGCACGCCTACCTCTTCGGCACCTGCCGGTAATTTCACACCAGGAGTGCCCTTCAAGGCTGGCATGGTCGCGGCCGCTAGTGCAATTTCTGCCGCGTTCAATGGTGGCGCGGTCGGCGCGATCAGCGGCACGCTTCCCACTTCATTGACTACGCTTCGTCTCGGACAGAACTCGGTCAACACCAGCCTTGAAAACGGCTATCTGAGCCGCCTGCGCTACTGGCCTCGTGCTCTCTCCAATACCGAACTTCAGCAGGTAACGACATGAGCGATTACTTCGACTACCGTTTCAAGTTCACCGACTTGACCAAAGCGCTTGGCGCGATGCAGGAGCTGCGCACGGTCGGTATCCTGAGCGCGACTGGGCTGCCGGAGAACATGCTGGGCGATGCGCGGGACGCGACAGGCAATGTCGTGGACCGCGGCGACCCAGAAGCCGCTTTTGCCGGACGAAAGGGCAGGGCAGCGTTCACCTACACCGACGACATGACCCAGCAGTCCGTGACTGTGCCAGCCTGCGGCGATCCCGACAGCTGGTACATCCACATTCGCGCGACGGTGTCCCCCTCGGATCTCACCTTCGATCCGACGACATACGGCCTCGTCCCGAGCGATCCAGACGAGAGTGCCGCGGTGCTCGGCGTATGGGCCTGATGTGGTGGCTCTCCGACCAGGAGAGCGAACGCGTTGGTGAGCTTTGCGGCGCGCTCGCGGGCATCGGATACGAGCTCATGCGGGCCGCATACCCCTTCCTCAACCTGCCGCCGTTGTCGGATTTCGACCTAGAGGACTGACACGTGAACAGGCAGGGGATTCAATCCAAGGTCAATCGGGGCTACGGCATCGCCGCCCGGTTCCTGGGGGCTCCCTTCGCACATTATCGCCCGACCGACCCGCTGAACGCGCTCTCGAACCGGATCGGCACCCTTCAGGCCGACTTCGACGTCGATCCGACCTTCTCCTACAAGGCCCCCGGCAAATACGCGAACCCGGCCTACTACGGGCTCTTCGACGCAACCGACGTCATGCGTGGCGACTACCTGATTGCCGATCAGGGCACATGGTTCGTCGCCGGCATGGAGCCGAACAAGCCCCCGCTGTGCGTCTCCTGCAATCAGGTTGCCGAGTTCCGGCGACCGTCTGCGGCTGCCGCGGGCCCGAGCTACTACGGCGGGGACAACCGAACGGACGAAGAAGTCCTCATGTCGGGCTGGCCCTGCAGCATCTTGCAGGGGACGAAGGGCGAGCGCACCGCGGCGGATCTTCCGGGCGACTCTCGAGCGCCATGGGTGGCCATCCTCGTCCCGGCGGTGCCCGGCGTGGTCCTCCGCCCCTTTGACCGCGTCTACGACGACATGAACCGCTGCTGGACGATCTCCGGGCCAGAGCGAACCGACCTCGGATGGCGCCTGACCGCGGCTTACACCGGCGCCTGATCCGCCTTCCCAACACTCCGCTCAGGCGGCTTCCTACAGCGAGAAACTCATGGCTTTTCAGTATGGCACGACCCTGCGCACCAACCAGGTCGCGCAGCTGCAGGCGACTGTCGGCACGTCCGGCGTCCTCAAGATCTTCTCGGGCGCAGAGCCCGCAAACTGCGCCTCGGCGGACCCGACCGGGCTCCTTTGCACGATCCCCCTTCCATCGACATTCCTGACGAGCTCAGGAGGCGCAACAGCCCTGAGCGGCACGTGGCAGGCGAATGCCGCGGCGGCTGGCATCGCGGCTTCCTTCCGGATTTACGACGGTAGCGCCGTCTGTCACATCCAAGGAAACTGCACGACCGATTTGGTGCTGAATAACACCAACATCGCTTCGGGTCAGACCGTTCAGGTGACGAGCTTCGCGGTCACAGCCGGGAATGCCTGATGACCGATACCTGGTACGCCATCGTGGATGCGGCTGGTGCACTGGTATCGACCGGAACCGTCATCGCCGATGCTGAGGCGCTGGCCGCCGCTGGATACACGGCTCAGACGCTCACTGGCAATCCGGCTGGTCAGGTCTGGGATGTGGCGAGCAGGGCCTTTGTCGCCCCTCCTGCAAAGCCCGCGATCATCAACACGTGGCAGTTCATCCAACGGTTCACGCCGACGGAATATGCTGGGATCGAGGCCAGTGCCGACCCTGTTGTGCGCCAGTATCTCACGACGATCATGACCGCAGCCACGGTCAACCTCTCCGAGCCGATCGTGCAGCAGGGCATCGCCTATTTGGTGTCCCTCAACCTCGTGACCTCGGACCGGGCGGCAATCATCGGAGCATCCTGACATGGCCGGCGGCTGGAATTTCGGACCGCAGATTGGCCAGTCGCAAGACCTTGGTTCACTCCTCGCCTCATCCGGCACTGTCGGGATCGCACCCTCAGATACGGCCTTTACCAAGGGCCCGTGGACGGAGGTGGTGTCTGCGACTGGCTGCGACTCTTCCTGGGTCATGGTCGATTTGCGGAAGGGGGGCGGGAGCAGCAGCGGTGGCATGTCCTATGCCTTCGACATCGGCGTCGGACCTAGCGGAAGCGAGGTTGCCGTGGTGCAGAACCTTCTGATCCACGGCAGCAACGGATACGGCGTGTCGCTGATGATCCCCCTAGCCATCAGGGCTGGGTCGCGCGTGTCTGTCAGGCAATCGTCTGATATGGCGTGGTGGGGCGATAGGTGCAGGGTCACGATCTTCGACGATCGCGGGGGCATGGCTGGTGCACCGTCTATGGTGGACACCTACGGGTTCATCTCCGCGACGAACGTCGGAACGGCGTTTGATCCGGGCGCAACGGCGAACACCAAGGGCGCGTGGACGCAACTAGCGGCCTCGCTCACGGCTGATATCGCCGGGTTCTTCGTGGCCTTCGACTGCCAAAATCGCACGGACGGCACGACTGGCGCCATCGACTTCCTCGTCGACATAGGCGCGGGCGCGGGCGGATCCGAGAAGGTGGTCCTGCCCAATTTCTACACGCAGGGCGACTTCTACGGCGGCACCGTTCAAACCCTGCCGATGATCACGCCCTACATCCCGATGCCGATCAGGGCTGGGACCCGCATTGCGGTACGCGCTCAGTCCGCGACCAATACCTCGCCCGATCGCATCCTCGGCGCTACGTTTTACGGAGTCAGAATGTGACATGGTCCGTTAGCGCATCAGGCAGCCAGACCGCGACGATCGGGACTGAGTTCACCCTCGCCACCGACACCACCAACGCGACCTACTATTTCCAAGTCCGCTGCAACAACCTCGCCCTAGGCGATGTGCTCGAGCTGCGGATCTACACGATGACGCTCGCCGCCGGCACGCTTGAGGTGACCTGGAAGACCTCGGTCGGCCCCGCGCTGCCACCGACGCTCGTGATCGCATCGCCCCCGCAGCCGAGCGATCAGAGCATCAGGGTGACGCTCAAGCAGATTTCCGGTGTCGCCAGAAGCTTCGATTGGAAACTGCTGCGGATGTAGCCGCCTGGAGTAGGCCATGATCTATGCCTATGGCCTGTCCATCGAGAGCGCGTCGGCTGCTGTCACCGCAGCTGTGGCTGTGTCGCAGGCCGGCCAGACCCTAACCGCCTCCGCCAGTTCTTCGGTACGAGGGAGCGTAGCCACCAATCAAGCCGGCCAAACCGTAGCGGCCGCTGCTGTTTCTAGGATCTCAGGGAGCGTCACGGCCACTCAGCCGGGCCAGACCGTAGCGGCCGCTGCCGGCCCCGTGTCGCGCGCGGGCCTCGCGGCCACTCAGCCGGGCCAGACCCTGGCGGCTGCTGCCGGTCCCGCGGTGCGCGGAGGCATCGCTGCCGCCCAGGAGGGCCAGACCCTAACCGCCTCCGCCACTTCTTCGGTACGAGGGAGCGTAACCACCAATCAAGCCGGCCAAACCGTAGCGGCCGCTGCCGTCACCCTAGCGCGGGGCGTCCTCGCGGCCACTCAGCCGGGCCAAACCGTAGCGGCCGCTGCCGGCCCCGTAGCGCGGGGCGTCCTCGCAGCCACTCAGGCGGGACAGACCCTGGCGGCTGCCGCAAGCTCCACGGTGAGCGGGCCTCTCACCGCAGCTCAGCAGGGCCAGACCCTGTCCTCGGCCGCCGGTTCCGTGGTGCGCGGGTCCGTCGCCGTCGCTCAAGCCGGGCAGACCATATCCGCGACCGGTGGTTCGGGGCTTGCAGTAGGCACCGTCACTGCATCTCAGGCCAGCCAAACCCTAGCGGCTGCCGCACGTTCCACGGTCAGTGGGCATGTCACCGCAGCTCAGGCCGATCAGGCCCTAACGGCGGCCGGGATTTCCTCGACGGGCGTGCATGTCACGGCCGCTCAGGCCAACCAAACCCTAACGGCGACTGCTACTCTCTCGATCGAGGGGCGCGTCACCGCCAGCCCCTTCTCCTCCGATTACTCGACCGACTTTGGCCCCTCAGCCTCGGCACTCAGCCAGTCTGATCAGGTGCTATCGGCCGCAGCCGTCGCGAGTTGGAACGCGACGCTGGCGTCGCTCCAGCCTGACAACTCAGTGTCTGCGTCGGCTGTCGCAGGGTGGGCGGCCTCGGCGGTCATCGTCCAGTTCGATCAGGTACTATCGGCGGCGGGGGGCGTAACCTCGGTCGGGCATCTCGCGGCGCTCCAGTCCGACAACGCTGCATCGACGGCAGTTTCTGTCCGGGTCAGGGGCGCGGTTTCTGTCTCTCAGGCCCCGAATACTGCGGCCACCTCGTCCGCCGTGGGTCTGCGAGGCTCCGCTGCCATCGTGCAGGACGCGCAGACCGTCAACGCTACAGGCGGGGTCGTCCTGGGCGGTGCGCTGGCGGCCGGGCAGGCGTCTCAGCTGGCAGCGCACGCTACCGTCCTGGTAGCGTCCGGGACCCCTTTCTCACCTGATTATTCGACCGACTTCGGCCCCTCCGGGTTCATACAGGTTGATCAGGCGCTCTCGGCCTCTGCCATCTCGAGATGGCAAGCGCCGCTGGCCGCGACGCAGGGCCCCCAGGTCTTGGCGGGCACTGGGTCGGTGGTTGCCTCTGGGGGGCTCAGCGCCACCCAGGACGATCAGCGGAACGCGCTGGGCGTAAGCATCGTGGCCGGCGCCAGGCTCATCCAGAGCCAGGCCGACCACACCTTCGCCGGATCCGGCGTTCTCGGGGTCCGCGGCAGTCTCGCTACCCAACAGGAGCCGCAGCAAGTAGCGGCATCGGCCGGGCCCATCATGGCCCTGTCGCTGGCGACCACTCAGGGGCCGAACACACTTTCCGCCGCAGGCTCGGCGCCCATCTCGGTCGCCTTGGCGGCCAGTCAGGCGTCCCAGGGGGTGCAGGGGAGTGCGGGCGGCCTAGTCTCCGGCTCCGGAGCTCTCGCTCAACCCCAGCAGTCTCTGTCGGCATCCGGACAGCCGATCGTCGCCGGAAACGGTGCGGCTCAGCAGGCCGGTCAGACCCTATCCGCCTCAGCGGCCTCCGCGATCGAGGGGCGGGTTACCGCCAGACCCTTCGCCGCCGATTACTCGACCGACTTCGGCCCCCTCGCAATCAGCCAGGACGCCCAGGCGCTCTCGGCTGCCGGCGGCCCAATATCAGAAGCCCGTCTGACGGCGGTCCAGCAGGACAATGCGTCCTCTGCCACCGCCGAAGTCCTGATTGGCGGCCACATCTCGGTCTCTCAGGACGGCAACGCTCCGTCAGTCCTGGGGAAGGTCTTCTCCGGGCTCGCGCTCAGCGTCCGCCAATCAAATCAGGGCGTAGCCGCCGCCGGCAAGGTCGTGATCGGCGCCGGCCTGTCGGTTCAGCAGCCCTCGAACGCGATCGCGGCTGAGGCCAGCCTTGGTCAGTTCGGAGCCACCGCTACCCAACAGGTACTTGTCGCTCCGCTTTTGCGGGAAGTGCAGGTTGGCCATCTCCGCCGAACAGCTCTGTCAGTGCCTCTGGCGCGGCTAGTGCAGGTTCAACCTCTCAGCCGAACAGCCATGACCGTGCCGCCGGCACGGTTCGTCGTTGTTGGGCTTCCCGCCCAAAGATCCACACGCAGCCTCGCTCACGACCTGAGTTGCTTGCCGCCTGATGGGAGTGATCTGGCATTGACGATGTCCCGGCTCATAACGGTACCGGCCCAAGCATCGCCGCTGGCCGCGACCGTAGCGTGGTGGCCTAAGAAGCGGCCAACGGAGGTTCTCGACTACGAGCTCGAAATCTCAGCGCCACTCATCGATGCAGGCGATGATATTTCAAATCTCTCGATCTCTATCGCGCCGTCGGGAAGCGGCGAACTTCAGCCTGTCTCGGTGGCGCTGAACGGCACTCGTGTAGTCGCGTGGCTGTCTGGGGGAGTTCCCGGGCGCAGCTACACGGTGAAGCTGGATGCCAGCACCACGGGCGGGCGAACCTTCGAATGGCTAGTGGGGATCGAGGTCAGCAGCGCAACCGGCCAGACCGCCGCGGCGTCGCCATCCACCGACTATGGCCCATCCCTTTTCTGGCCTCCAGGCGCTGATTTCTCTCAGGCGCTCAACAGCGGCTACATCGCACTCGTGTCGGGTTTCTAGCAGATGTCAAATGACACAACGACGACGATATCCCTGGTAACTCCCTCGGGTTCGAAACCATTCAACGCTACTGCTGACCTGGGCGGAAACGTCTCGTTGCAGAGCACGCCGCGAGTGAATGGCGGCCCGGTCACGCCGACGAACCGGCTTCCGGTGCAGAACCGCGATCCGGTCGCGCCTGTCGCCAATACCGCGATCTCCTCCGGGCTCGTGATGAAGGCCAGCGCATGCCTTGTGTTCGCGGTCAACCTGAATGCCACCGATACGGGCTGGTTCATGCTTCTGGACGCTACGGCGATCCCCGCCGATGGCGCGGTTTCGCCCGTCAAGGCGTGGCAGTTCCAGGCATCGCAGCCCCAGACCATCGACGTCCGGTTCGACCCGCCACTCGCCATGACGAACGGCGCCGTCCTGGTCTTTTCGTCGAGCGGCCCATTCCAGAAAACCGCCTCCGCTGTGGCTCTGATGTCTGGAGAAGTCGCATGACCAGCAAATCCCTCCTGATTGGCGCTCTGGCGGCTTGCATTGCAGTTCCCGCCCTCAGCGCAGTCGTCGAGATGAAGGACGCGAGCGGGGCAACCTGGGGCGGCTTCGTCGCCGGGTTCATTGGCACCAACAGTCAGCCGCAGCGCGTGGACAGCATCCACGGTCTGCCGATGACCACGGCCGGCGGAAACGGCACCGATTACTCGCCGAACCAGGAAAGCGTCTCCTTCGGCTCTGGTCCCAGCTACACGCCCTCGATCGCGGGCCAGACCCTGATCGCGACCATTCCCGCAAATCCGGGCCGGCACAACTGCCAGATCATGAACCGGTCGGCGGGCGCGCAACTCGTGGTTTTCGATGATGGCGCGGGCGCGTCGCCGACGGTGTTCTCGCTCGCTTCGGGCGGCACAGCCGGCGGCCAGGGCGGCTCCATGGCGTGCGATGAGCACAAGGGGCGGGTGTCTGTGTTCTCTGGCAGCAGCACCGACAAGGTGGCGGTGAGGGACAACTGATGCAACGTCGCCATCTGATCTCCGGGGCTACTGGGCTCGCGATCGCGGCCGGGCTTCCGAAGCTGGCCGCTGCTGCCAGCCTTCCGCCGGCGCCCGCGCCACTCGGGCCGAACACGTTCGGATCGGTTCAGACCCGCATCCCGTTTTGCGGGGCCAATATCCAGGTCACGGGGACCTATACAATCTGCGGAGTCTTCACGGCCGAAGCCGCTTTCGATTGGGTTCGTCCAGTATTTTTGAACGAGTCCGCTTCGGTCGGGGCTATCACGGCCGTATCCATAGCTCCCAGCAGCACTTTGAACGACGGAGCGAATCCGACCAACGCATCGGGAGTGGCTGATAATACTCTCTGGGTTCCGGTCTACTTCAACAACGGCGGTAGCGACGCTTCGCCGCTCGGGCCGAACGCGGCCTTGCCTGGCACGGTGCGCAACGTAACGCAGCCAGCGGGAGTAGCGGGACAAACGACCGGCACCGGCAATCTGCTCAACCCATCAGTAATCCTGGGGGACTGGACAAAGGTTCAGTCGCTTGCCCGGTTGGATGGCGGTACGCTGCCGCTAGTGTTCATCCGTGTCTATACATCGACCAATTACGGTGCTGGCGCACTCCCTGCTGTCAGTTTCACCGCCTTCGATGCCGTGGCCAGCGGGCGCATCGTGCGGGGTGGATATGTAGGGGGTGACTCCGCCACCACCCCGGGGACGATCACAGCCCCGGTGCAAACGACCAGCTATATGGCGAGCTCCGGCATGCAGTTCATCTCGCGTGCTCGCGGTCTTTCCGTAATGGCGGTGGGTGACAGTTTGTTCCAGGGGTTCGGCACGGATACCTATCAGGACAGCCCCTACCACATTGCCTGCGCTGCGTTATCCACACCGACGACCCCAGTCATATTCGCCAATCGCGGATACCAGGGTAGAAAGTCCACGGTATTTCACGCTGAAATATACACGCTGGCTCCGGTACTGAGGCCGGATGTGCTGATTATCAAGCCGGAAAGCCCTAATGACGGAGTGCCGACATCGGTCACATCCGGCCCGTATGCCGTCTCGCTCGCCAACGCGTTCGCGCTCTGCGATTGGTGCGTTCGGCGCGGGATTGTTCCGGTGCTCGCGACGGCCCAGCCGTGGGCTTTGTCCGGATCGGCAGAGACCGCACGACAGGCGCTCAATACCATCATCCGCAACTCGGGTTGGCTGTATGTCGATCATGACGCGGCGGTTCGCGATCCGGCAAACACTGCCGCTATTCTATCCGCGTACAACAGCAGTGCCCGTCCGCCGCACTACAATGATGCCGGGGCTGCGGCCATTGCCGTGTATGCCCAGCAGGTGTTGAGCAAAATTCTGGCGACACGCCCCCGGTGACACTCGACCGGGCCAGGAGATCCAACCGATGAAGCGTCGCCATCTGATCTCCGGGGCTGCTGCGCTTGCGGCCTCCGCCGGATTGTCGAAGCTGTCGCGTGCGGCCCAGCTTCCTCCCACTATTTTGGGAACAACGTCAGGGACGGTATTCCCGGGCGACAACATGCTGGCGGCCAATTATGTCTTGAACGCGAACCCGGTGTATCTCCGGAGAACCCGCGCCGCTCTGGCGCGAGTTCGAGCGCAGACTGGATCGGCTCGCCTCTTATTTGTCGGGGACAGCACCACTTATGGCGCTTACGCGAGCGCCACCACCTCGCAGGCTCGGATACATGCCTTCCCGACCGTCTTGGGACAAATGTTGACCGGGGCTGGGCTTCCGGCTGCTGACAACAATCTAATTGGACTCGGGGTTTCTACCCTTGAAAATGCAAGGGACAATGACCCGAGGTTCTCCATCGGGTCAGGGGGATTCTTCGCTACCCATCCCACGGCGGGTGCTCAACTCCTCATGCTGACGACCGCGACTACACCTAGCGTTTTCACACCTGGAGGGACAAACGCGGGGTTCAAAGTCTGGTATTCGACCAACGGCGGTAACGGGACATTCAGCGTGGCTGTCAACGGCGGCGCGGCGACGAACGTAAACACGAACTTCGGCAGCGTTGCATTGGCCTCGCAGACCTTCAGTGCAAGTCAGGGAGCCAACACCATCTCCCTCAATTGGGTATCCGGGGGCCCCTGCTACGTCGTTGCTATTGAGGCTATAGACCCGTCCACCGGAGTTGTTCACATCATGAACGCCGGGTGGTCCGGCTCTAGGGTAACGGACTGGAACGACAGCAGCTTCCCCTGGTCTCCGCTGCTGATGATCGCGGCCTTGACGCCTGACGTAACATTCATCGATCTCGGCATTAACGACTGGGTCAACTCCGAGAGCGTGGCGACTTATACCACGGGCTTGCAGGCGATCATAAGTGCGGCGAAGGCGGTGGGTGATTGCGTGGTAGTGACGCCGGCACCCTCCGCGATCACCCGGACAACTGCTGCAACGCAAGCCCAATACACCGCAGCGGCACGGACGCTTGCCCTGAGCAATGGCTGCGTGATCATTGACGGCTCCGCTCGCTGGGGTTCTTACGAGATAACCAACCCGCTCGGGCTATACGCAAACACCCTCCATCCCAATGGGACTGGCTACGCCGAATGGGCTAAGCCTTACTTCTCCCTTCTGATGAACGAATAAGGACGCCTATCGATTGCCAAGCCCCGCTGGCCGGGGCGGCTAGGGCCGATCCGATCCCGCGATCCGCTCTTAAACCACTCTTCTGAATAGGACTGTGCTGTGTCCAAGGCGCTCCCCGTCTACGTCTTCGACAACAAGCGCGCCGCCGACAAGGATGGGTTCGGCTTCGATCTAGCGGCTTGGCTCGGTGACAGCGATGCGGTCCTGGGCACTCCGACAGCGACGATCTCCCCCAGCAGCGCGACCGTTGAAACTGTCGTGCTCGCCAGTCCGGTCGCGGTCGTATGGGTCTCGGGCGGCGTTGCCGGCACCCAGTACACCATCGATCTGCACGTGCAGACGGTGACCGGTCGGGACTGCCACATCCGCGGCGCTTTCGGGGTGGAGGCCTGAATGGCCGATCTCTCCGACGTCGAGGCTGTTCTTGTCCGCGAGACCGCCCGATCGCTCGGCCTCGGACAGAGCTATCGCGAAGGGTCCGCCGTCCTGTCCCAGAAAACCGGGGTGATGTGCCGCGTCTACCGGGGCTGGCCGATCGCCGCGGCCCTGGACCAGGACATCGCCGAAGGCACCATGTCCGTGACCGTGTTCCCGGTCGGCGGCGCCACTCGGCGCACGACTAAGTTCGTGCCCCAATGGCACGCGGCTCCGCCCGTCACGCCCCGACTTGAGGCAACCGCCTCGCAAGACACCGTCACCTTCACCGGTTACGCCGATCTGGGGCAGGTAGCCGGCATCAAAGTCTCGATCTCAGGAGTGCCTCCGTCGGCCTACGCCTACCGCATCAAGGCCGGCGACAGCCCCCTGACCGTGGCGTCCGCGCTGGCAGTCATGATCCCCGGGGCGGCCGTCGCATCGAACGTCGTGACCGTTTCCGGAGCGACGCTCGATGCTCACGTTGTTGCCGACCGGACGGAGTGGCTCGAGACCCGGCGACAGCTGCAGCACTTCTGGGTCATGGGGTGGGCGCCCACGCCAGCGGCCCGGGACAAAGTCATGTCCGTGGTCGACGCGGGCTTCGCTGGTCTCACCAATGAAGCCGGCGCGCTGACGACCTTCATTCAGCTGCCAGACTCGTCCTTCGGAGACCTGCGCTACTACTCGGTCGCGACTTTCGACAAGGCGCAGCAGGCCAGCGCCTGGCGCCGGGATCTTCGATACACGGTCGAATACTCCACCACCCTCGTCGAGACGCACCCTGAGGTGCTGTTCGTCGGCATGGACGTCAACGAAGACGGGACCGAGTTCCAGATCACGATCTGACCTCGGCTCTCGCCGCCCTTCTCTCCCACATCAATCCACAGAGGCCCCCGCATGAGCATTGAGCTCGTGGTGGTGCATCCGTTCGCAGATCACGCGACCGGTGACCGCATCGCCGATCCCGAACAGGTCAAGAGTGTCCTGGAAAGCAATCCGAGCGCAGTGATCAAGGTCCAAGTGGCCGATCAAGCTCAGCCTGACAGTGCGCAGGAGCACAGCTGATGATCCTGAACCAAGGCCAGTATAACACGGCCTCAAACTTGGTCCCCGATCTCTACGTCACGATCGTTCCGCCGCAGACCTATCTGATCCCGGGCGCCTCGACGAACATCATCGGCGTGGTTGGGACCGCGGCCTGGGGCCCGGTGAACCAGCCGGTGACCGTCAGCGACATGCCGTCCTACGCGCTGACCTTCGGCTCTCCGGTGGCCCGGAAATACGATGCCGGCACACAGGTCGCCGTCGCGGTGCTGCAGGGCGCCAACAACTTCCGGATCGTCCGCGTCACCGACGGCAGCGACACGGCCGCGTCCTCCACCGGGGTCGCGACATGCTGCACCTTCGCGGCGCGCTACACCGGAACCGCCGGGAACGCACTGCAGGTCAGCCTCTCGGCTGGCTCGAAGGCGAGCTCCTGGAAGGCGATGGTCGGGGTGCCGGGCGGACAGCCCGAGATCTTCGACAACATCGTCGGGACCGGAAACGCGTTCTGGGTTGCGCTGGCGAATGCGATCAACAAGGGGACTGGTGGCCGACGCGGCCCGTCCAGCCTGATCGTTGCCACCGCGGCCGCGGGCACGACGGCGCCGAGCGCGGCGACCTTCACCTTCTCCGGCGGCACTGACGGCGCAGCCGTCACGAGCGCGCAGCTCGTCGGCGTGGATGCTGTCCAGCGCACCGGCATCTATGCTCTGCGGAGCCAGGGATGCAGCCTGCTCGTTCCGGCCGATCTGGACGACCCCACGAAGTGGACGACAGTCGATGCGCTGGCCGGGCCCGAGGCGATGGAAGCCATCCTGACCGGCCCCAGCGGCGACACGATCGCCAACGCGATCACAGCCAAGCAGACTGCCGGGCTCGACACCTATGCCTGCAAGCTGATGTTCGGCGACTGGCTGTGGTGGTACGACCCCTTCAACCAGGTGAGCCGCTACGTCAGCCCCCAGGGCTTCGCCGCCGGCAGGCTCGCGAACCTCTCGCCGGAGCAGTCGGCCCTCAACAAGGCCCTCTACGGCATTGCCGGGTCTCAGAAGTCGGCCAGCACGCTCGCGACCTACAGCCTCGCTGAAATTCAGCAGCTCCAGAATGCTGGCATCGACGTCATCACCAACCCTGGCGGCGGCGGGCTCTCGATGTGGACCTGCCGCATCGGGCACAACTCCAGCTCAAGCGCCGACGTGTGCGGAGATTGGTACACGCGGCTGACCAACTTCATCGCCACGAGCCTCGACCGGGGCATGGGCGTCTACCTCGGCCGCCCGATCAATAACGACCTCGTGCGGCAGGCGAAGGCAACTGTTTGCGCGTTCCTGCAGGGCCTCGTGGGGCAGAGGATGCTCGGCCAGGACTATGATGATGGTGGGCTGCCGTTCTCGGTCGTCTGCGGCATCGGCCCCGGCACGAACAACCCGCCAGAGCGCGTGAAGCTGGGCTTCTTCCAGATCGATGTTCAGGTCCAGTACCAGGCCATCAACGAGCGCTTCATCATCAACATGGAAGGCGGCCAGACCGTCACAGTGACCCGGCAGACGCTCCAGAGCGGCCAGGTCACGGTCTGATCCTCGGATCCATAGAGGCTCCAAATGGCAATCAATGAAACACAAGGCCGCTTCAACACCGGCCGCGACTGCACGATCGTGCTCATTCACCCTGCGGTCGGTCAGGTCCAGCTGGACAACGTCACGAACTTCGAGGCGAAGCAGGAGACTGCGACGCTCAAGATCGACCGCCTGGACGGCGTGCAGCTCAACGCCGAGCTGCCGAAGGGCTGGACGGGATCGATGGAAGTCGCTCGCGGCTCCAACTCTCTGGATATGCTGATGTCCAGGATCGAGGCCCTGTGGCTCGACACGGGCAGCTACGGCGTCGGCACGATGTTCCAGTACATCAATGAGGCGGATGGCAGCACCACCACCTTCTCGTTCGATAACGTCGCGATCAAGCTCGATGATGCCGGGTCGTGGAAATCGGACTCCGCCGTCACCCAGAAGCTCACCTTTCACGCCAACCGCCGGAGGCCCGTCTGATGGTCGACTCCCCCGTGAACCGCGTCGTCGGTGACGCGAATGCCACTGCCGAAGTCCGGGACTCGCTCGGGCGCCTGCTCACGCTCCGGTATCCGACAAGCTTCCTGCGCATGCGCCTGGCCCGCTTTATCGGGGCCGATCTGCAGCAGAACCAGGAGTGGTGGGGCAACGCCATCGTGGCCCTAGCGGTCACGAGGATCGATGAGACCCCGGTTCCTGAGGCCCGCAATGCCGACCAAGTCGAGTCCGTGATCTTCAAGCTCACCGATGAGGGCATGTACTCGGTTGCGATGTGGCTGAAGGACGAGACTGAGCGCCGCTCCGTCTCGATCGCGGCTGAAGCAAAAAACTGACGCAGCACCCCGAGCTGATCGAGTCTCTCTGGCTCGTGAAGAACGGGGTGCCTTACGACGTCGCCTTCTCTCTCCTTCCGGAAGAGAGGTTCGCTTACGTCGTCATCTTCGGGCAATTCGAGGGGAATCATTTCCTCTGGAACGAAATGCGCTGGCAGGAGCGATGAGTGGCAGACTTCAATCTGGCCGGCTTCGCCGCGCATCTCGGCAAGCTGATTATAGCGACTGAGGTAGAGAACTATCACCTGCTGGATCGGGCGGCCCGCATGGTCCAGGAGGAAGCGAAGGCTGAGATCGGAACCAAGCAGGATGCGGCGGGCCCTTTCGCCGCATGGGCGCCTCTGGCCGACACTACCGTGAACGGCTTCAATGGACATCCCGGCAAGCGTCAGTTGGGCTTCACGCCGCCCGACTATGACCCGCTCGAGCGCTCCGGAGAGATGCGCGACTCCATCGAGAGGACGGTCATTCCGGCCAGCCACGAAGCCCACGTCGGTTCAGACTCCGACGTGGCAGTCGTCCAGGAGCTCGGGACGGAGAAGATGCCGGCCCGCTCGTTCTTGGGCGGCGCGGCCGTCCGCAAGCGGGACGAAGTCGGTCACATGATCGGCTGGACCACTGTGCAGATACTGCGCGGAGGCTCGCGTAGCTCGTCTGACACGAAAATTCCCTGATCGGCCCACGGGCCCGGAGCCGTCTTCATGGATGTCTACAAGATCGGCATCAGCATCGCGCTGGCGAACGGCGTGTCTGGTGCGTTGGCGGTTATTCAGAAGGACGTTCTGAAACTCAACAAGACCGTCGACGCAGCGGTCGCCAAGATGGGCCGCCTGAAGCTGGCCATCGCCAGTGTCGCTGGCATCGCTCTTGGCGGCTCTATGCTGAAGGGTTTGGCTGACCTCTCGCGGCACGGCGAGAAGTACATCCACCAGCTTGAGCAGATGAAGGTCGCCGGAATGCAGGCGGCCGAGATTCAAGCCTCCATCCGCGCCGCGAACCGGGTCTCATCGGACGTCCTCACCACGACGCCGACAGAGAACCTGAAGACCATCAGTGAGCTCCGGATGGCACTCGCGAGCGCGGACGTCCGTGCCGATGGGAAGGCCAATCCGGCGGACGCGACGCGGGAGGCAATCGAGCATCTCAGCGTCTTCCAGAAGATCACCGGCGTTCTGGCTTCGAGGCTGTCGAAGGACGGCAAGACCTTCGACGGTTCCGGCCAGGCTTTCGAGATGGCGAAGGCCGCTGAAATCCTGGGCCTGTCTCAGGACCCCAAGAAGTTCGACGCCCTCCTGGAGGGATGGACACAGGCGATCATCGCCTCCGGCGGGAAGCTGCAGGGATCCGACTTCTTCGGCACGGTGAAATACCTTCGCGGCGCCGGCATGGGCATGTCGCTCGAGTTCCTGACCAGGATCCTTCCGTCGCTCATGCAGGAGATGAAGTCCGGCCGCGGCTCCGGGCAGGGCGGCGGCGCGGGCAACCCGCTGGCGTCGATGTTCGCCGAAGTCGTTGGCGGACAGATGAACCGCAAGACGGTTCGCGCCCTTGAGGGCCTCGGGCTGCTCAGCCCGAAGGACGTCATGTTTGACCACGGCACGGTGACCCTGCGCCCAGGCGCGGTCAAAGGCTCCGGCGTCGACTCGGAAAACCCGTTTGCCTGGGTTCACGACTATCTCGAGCCGTCACTTCGGGCCCACACCAACTATCTCGACAAGGACAAGGACGGGAAATACCTACACGAGGGCGAGTTGCGGTCGATCTTGGCCGCTCTGTTCCCCAACCGAACCGCCCAGCAGATCACCGGTATGATGCTGTTCCAGCAGAGCCGGATCGCTGGCGACCGTGGCCTCAACGAGGCCGCGTGGCGGATCGATCCAGCCTACAGGGAGTTGGTCAGAAACGATCCCGACCTCGTCCGGAAGGCTATGAGCGAGCAGTGGGAACGGCTCATGACGGACCTGGGGAAGGCCATCGCCCCGGCGACGACTGAGCTGATCTATCAGCTTGCGACCGGCCTCCGGTATCTCTCCGAAGTCGTCGAGCGCCATCCGGTGGCGACGAAGTGGCTTCTGACCGCCGCGGCCGGCTTCGCGGCCGTGGTCACGGTCCTGGGCACGATCGGGCTCGCTGCCGCGGGCATTGGCGCCATCGCCGGCGGCGGCACGCTTCTCGCCTTCAGCACCATCCTGATCGGCCTGGGCAGCGCGCTTGGGTATTTCAGTTCCAAGTACGGCCTTTGGAGCGGATCGCTTCCGAGCGTCGGCGGATCCGACCTGCGCGGTTGGCAGGGCGCGATGCGGATCGAGGGCCTGCTGGCCCGCGGCGAGATCCGGGAGGGCCTGATGGCCTGGCGCCAAGTCCTGCAGCGTGGGGCCCATGAGTGGGGCGTCATCCTCGGGCGCGGCGCGCACCGGGCCCGCGACCTCCTGGCGCAGTATCTTCCGCTCTGGGGAGAGATTCTCCATCGCGGCGCGATCGTCTGGGGCGATGCCATCGTGCGGGGCGCCCAGATCTGGGGAGACGGCATCCTGCGGGGCGCCAGGATCTGGAGCACTCTGATCCTCCGGGGCGCGGCGCGCGTGGCCGACGCTGTCAAGCGCGGCGAGCCGATCTTCGAAGACTTGCTCGTCCGGTTCTTCAGTGCGTGGGGACAGGTTCTGATGCGCGGCGCCGCGCGCTGGGGAGCGATCCTGATGCGCGGCGGGGAAGTATGGGGAGCCATCCTAGCCCGAGGCGCGACCGTGTGGTGGGGGCTCATCTCGCGCGGCTTCGACAACCTCGTGTCGCTCGTATCCAGAGGGCTGGCCCGGGTAGCCGGAGCGGCCGCTGGCTGGGCTGGCGATCTGGTGCGCAGCGCCAAGACGGACCTTCTGAACGCCTGGGTCGGCATCGGGGAGGGGCTTCACACGCTCATTCAGCACCTCGTGCAGTGGCTCCTGTCGCTGCCTGGGAAGCTGATCAGTGCTCTGACCGGGCTTGGCGGGGCTTCGTCGTCCGGTCCGGCGCCGGGCGGCATTCCGGTTCCTGGCCAGACGTCTGCGGGGGTTCCGCCCCCGCGGACCGGCGGCGATCTCGGAACTCAGGGCAACCCCCTGAGGGTTCACGTCGAGAACCAGATCTCCGGCCATGAAATCGCGACTGGCGTAAGCGAGCACCAAGCAAACCGCCTCAACCGGCCCTCCACGGGCATCACGGGCGGCGACCTCTCGATGGATCTCACGCCGGCCTTTCACGGGATACTAGGCCCTTGAGCGACTTCTTCGCCTCTACCCTGGCGGCAGCCAGCACAGCCGCGCTGGACGCGGTTGCCGCGCCTCAGCCGGTCAGCCTCGGCGGGTTCGTGTTCGACGGATTCGAGGTGCCGGAGGTTATCACCTGGGGCGGCCGGCAGAGCCTCGCGGTCCACAAGCTCATCGGCGGGCTCCGCCAGATTGACGCGATGGGCCCCGATGACGCCGACGTTGGCTGGAGCGGGATATTCCTTGGCCCAGACGCATCGTCCCGGGCAGATCAAGTCGACCTCATGCGCAAGGCCGGGGACGAGCTGGAGCTCGTCTTCGCGGACCGCTACTACCTGGTCGTCATCGCGGAGTTCGCGGCGGACACCCGCCTGATCTCCCACGTGCCGTACCGGATCACGTGCACGGTTGTCGCCGACCTCTCACAGACCATTCCGGCCTATGTCTCGCCTCTGGAGGCGGTCACCGGCGATCTCTCGGCGGCCTACGGCCTCCCGGTCGATCCGGCCTTGGCCACGGCGCTGGCTGCGATCTCGGCCACCCAGGGGCTGCTTGTGCCTCTCCTGGCGATCACCGCCGGCACCAAGGCGACGGCGGCCGTGGCAGCCTCTCTGGGGGCCGCCACAGGCGTGATCAGCGCAGCGGACCTCGTGGCCGAGGGGCAGATCGGAGGGCTGACAGCGGCCGCCGTGGCCGCCGGCAACGTGCTCGGGGCAGCGACGGCCATTGACGCCGCCAACGCTCTCCAGACCGCAGCTGCGGCGACGGCGGTTGCCAGCGGTGCGGTGGCGCTCGCGGCGTACACCGGCCGGGCTGCCGACACCATCAGCCGGGCCGGCTGAGATGGCGAAGACAATCACGGTGAGCGGCGCTGACCGGACCCTGTTCCATGTCGCCGCCCGGTATCTCGGGAACGCAGCCGAGTGGATAACCATCGCCCAAGCGAACGGCCTCTCGGATCCAATGATCAGCGGCATCATGGAACTGGTCATCCCCGACCCATCCCCCGTGAAAACCGGCGGCATCCCACAGCTCTGAGGCGTCATGCCGATCAACGATCCGAACGCCCAGCCGCTGCTGAGGAAGCCGCGGCTGAGGGCAGTTGTGCAGGGCAAGACGATACCGACACTTGTCCAATTTGAAGTAATGAATAACAATTACTATCAGTCGGACACATTCTCTGCTCAGTTTTCGCTATACCTTGACCCGGAGTTCGGTATCTCCTGGTGGGGCGGTCAGACTGAAATCCTCCTGGACTTGCAGAGCAGCGTTGATGACGGCCAGACGTGGGTGTCCCACATTCTTGGGCAGGTCGACCACGTCAACGCCATCCTCGAGAAGGGTGTCATCTCGCTCGAAGGGCGAGACCTGACGGCGCGCTTCATCGACAACAAGACCCAGGAGACCTACCTCAACCGCACCGCCAGCCAGGTGGTCGAGGAGCTCGCCGCCAAGAGGGGCCTCACGGCGGACGTCACACCCACCACGACCCCGGTCGGCCGCTACTACGAGGCGCAGCACGACCGGCTCTCGATGGACCAATTCGTGCGGACGACGACGGAGTGGAACTTGCTCTGCTCGCTCGCCCAGAATGAGGGGTTCGACATCTGGGTCACCGGCACGACGGTCCACTTTCACCCGTCCACGCCGCCCGACTCAGACCCTTTCGTGGTGATCTTCAACGAGCGTCCATACTCCTCCAACGTCAGCTCCATTTCACTGGAGCGAAGCCTTACCGTTGCGAAGGACGTCATCGTCGCAGTTCGCTCTTGGAACAGCATGCACGCCCGCGAGATCACGAAGTATGCGCCTACGGGCGCCCGCTACGGTTCGATCCAATCCGGCAAGGCTCAGCAGTTCTCTGTTGTCCGTCCGAACCTGACGGAACAGCAAGCCCAGGAGCTCGCGAACAAGCTCCGTGAAGACATCACGAGGAACGAGCGCATCCTGACCTTCAGATGCCCCGCCGATCAGACGCTCTCGGCGCGCAACATGGTTCGCTTCCAGGGCACCAGCTCGTCCTGGGATAGCTCGGGTGAGAACCCCTACTACGTGGACTGGGTGAGAAGGCGCCTCTCTTTGCGAGAGGGCTTCACCATGGAGGTCCGCTGCAAGAACCACTCCGCGCAAACCACGGTGCTAGCCACATGAACCGCCTGATCAACGGCATTCGCTCTGTCACCGAGGGCGTTCACGGCCTTTCCGGCGTCAATCGCTGGGGCCTAGTCACCAGCGTCATGACCTCCGATCGCGGATATCTCGTGAAGGTGCAGCTCCAGCCGGATGGGGTGACCACCGGGTGGATCCCGGTGCTCAGCCATTTCGTCGGGCCGGGATGGGGCGCCGCATGCCCGCCAGAGCCGAACATGCAGGCGTTCATAGCGCCAGACATGGGGAACGGCGAGCACCCCGTCGTCATCGGTCTATCCTACAGCACGCAGGCGGCTCCGCCGGTGCCGCCAAACGGGTTCCAGCAGCAGAATGGAGCGCCAGTCCAGCCGGGCGAGATCACCTTCGTCAGCAAGGCCGGGGCGGTGCTCAGGCTCTGCTCCGATGGCACGATCTACATCAAGGCGCCAGTCGTAAACATCGAGGGCAACCTTGTCGTCCAGGGCGACATCCGTGCCGAGAAAGGCACGATCGGTGACGGCGACGTTTATGACCGACATGGAAGCCTGGATCGCTTCCGCGGTCACTTCAACTCGCATGCCCACACCGGAGTCAAATCAGGCGGCGAAACGTCGTCCACCACGACCATTCCCGATCCGGAGTAAGCATGCCCGACATCGCCCACACGATGGGTAGCGACCTTCTGGTCGATGCCACCGGCGACATCCAGACATCCGACGGCCTCGAGCTTGGCCAGGAGCGTGTCCTGAGGCGCCTGTTCACCGCCCCTTTCGCCTACGTCTGGTCCCCTGACTATGGAGCCGGCCTAGCCCGGTTCCTGGGCAATCCGATGGCGTCGGCCCGCATAGCAGCCGTCACCCGGGCCCAGATGTTCCAAGAGGCCTCAGTCGCCCGCTCGCCCGCGCCCATCATCTCGGTGCAGGCTCGCCCAGACGGCACCGTGCTTGAGACAATCCAGTACGTGGACACCACCACCCAGCAGGTTTCCCGCGTGACCCCGTTCACAGTGTCCCCTGCAGGCGCTCAGCCCTAAAGCCTATCTGGCGAGCCCTGCGAGGATCTGTCCTCGCCCTCTATTCGAGTGACCCATCGTGCAGCTCTCGTTGCTGAATTTCCCGGCGCTCGTGCAGCTGGGCTCTGCGGCATGCCAGAAGGCGTGCAACAAACTCCTCAATCTCGCGGTTGGATCGGTGACGCGCTCGATCATCGAGGCTTCATCATCCGTCGCACTCTGGCTGCAATACCTGATCGTCCAGGTCTACCTGGGCACACGTCTCAAAACGAGCCAGGGCGCTGACGTTGACTCATTCGTCAACGACTTCACGCTGGTGCGCGATCCAGCGGTGCCGTCTACCGGCACTGTGACCTTTTCCCGTTCTTCGGCCGGATACGCGGCACTCATCGTGCCCTATTTCGCGGGGGATGGATCGGTAGCAGCCGTCGCGAATGGCACCACGGTCATCACTGTTGATCGGTCTCAGACGTTCGGCGTCGTCACCGATACGACCAACGCCGCCTGGAATACCGGCCTTGGCGGGTACTTCCTTCCGATCGGAGCGCAGAGCGTCGATCTGACGGTCCAGAACCTCGTGCCCGCAGCCGCGGGAAACATCCAGGCGGGGGCGATCTCGCTCCTCGGGACATCGATCCCTGGCGTGGATTTTGTGACCAATACGGCCGCGTTCGGGAACGGCAAGGACGCTGAGTCTGATGACGCGCTGAAGGCGCGCTTTGCGGTCTTCATCGCCACCCGGGCGCGCGCGACCGTCGCGGCAGTCGAGGAGGCGATTATCTCCGTTCAGCAGGGGCTGAGCTACGCCACGATCGAGAACACTCTGCCGAATGGGCAGGCGCGGAATGGCTTTTTCACCGTGACGATTGACGACGGGACCGGAAACCCGTCCTCGACGCTCATCTCTGCCGTGTATGCCGCGATTGACCAGGTTCGCCCGATCGGGAGCGTCTTCACCGTCCAGGGACCGGCAGTCATTTACGCGAACGTCAACATGACGATCTCCGCCGCGGCAGGATACAGCAAAGCGACCCTGCAGGGCCTCGTCTCCACCGCGATCCAGAACTACATCAACGGGCTCGGCATCGGCCAAGCTCTCTCCTATACCCGCCTGTCGGCGCTGGCCTATGGCGTTCCCGGCGTGAGCACGGTCAGCAATGTGCTCCTCAACAACGGGACCTCTGACATTGGCGGCGGCCCGACCCAGGTGGTGAAGGCGACTGGCGCGTCTGTCGTGGTGAACTGATGGCCATCGGCGATCAGGACGACCTGCTCCGACGCCTGAAGGCGGTCACGCCTGTCGGATGGTTCCCGGATCAAACGCCTGTCCTGGACGGCGTTCTCTCCGGTATCGCAGCCATATGGTCCTGGGCGTGGTCTCTCCTGGACTACGTCGCCAAACAGCGGCGCATCGGCACCGCGACCGACGTCAACCTTGACCTGATCGCGATGGACTTCCTCGGCGCCGGCCTGCCGCGGCTGTCCGGGGAAGGGGACGACTCATACCGCCGGCGCCTCAAGGCTTCGATCTTCCGGGAGATGGGCACCCGCAAAGCCGTCTCCGACGCTATCGAGACCGTCACCGGCCAAGCTCCTGGGATCTTCGAACCTTCCCTTGCCTCAGACACCGGCGGCTACGGCAGCGCCGGCAAGCCGATATGGACCGGGCTCGCGTACGGCAAATCGGGCGGCTACGGCAGCTACGACCTGCCGTTCCAGGCATTCGTGACGGCTTACCGGCCAATCCTCTCCTCCGGCTCCGGCGTGCAGGGTTATGGGTCCGCCCGGACCTCCGCTTATGCGCCGGCAATCGGCGGCTACGGCGCGGGAGCCCTCGAGTTCATGGTAGGCCAATCTGGCGGAGCCATCTCGATCGGAGACGAGCAGATCATAGAGGCTGCGAATGACGTCAGGCCGATCGCGACGGTTCTTTGGGTGGCCGTGACTGACAAGAGCTCTGACCAGACCGGACCGATCCAGACCGCGGCGCCACTGCTCGACGTCAATTTCGTCCTCAACGTCTCAGAGCTTTCCTGAGAACTCCCCCGCCTGAGGCGGGGGATCCTGGCTTCGCGGCCCTCCAATAACCTTTCAGCCGGAACTACCGCCCATGGCATCGCCAGATCGGACGGTGGTGACGCCAGGCACTGGCACCATCACGGACGCCAGCGGAAACGTGTGGGCGATCTCGCCCTCAGCCCAGGTCACCATCAACGGCACCATCGACACCACCACGGCAAACGTCATCGAACTAGCCTACGTCTCCGGAGCCGTGTGGCAGGAGAACAGCTCCAATTACTGGTGGAGCAAGAGCAGCCCTACCGCCCCGTGGTCGCCAGCAAACGGGACGACCCTCAGCCCTCTAGCCTCCAGCGGTGGAGGGGCGTCCCAGCCAGCAACAGGTCACTTTCTGACCGCTGGCGGCAAGATCTACGACCTACAGGGCCGCTTGTGGTTCGGCGCTGGCATCAACGAGTACTCAAACGGAGGCTCCGCGGATCAGCTCTTGAGCATGTGGCCGGGCATTTCGTTCGTCCGCTGCCCGTGCGGGGCCTACGATGACCCGTCTTCGTGGGATGCGATCATCAATCCGCTGATTGCGCAAGGCGTGGTCTGCCTGATCGAGTTCCACCCCTGGGACAGCGTCAACAACCGCCCCCTCTTCGAGTACGAGATCCCCGGATATCCAGACCAGTACGCGGCCTGGATCAGGAGCGTCGTTCAGCACTTCCCGTCGCCGTACGTCTGGATGGGGAGCATGAATGAACCGCAAGGCGGCGACATCACGGGCGAGCATGTCCTCGTCTACAACACGGTTCGCGCGATCGACCCGAACAAGATGGTCGTGTTCCTCGCCGGCGTAGGCGGTGGCAATCCACGGAACACGGGCGTCGGCGCAGTAGACGCCTCGCAATACCGATCCATGACCAACGTGGCCATGGACATGCACTTCTATGGCTGGGCGGTCAGCGCCTACCTAGGGAATGTCGACACCACCAACCAGAATAATGTCAACGCGACGCTGAAGGGTGACACCTCCGGGACGGGTATTTTGTCCGTCCAGGCGATAACCACAGCGTCCGGCCCGATGCCGGTCGGAATCTGGGAATTCGGCGTTTCTACCGATGGCGTTCATGACGACGCGAACGCAGCGCAGGTGCGGACAGCCGTAACCAGTTGGGCAATGACCCAGGGTCTTACCTGCGGGTTTGCTGAATGGAACTGGTATATCGGCCAGTCTTTCTCGGACAACCTCACTGACGGCAATGGGAACCTCGACGATGAGGGCCGCACGCTGGCGACCGAAATCGCCAACGCCAAGACCTGGCTGGCTTCGCAGCAGCCTTCGACGAGTCCGCCGAGTGCGCCGACGGTCACCCTTGGTGCGGTCACGAGTTCTTCCGTCGCTCTGAGTTGGACGGCCTCGGTCGGATCCGGGACGATCTCCTACGTCCCGCAGTACAAGCCGCGCTCCAGCTCGAGCTGGAGCAACTGGTCCGGCACGAACGGCTACTCGGCAACGATCACCGGGCTTTCTCCCTCGACCACGTACGACTTCCGGGTGACGGCCTCAAGCACGGCAGGATCTTCCGTCTCTACCGTTCAGTCGGCTGTCACTTCGGCTCCAAGCTCCGTTGCTCCGAGCGCTCCTACTGGGCTGGCTGCAACGAACGTCACCGGAACCAGCCTCACGCTCACCTTTCAGCCGTCGGCAACGGGAACTCTGCCGATCACCTACCAGCCGCAGTATCGGCTGCACACGACCACTCCGACACCCACACCGGCGCCCACTCCGACCGCGACCCCGCGCTTCTCGTACTCCGGAAGCCAAGGCCTCTCGATACACCGCACGTGGGCTTCAGGTGATCCGTTTGCGCTCTGCGCGAACGATTCGACCGACGGTCGAGGCGGCCCGAATTACGGCGAAGCTGGGTCTCAGTGGTGGGTCAATCCGTACAACCCCTCCACGCCGATCAGTGGCGTCTACCAGATCCAGAGCAACCAGCTGTTGCTGGGTCTGATCCCGACGCCCGCAGACTACCAAAGCTACATCGACGGCCAGGCCGGCGCGCATATGCCATTTACTGGAGCGCTGCTGAACACTGGCAACACCGATTTCAATACCTACGGGTATTACGAAATCAGCGTCGCCGTCGACCGGATCAACGGGTTCGCCTTCCAGATGGACCTGGAGTCATATCCGCTGATCCAAACGTGGCCCCCAGAAATCGACCTCAGGATCTCCACGGACAATACTGGCGTCCAGACCGTCCTGTTCCAGGTTGCGAGGGACACGTCCAACACAAACAATTTCATCTGGACGACATCCTCAGCTCAGGGCTTTGACGCCCGGCAGACCCACGTATATGGGATTGACTGGCAGTCGAGTGGGATCACGTTCTACATCGACGGATCACAGGTCTATCGCGTCACGCCGCTGCCCCCCAACGGGAATTATGGCACCAAGGCGTTTCTGTATCTGCTGACCGGGTCGGATTACGTAAACATCGGAGGTGATCCAAATCCAGCGCAACTCCCTGGTTACGCGCGGATCAACTACATCAACACGTACGATACGCGCCCCGGTGGCACGACGACCCCGACCCCCACTCCGTCGCCGACGCCGAGCCCCACTCCGAGCCCGACCCCAGCGCCGACGCCAACACCAACACCGTCACCCACGGGGGCGACCAGAATTTGGTATCGGAATCCTAGTCAGAACGGCTCGTTTTTGGTCAAACCGATCGAGAAAACTGCCTCGATCATAACGACGGGCTCGATGGCCACAGCTCTCCGGAACGGCCTGAATGGCTCACCGAGCGGCGTCCTGAACATCGCGCCGAACTGGGCGCAGCCCATGTGGGTGGGAAAGCAGGGCGACCCTGTTGGGACGGTAACGGACGGCAATAAAACGATTTCGGTCCCGCTGCCGGTCGGGGCCACAATGGAGCAACCCGGCGACTTTGGAATTGGTGGCTACGACCTGACCCATCCATACCGGATGTGGAATATCGGCGTCACGTCGATGACCGATGCGAACGGCAACTCGATCAGCACCATCTCCGCTCCAGGCTGGAGAATCCAGGGCAACTTGCTCGATATCTCGGACGGCTCGGGGCCGCTTTTCGAGGATCAGGTCACAGGCCAGCCTGGGACAGGCAATGCTTATGCCCTGATCCAGGAGTGGGAGCTCCAGCAGGCGCTGGCTGATCCGAACTGGGTCTGCGAGCACATGCTCGCCTACTCGCTCGACTACCGGACTATGAACAACCTCCAGATGCCGAACGGTAAGCCGGTATGGCCGCTGCAGCTCATTGACACGTCGTTCCCGAACTCCGGGAGCATCATCCAGGGGCTGACAGTCGCCATTCCCCAGAATGCGGTCTACCCGAGTTCGAAGGTCGGCAATCGGGCGTTCAAGTTCTGGTGGGATGTCTTACAGCGCTTCGGAGGTTGCTACTACAACCAGGCCGGAAGCGGTTGCATATCGTTCGAAGCTTACCCGCTTACCCAGGCTACCTTGGCGTTCGCCCAACAGCTTGCGGGCGAGCTCAGCGCCGCGATTGCCTATATCGGCTATCTCGACTACCAGCCGGGCAATCCGGGGGCGCAGTACTCGCTGGATACGCTGAAGGGCAAGCTGCCCGGCCAGCCGAGCAATCCGGCCTTCCCCGAGCCGCCGCCCCTGGATCTTTCGCCAACTGGCGGCGTGAACATTTCGCCGTCGAGCTTCGGCGCTTGGTATCCAAGCGGATACAATGTGACGCCGACAAACGCGCCGGTGTCCGGCGGCACAACGACCCCAACACCCACTCCGTCCCCGACCCCGAGCCCAACCCCCTCGCCATCACCCACACCGTCTCCGGACAGGACTGTGGTGATGGCTGGGTCGGGATCTGTCATCCAGGATGCGAGCGGGAACGTTTGGTCGATCACGAGCGGCGGGCAGGTGGCGGTCAATGGCGTGGCCGACACGTCTACCTCCAACGTGGTGGAGCTAGCCTACGTCAGCGGGACGGTGTGGCAGGAGAACTCGAGCGGCTACTGGTATGGCAAAACCAGCCCGTCTGCCTCATGGCAGCCGCAGCTGGGCACAACCACAAGCCCGCTCACAACCTCCTCGGGGGGAACCGGGAACACCGGAGGACCGCTCATCTCGGCGCCTCTCTCCGGAACCGTGACGCCCGGCACATGGCAGGTCTCGACCATCCAGGGCGTGACCTACGGCATGCTGCCTCCGGCCAACTACGACCCAACGAAGAGCTATCCGCTCATCCTCTACATGCACCAGTTCTCCTGGGGCTCGATGGGGTGGGATACCCTGGAAGGGCAGCTCGACCCCTGGTTCAACACCGCAGCCTGGCGCAAGACAAACCCGTGCTTCGTCGTCGCTCCGATGTGCTACCAGGGATCAGATGGCGGGGACGCCTCCCAGAACTGGGGAGGTGTAGACCCTGGCGATCAGCCCGCACAGGATGCCGCAATCGCTCTCGTCAAGCAGATGATTGCGACCTATCCGATCTACGTGAGCAAGGTCTACGTGACCGGCAACAGCATGGGCGGCATCGGCTCGTGGGACTGCATCATCAAGTTCAACCGTCCGGCCGGGACGCAGGATCGCTTGTTCTCCGCGGCTCTGATTATGGCAGGCGCCACCTATGACCACGGCATGCCTCCCGATGCCTCGGTGATCAGCGCTCTGAAGACGGTGCCGATCTACGCGATCCACGGCGCGCAGGATACCAACGTTCCGCTCGACTGGGATCGCGCCTGCTACACGGCACTCAACCCGAATGCCGGTGGCAAGATGAAGTACCTTGAGCGGTCGGATATGTCCCATGACGTCTGGGACACGTACTACCTCGACTCAACTGTGTGGCAGTGGCTGTTTAGCCAAACGCTGTAATCCTCCAATCCAGGACTGAAAATATGGCGGCAACGACGACGTTTCAGAACGTCGGCGCGGCCTCTACGTCGACGTCGTTCCCCGTCTCTGGGCTGACGCCCGGGACGGGTTACGATTTCGATGTGGTCGCCTCGAACAGCGCGGGTTCCGCGACCTCAAACATCCTCACTGTTACGACCGGCAACTACACGCTCCCGAGCGCGCCGACCAACGTAACAGTCAGCAGTGTCACTTCAACCTCCGCCGTCCTGAGTTGGGCCGCCTCCACGACGGGCTCCAGCCCGATCACCTATCAGGCGCAGTATCAGGTTCAGGGGCAGACGTCTTGGACCCCGGTGGGGTCACCATCGGCCTCTGTTTCGGCGACGATTTCCGGCCTGCAGCCTGGGACGCCCTGCAATTTCTCGGTCCTGGCCATCAATCCGGCTGGGAGCGTCATCTCGAGCATCGCGCAGGCGACCACTTTGTCGCTCTCTGTGCCACCGAGTTTGCCCACCGGGCTGCAGGTACTCTCGGCATCAACGACGAGCCTGACGATCGGCTGGAATGCCTCCGCTACCGGCTCCCAGCCAATCACCTATCAGCTCCAGTACCGGGTTTCCGGACAAGGAGCAGCATGGGCGAACGTCGGTCCGGCTAGCTCCGCGCTATCCGGGACAGCAAGCGGCCTAACGCCAGGCCAGACCTATGACTTCCAGGTCATCGCATCCGGCCCGGGCGGCACGGTCGCATCGACCACGTTTACGGCCAGCACGCCTGCAATCACGGTGCCGCCGAGCGTCCCTGGCGGGTTCGCTGTCGTAGGCATCACCTCGACATCCGCGACTCTCTCCTGGTCGGCCTCGTCTGGAACGACGCCGATCCTCTATCAGCCGCAGTATCGGCCGAGCGGAACAACGGCGTGGTCGGATTTTGGGCAACCAATCTCGGCCCTGTCCGTCACCATCACCAGCCTTGTCTCCGGCCGGACGTACGACTTCCAGGTGGTAGCCCGAAATGGTGTCGGATCGACTCCGTCTGCCACTCAAACGGCCGCCACTCTCAGCCAGGTAGTTAGGCCGTCCGCGCCAGGCGCGCCGGTCGCCTGGATCATCACGCCGACCAGCGTGAGCCTGTCGTGGTCGGCATCCGCCAGCGGCACCATGCCGATCGCCTATCAGCCACAGTTCCGCGTGGCTGGCACCGCGACATGGCAGAGCTATGGAATGCCGTCGGCAATGACCGCAGCAACGGTCACCGGCCTGACCCCAGGCACAGACTACGAATTCCAGGTCCTGGCCGCGAACTCAGCCGGATCGGTCGCTTCCAACACCCTCACCATTCTCGCGCCAACCACGGGAGCCGCCGTGTCCCCCTCAGCATCCTTTCGCCCCAACTCCGTTCTGACAGCAGAGGAGCTTGACGCCGAATTCGACTCCAAGCTCGACAAGTCGGGTGGCGCGGTTGGTCCAATCACGATCGCCCAGGCCGGTGCCGGCGCCCCTCTCACGTCGGCCTTGGCAATCACCCGCAGCAATGGCGGATCGTCTGATTCCGACATGGTGTCGGGTTCCTACACGGCAATCTACCGGGACGGTCCGACAGCGGCCTATTCGGCCCTCGCCATGGCCGTCACCATTCCCGGCGATGGGACCGGGTACGGCCCCGCCGGCTCTTTCGCGGGCCTCCATGGTGCGGTCAGCGTTTCGGCGGCTCGCTCCGGCGCGGACGGGAACTCGCGACACACTGCCCTCCGAGGGCGGGCTGATCGCTCGACTCCGAGCGGTGGCGTGCCGGCAGGAGCGCAGCTCGGGGAGATCCATGGCGCGCTAGTGTCCGCAGCCGACCACACTGGCCTGCCGTCCTCTCAGTCCGGCCGAATGACCGGCGCGCATGCCACGGTCACTGCAAACGGCCTGGACGACGCTGGGATCCGCTACGGGCTCAAGATCATCTACGGCGAGGACATCGCGCTCGGGAGCGGAGGAGAGCCAGCGGATTTCTCCTCCATTCTCTGCCTGGCGCCGAGCACGCCGACAGCGTTCGCCCATTCGGTTGTGTCGATCGGCGGCAAGTACTCGACTTCAGTGCTTGATTTTCGGACGGCCAGCTCGTCCACCGCAAAGATCACCTCAAGCACTCCATCCAGCCCTGTCACGACGCTGTCGGTGGACAATGCACTCCCGTTCGCTGGCGCGGGCGTGAATGGCGCCGCTACCAACGCGTCGAACCCCAAGAACGTGACGATCAACGGGAACGCCTATCGCGTGACCGCTGTCACGGTCACCCCCGGCCTGACCAGCGGTGTCCTGACATTCGCCTCGGCCGTCACGGTCGCGGATGCCACCTACGGCAACACGATCGTCCCCGAGGCGCACACGGTATGGCTGGCCGATGGCGGCGACATCGCCCTGAACACGGCTGGCACCTCGCGAGTAGCGGCCGACCCATCAGCTGGGGGTGCCCTGGTGCTCACCGCCGCTAGCGGAGCGCCTGTCATCCTGAAGGGTTCGGCTGCGCAGCTGCCGACCGGCCCCAGCCAGCAGCGGCCCTCAGCGCCTGCTCTGGGCCATCTTCGCGGCAACAGCGACCTGGGCACTTACGAGGTCTACGTGCCGTCAGCGGGTGCGTGGGCGAGCCTGGTGACGACCTCCTCGACCGGCGGCATCGCTCCGACCCCAGCTACGAGCCTCATCGCAGGGACGCCAGCCGGCGGTGCGGTCGCGCTGAGTTGGACCGCGCCGGCCACCGGCTCTCCCCCGCTCAACTACCAGGTCCAGTACCGCGTCACCGGGACGAACGGCTGGACGAACTGGGGCGGGACCACCCAGACGACAAGCACCACCGTGACCGGGCTCACGCCGGGCACGCGCTACGACTTTCAGGTCGTGACCAGCAACGGCGCCGGGAGTTCGACTTCGGCAATCACATCGGTGAACATTCCAGCCGCGACGCCATCCGCGCCAACAGGGCTTACCGTTGGGTCGGCGACTTCCACGACGCTGACCGCAAACTGGACCGCGTCAAGCAGCGGCACGACGCCGATCTCGTATCAGGTCAATTACCGGGCCACTGGCCAGAGCGCTTGGATCAGCGCAGGTCAGCCCACGGCGAATACGACACTGACGATCTCCGGGCTGTCTCCAGCGACGCAGTACGACGTGCAGGTCGTGGCACAGAACACGGCCGGATCAACGGCATCCTCCACAGTCTCGGCTACCACCGCGGCATCGGCAGGAAGCGCCCCGTCTGCTCCGACCGGCGTCTCGGCGACATCGCCGACCAGCAGCTCGATCGTTGTTGCATGGACGCTGTCCACGAGCGGCAGTCCGACGTACGTGGTGCAATACCGGGTCACTGGCCAGAGCACCTGGATCACGTTCGGCCAGCCGACGACAAGTTCGTCCGAGACCGTCGTTGGCCTGACTGCAGCAACGAGTTACGACTTCCAGGTCGTCGCGACGAACAACGCCGGCTCCACGGCATCCAGCACGGTCACGGGGGTTACGACCGCGAATCCTGTGGCCAGCACCGGATCTGTGGCTGGCAGCCAGACGAGCGGAGCCAGCTATCCCGTCGTGCAGGGACCGACTAGCGGAGCGGCTACTGTCTCGACAATTTTGCCGATCTCCGGCGTCACGATCACCGATCCGGCGGCTGCCGCAGCCGCGGGATCGTGCACGCTGGTGATGACATGCTCCTTCGGCACGCTGTCCTCGACCGTTGGATCGGCTCAGGTAGCGGGCAGCAACACCAAGAGCATCACCTACACGAACGCCCTAGGGCCCTGCCAGACGGCTGCGGCCGACCTGGTTTACACGGCGCCGGCCTCTCCTACGTCCGACAACATCGTCGTCAAGTTCACGGACCAAACTGGGTCGTCTCACCAAATCTCAATCTCGGTCTCGGTCACCGCAGCATCTTCCGGCGGCGGCAGTCCCGGCGGCACAATCCCGACCGATGCCACTGGCGAGCGCGCCAAGCGCTCTCAGGACATGCTGAATGGCTTCGGGGTCAACACGCACATCGACAATGCAGGCTATCAGGGCGCTGGCCTCGCCTTGATCGAGAACTGCATCAACTATCTCGGCGGCATCAAGCTTTTACGTGACTGCCCGACCGGCCCGAACATTGGGACGTACTGGTCACAGGTGGCCCAGGCGTGCAACGTGCAGTTCATCGCCTACATTCCCAATGCGGCGGCAGCAGATTTTGACACATTGTTCAACTGCACCGGGGCCGTGCCGGGCCAATACCTCGTGGCGTTTGAGGGATGCCAGGAAGCCGACAGCGGCCAGATGTTCGGTTACGCCGAGACGCTCCAGGACGCGGTGAACTACCAGCCGACGATCTGGGACGGGGGACAGCAGTACGGCATTCCAGTTATCCAGCTGTCTATCGGTCAGGGATGGGACACCAATCCGACGCAGGGCAACTATCCTACGGTCGGAAATCTCGCGGCCTACGCGACTTACGGCAACCTGCACTTCTATCCGGCCGCGTCCCCTGCAGCGACGCTGAGTGGGATGATGAACCTTGCCAAAATGCCGACCCCAGGCAAGCCGGTCGCGATCACCGAGTTCGGGTGGCACCAGATCAACGGCTCTGGATACAATGACGTTAGCCAGGCCACGGCAGCGGCATACACCGTCCAGACAATCTTCGACGCATTCAACGCCGGGTGCCCGTACTACATCTACTACGAGCTGATCGACGACAATGCGCTCGAGAGTTCCATCTACGGGCTGTTCACCGACGCCGGCGTTCCGCGCCCAGTAGCGACGGCGATCAAGAACTTGTTCGCGCTCCTCGGCGACAGCAGTTCGAACGCGAACAGCTTCTCCCCCGGCTTGCTGAACTACACGCTCAGCAATATGCCTGCGGTCAGCAACAACCTGGGCGGTGGACATACCCTGCTTCAGAAATCGTCCGATGGCAGCTTCTGGCTGTGCATCTGGAACGAGCAGCAGCTCAATAACACGAGCACCGGCGCAGACATCACGGTAGCTCCCGTGACGGTCGGGTTGAGCTTCCCCGTCGCTCCAACCTCGATCACCGTCTATGACCCGCTCGTCGGCCAGAGCGCCGTTCAGTCCGCCAGCGGCACCACGTCGGTGAACATCAGCCTGCCTGCGCACCCGATCCTGGTGAAGATCGTCAAGTAGCGACGGCGACGCCTGATCAATCTCGTTCTTACACAGGGCGCCACACGGCGCCCTTTTTTCTTGGAGCCGCGCGGATGGACCGCCAACTCGTTTTCGCAGGGGCCATCCCCCTCGATACCGATATTCTGAAGCCTCAGCAGAACACCATGGTCGCGTTGGGCTACCTGATGGAAGCCCTGGTCGGCTCGACGACCGTCTTCCGCGGCCTCGGCTGCGTCCCCACCGCGCCGGCGTCGATGCAGGTGCAGATCCAGCCCGGATCGATGATCAGCCTGCAGGCTCTTGACCCCACGGCATTCGGCAGCATCGCGTCTGACACGACCGATCTGCTGGTCAAGATGGGCATCAACACATCTTCCACTTCGTTCGGGTTCACAGCCCCGACCGCGGCCGGCCAGAGTCAGAGCTTCCTGATTCAGGCGTCGTTTTCCGAGACGGATGCAAACCCGAACGTCCTGAACTACTACAACAGCGCGAATCCGTCGCAGCCCTACTCGGGGCCCGGGAACTCCGGGACACCGCAGAACACGACTCGGGTCCAGAGGGTCTCGCTGCAGGTCAAGGTTGGCGCCGCAGCCACCACCGGCTCTCAGCAGGTGCCGGCGGTCGACACGGGATGGTTCGGCCTGTGGGTCGTCACGCTGCAGACCGGTCAGTCCGCAATCAGCGCAGCTTCCATCGCCCAATATTCCGGCGCACCCTTCCTTTCGAACCTGACGAGCAGCCACCATTACGGCACACCAGGCAACGCTCCTAAGGTCCACCTCGAGAGCGAAGTGCAGGGCACGCTGCCCTACGCCAACATGGCCCCAGTCCGTGTGCCCCGGACGTCAGACCTGACGATCTATGTGGATGCCAACCTCGGCAACGACCGGAACAGCGGCCTGACTTCCGGCGCTGCGCTCAAGACGCTGCAGGCGGCTATCAACATCGTCTACATGAACTACGACTGGTCCGGCTATCAGGCGACCATCTCGGTCGCGAATGGCTCCTACACTGTGGGGGCCGCATTCGCGGGGATGCCCCCAGGGCACAGCAAGCCGATCAACTTGATTGGCAACGCCGCCTCACCGTCGTCTTGCCAAATCACCGCTTCCAACAGCAATGGGATTTCGGCGGGTTCCGGGGCCACTATTTCAGTGAACGGTTTCCAGATCACCGCGACTGGGTCGCAAGGGGCGACCAGTGGCTATGGCGTGCTCGCTGGCACCAGTTCATGGATCAATGTGGGGAACGTCATCTTCGGGTCATGCGGAGCCGCTCAGGTTGGCGCTGTCGGCGGGGGCGGAGTCGTCCTCACCGGGCCGCTCACGTTCACGGGGACTTCGCCCGCCGCGTTCTCGGCGTCCGGAGCCTCGATCCAGGCCAGCGGCGCGACGCTAAACATGACGTCCCCGACCTACACCTCGGCCTTTGCCGTCGTGCAGCTCACCGGCGTAGCCTCATTCGGATCAACAGTCTTCACCGGGGCCGCGACCGGGTCGCGCTATAGCGTCCAGGCCAACGGCGTGCTCACCACGGGCGGCGCAGGAATCAGCTACCTCCCAGGTAACGCTGCCGGCACGACAACAAACGGCGGTCAGTACCTCTAATTGGGAAACTACAATGATCGTCACATTCTACAACTTCTCGGACTGGTACTGGATTGTCAGCGGCGACGCCTCGCGCGTTTGGTCCTCTGCTCGCATGATGTTCGTGCCGGCCTCGGATCCGGATTATCAGGCCTGGCAGCAACCCGGTAAGGTTGCCACCCGCATCGGCTCTACCGATGAGCTCTTCTCAGTCCTGGTCCAGCAATGCTTCGCCGCGGCGGCCTCTGCCGGAGTGAGCGTGAATTGCGTGTCCGACGCCTCACTGAGCGGGATCTACTCGATCGACCCGCAATCGCTTCAGAACATCTCAGCTATCTCGACCGGGATCGCCGCCGGCAAGCCGCTGCCTGGCGGCGGCGCAAAGTTCCCCTATCCGATCGGCAGCTCGCACAACTTCGACGGCGCCAACTTCCTGAATTTTGCCTCCGCTATCGAAGGCTTTGTCTGGGCCTACCAGCAGGCAATCGCCGACCGGCTCGCGGGCACTGCAACGCCGGTGCCCAGCGCCAGCCTGAGCATCGCCTGAGCCGCCGGCATGCTTTCGCGCATTGTGGATGCCCTGCGCGGCCCACGCTCTCCGCAACCATGTTCAGAGGAGGTGGAGACCATGCCCGACTCTATTCAGCGTATGCTAGGCGAGATCATCGCCACCAATCGCAGCCAGTCCGAAGACCTCGCCGAAGTGCGTCAGGCCCAGCGAGATTCCGCAGCCGAACGGCGTCGGGAGAACGAGGAGCTGCGGGTCGCGCAGAAGGCTTTGGCCGATCGGATCGAAGTTATGAGGGTCGACTTCGAGAAGCGCCATACCGAGAACACCAAGCGACTTGACGCTTTGTATGATCGGTGGCGCGACCTCGGCCGGATTTTAGCTTGGGCCTGGGGCGCCGCATCACTGATCGGCGGCTGCGTCTGGGTGCTTGTGAACCCGTTGTATGACGCTCTGATCGGCTCGCTAGCCCCGCGGCTTCTCGGTCACTGACCGATCGCGCGGCGATCACTATGATTGCTTCCGCCACACACCCCCTTTTATCGCCACGCCCCACCAGGAGCACAGTCTGTGCGCGCCGATCTCCTCCACGTCGTTGCCGTCTACAACAACCCACGTCGCTTCCAGTCCCGCCGCCGCCTCGCGTCCGAGTTCGTTCAGCACATGCTGGACAGCGGCGTCCGTCTCACCTTCGTTCAGCACGCATTCGGCGACCGGCCCCACGACTTCAGTCAGGAGCACTTCGGGCCGCACGTTAACCATGTGATGGTGAGGGGAGGGGCCAATCAGGAGCTGTGGATCAAGGAGGCGCTGATAAAGATCGGTGTCCGCACCCTTCCTCAGGACTGGAAATACCTCGCCTGGATTGACGCTGACGTTTCCTTTGTCCGCAAGGACTGGGCGACCGAGACGATCCACATGCTGCAGCACTATCGGGTCGGGCAGCCATGGTCGCACTCGATCGACCTTGGGCCGAATGGCGAGGTCATGCGCAACGAGTGGGGCAATGATGCCGACCGCTCATTCTGCGCCGCCTGGGTGGCTGGCGACGTTGAGGTGCCTGTGGATGGCTATGGGATGGCCAAAGCAGCCTACTCACGGGCTCTTCTTCAGACCAGGGAGAAGAAGGATTACAGGCAACACTATGGCTACGCCTGGGCAATGAGGCGCGAGGCTTGGGACGGCATCGGCGGCTTGCCGGATTGGCTGGTCACGGGCAGCGCCGACTTCCACAGCGCCCTTGCATTTGCGGGCAAGCTGTCGACGAGCGAGGCATACATTTCGGAAGGCGCAACGCGCAGACTTAGGGAGTATGCGCTGCGCTGCGACGAGCACATCCGGCAGGACGTCGGTGTTGTGCATGGCACACTGATCCATGGCTTCCATGGGGCGAAGAGGAACAGGGTCTACTTGTCGCGCAAGGACATTCTGACCGAATCGCAGTTCGATCCAGACAGGGATCTTACCTATGACTGGCAAGGCATTCCGAGCCTTGCTGGAGACAATCGTTTGCTGCGCGACGGTCTTCGTCGTCTGCATGTGATCAGGAATGAGGACGACATTCGCGTGGACTGACAGTATCCTCCGCAACTGAATGTTGCGGATTTGGTTGAAGCAGCATCAACCCTCACACAGGGCGCCGAGAGGCGCCTTTCTTATTGGAGTGGAGATGCTTCATCGCCGTGCGATCATGTTGATCGCAGCCGCTTCTATGGCACTCGCTTCCGCCGCAGAATCAAAAGACGTAGCCAGCTGGTATGGCTACGAACTGGCCGGGCGCCTCATGGCGAACGGCCGCAAGTTCAACCCACGCACCTACACCGCTGCAAGTTGGCGCTATCCCCTGGGCTCCGCCGTCAGGGTAACGAACGCCTCCAATGGTCGCAGCATCACCGTCACAATCACCGACCGCGGCCCCGCGTTTTGGACCCATCGCACGATCGACCTGAGCCTAGCCGCAGCGCGGGCGCTCAAGTTCGAGCAGCGTGGCGTCACGCGTGTCACCATCAAGCGGATCCGGTGAACCCCGGAGACCATCCAAATGCTCGGCAATTTCGATGCCTGCGTTAACTTCACATTGAGTCCTCTTCAAGACGGTCAGCCATTCCACAAGACGCCAGGTGACGCAGGAGGTGCCACCGCGTACGGCATCACCCATGCCACCTTGGCCCGGTGGCGTCGTTGCCCGGTCACCGATGACGAGATGAAGGCCATGTCGATAGAAGAGGCGAAGGCCATCTATCGAGCCTGGTACTACGACACAGTCGCTGGTGACAGCCTTCCCGCTGGCGTTGACCTGATGGTGTTCGATTTCGGCGTGACTGCCGGCGAGACCGTTGCCGCCAAGGAGCTGCAGAGGGCACTGCTCGTAAAGGATGATGGGCAGATCGGCCCGATCACCATCGCGGCGGTTAAGTCGATGGCCCCTGGCGTTCTGATCAGCAACCTCAGGCTGGTGCAGACCTCATTCTACCGACAATGCTCCGGGTTCCCTCTGTTCGGGAACGGCTGGCTTGCTCGAGTGGAGCGGCGGGCGGCAGCGGCGCATGCCATGGCTGCTGCGGCACGGGCGTGAGCCCGCCGCCCCCGTGGCCCGCTTGGCCGCCGATTGACGCAGAGCTAGCGGTGTTCGCCGCTGGCTCCTACGGCGCCCAGGCCACCGTCGTCGCAGGCGACGTGCACGCCGTGATCACCCAGGCTCCAGGCGTTGCCGTGGTGGCGTTCCGCGGCACGGTCCCGAGCTCATGGGCCGACTGGCTTCGCGACTTCGAAGCGTGGCCCGTCAGGCATGAGGGAATGGGGTGGTGCCATCGGGGATTCCTCGATGGCGGCATGGACCTCTGGCCCGCTCTCCAGCCGCTCATCGCTGGCCGACGAGTGATCCTTACCGGGCACTCCCTCGGCGGAGCGCTGGCGATCATCACGGCCGGCCTCATGACTTTGGCCGGCAATCCTCCCGAAGCCCTGGTGACCTTCGGCGCGCCCCGCGTTGGCGGGTCAGCACTTCGCCAACTCCTGGCGCCTATTCCGATCCGGCAATACCGGAACGGGAACGACCCGGTGCCCGACGTGCCGCTCCTCTACGAGCACGTCCGGCTGCCGCTGATCGAAGTCGGACACCCCGACCTGTTCGATCCCCTCGAGTGCCACTCCTGCACCGGCTACGGCCGGTTGCTTGCGGAGCTTGCCTCCCCCCCTCCCTGAAAGGCCTATCATGGATCCGATCCAAAGCTTCCTGCAGGCTCTCGGCCTGGACAGGTGGCTTCCGCTGTTGCTCGCGCTGCACATGCTTGCCAGCGCGATTGACGCCCTCCTGCCGCAGCCTGCTCCCGGATCGCACTGGCTTCCTCTGCGGAAGCTAGTCAGCGTCGCCGCGGGCAACGTGGCGAACGCGCAGAACATCCTTCAGCCGTCCCTCGTGACCTGGCTACAGAGGGTGATCGTCGCGCTCGCTGCCGTGGTGCCTCCGCCAGCGCCGACGGCTCCGACTGCCGCTGCGGCTCCCGCGCCCACAACTCCCCCCAGCGCCGTCTAAGGACGAACTCATGCGCCTCACCATTGCCGCAGCAGCGTGCGCGCTGCTCGGCCTGTCGTCGTGCGCCGACACAAACCCGGCACCGACGGTAGCCCCTCTCCCGGTATTGGTCCCGATCCGGATTTCTCCGGTGCAGGTCCATATCCAAGCCGCCGCGGCACTCGCCGTAATTGAGGGTGCGACCATCGCCTACATGGCGACCAATCCAGTGCCGCCCGACGTTGCGGCCAGCATCAGCGCCACGGAGGACGCCGCCGAAGCTTTGGTAGCAGCAATCCCGACCAAGGCCCCGACCGACCTACCGCAGGTCGCCGCAGACGTGCTTCGGGACGTTCAGATCATCATGGCAGCCCTGCCGCCAGGCGCACTGCCGCCTGCCGCAGAGGCTAGCGTGACTGCCCTGAGCATTCTCTCGGCCGCCCTCCCAGCGCTGCTCCAGGCGGCGCAGCCACCTCCTTCCGCGCCGTAACGGCGCGCGGGGGACTGGTCGCAGCGATCCACGAACTGTGGGCCGCGTCACGGCGGCCCCCAAATCAGGAAATTGAATGTCCAGTTCCAGCTCGGGCAGCCCTCAACTGCTGCCTGCAGGCTATCTGAGTACCTCCGGCGCACAGATCGTCGACAGTAACGGCAACCCGGTCCGCATCGCCTCGGTCGGGTGGAACCAAGATTTCGGCGATATCCCCAGCACCATCAATGCCATCAAGGCGGCCGGGTTCAACACGGTGCGCGTGTCCTGGGTCGATGCCTCCATGGGCAACGATCTCCAGCGCATCGACCAGATCGTGTCTGCAGCTTCGGCGGCCGGCATCAAGGTCATTCTCGACCACCACACGAACGAGGTCGGAACTCCCGCCGACGGCTACGGCTCCCAGCAGCGCAACGGCCTGCCATATGACGTGGGCGGCGCTTCGGACGGCACCAATGGCGCCGGTGTCCGAGGCACTGTCAGCCTTCAGCAGTTCCAGCAGAACTGGGTGACCGTCGCCCAGCACTATGCCGGGAACAGCACCGTTGTCGGGTTCGACCTCGACAATGAGCCTCTCGAGTATTCCGGATCATCCACCTGGGGGACCGGAGACCCTAATACCGACCTCCAGATGATCTACAGCAAGGTCGGGGCGGCCATCCAGGCCGTGAACCCTGGGCCGCTGATCATCGCCGAGGGCCCGCAGAACTACGGCGGGAACGCCGCAGCGGGCGGCGGCGGCAGCCCCGCGCCGTGGGGCGATCTCAGCCTCGCCGGCAAGGATCCGGTGAGCCTGCCGGTCGCCAACAAGGTCGTCTATTCGGTGCACGACTACCCGGCATCCATCGCGGGGTTCACCCCCGACGCGGGTGCCGAGAACGTGGCCGACATGAACAAGGCCTTCGGCTACCTCGAGGCCCAGAACATCGCGCCGGTGTGGATTGGCGAGATGGGCGGATCTCTGGATGGCACGGCGGACAGCGCCGGAGGCAATCTCGGGGGCGAGCAGGCCTGGGCCCAATCCCTGCTCGATTACATGAACGGCAAGGATGGGTCCGCCGGCGGCCCGACGTTCTCGGGCAACCAGCAGCCGATGTCGGGTGACTGGTGGGCCTGGGGAAACCTCGACGGGCAGTACCCGGACGGCACCCTGAACGACGACGGGTCGCTGCGCAGCGGCCAGCATGCAATGTGGGATCAGATGCTGTTCCGCGGCGCGACGAGCGGCGGCACTCCCACGCCTACCCCGGCTCCCACCCCCGGATCGCCCGCATCTCCGGATAACACCGTGCTCGCGGCCGGCGCGTCCGGCGCGATCATCGACGGATCCGGGAACGCCTGGACCATCGCCAATGGCGCCGTGCTCGAGAATGGGGCGCCGGCCGGCTACAGCGCCAACGTCACGCAACTCGCCTACGTCGGCGGCGCCGTGTGGCAGGAGAACGCCAGCGGCCTGTGGTGGCAGTGGAGCGGCGGCGGATGGGCCGGCGGCAACGGCTCGTCCGTGAGCCCGCTATCTGGCGGCTCAACCCCCACGCCGACACCGCCCCCGGTGACAACCGGAGACGACGCTTCGCCCGGACAGTGGCAGATCGCCTCGGTCAACGGCATGCAGTACATGGTCCTGCTGCCGGCCGGCTACGACGCGCACACGGCGTATGCGACCACGCTGTATCTGCACCAGCTGGACAACGGGTCCTACGGGCCTGAAGCGCTACAGCAGCAGATCGACGCGTGGTTCAACACCCCGACCTTCCGGACAGACCACCCCTCGATCATCGTAGCTCCGCTCCTGGACCAGACGTCTGACCCGGGCGGAAACACGATCAATTGGGGCGGCGTGTCCACTGCTGACACCGCGGGCGAGACGAACGCGATCGCGGCGCTCAAGCAGGTCATGGCGCAGTACTCGGTCGATCCCAGCCGGGTCTACGTGACCGGCAACAGCATGGGCGGGATCGGCACCGAAGACATGCTGATCAAGTACAACGCCCTGACCGGGACCGAGGGGCACATCTTCGCGGCCGGGCTCGCGCTCGCGGGTGCTGACTACGGTCAGGACCCCACGCAGATGGCGGCGCTGCTGAAGAACGTCCCCTACTGGGCGATCCACGGCGGCCAGGACACGCAGGTCCCGCTTGCCACCGACCGCACGGTCTACGCGCAGTCGCAGGCGATTGGCGGCGACATGCGCTACACTGAGGACGCGAGTCTCGGCCACGACGTGTGGGACACCTACTACACGAAGACCGGCCCTGACTCTCCGCTCAGCTGGCTCTACAGCCAGAGCACCGGCGGAGCCACTGGCAGCCCGACTCCCACACCGACTCCTTCCCCCGCGCCGGCTTCGGCCTCGAGCGATGGCACGGTCGTCATGGCCGGAACGAGCGCCACGATTGTCGATGCGAGCGGCCACACCTGGTCGATCAGCGGCGGCGGCACCGTGCTTCGGGACGGCTCGGCGGCTGGGTACACGGCCAACGTCGCCGAGATCGCCTACGTCAAGGGGGCGGTTTGGCAGGAGAACGCTAGCGGCCTGTGGTGGAAGTCGGATGGCGGGACTGGATGGGGAACCGGCGACGGCACCTCGACCAGCCCATTGCCGGCCTCCGGCGGGCCCGTCCCGACGCCGACGCCCGCTCCAACCGGCGGCACCGGGACCGGCGGCCTCCGCGATCCATCTCAGATCCCGTTCGCCTCGACGTCGGTGTTCAACCTGCCGCTCGGGACTGGCGCACAGTGGGCGTACAACAGCCAGCTCGCGCACGCCTCGGTCTGGATCAACACGAACGGCAACTACAACGAGAACATCTGGACGGGCACGGCCAGCGATCCTCTGGTGACCGTGACCAACACGGGGGCCTCAGGTAGCACGCCGGGTGTCTACTACGTGCACATCCCGGTCGGCGCGGCCCCGGCTGGCGGCCAGGACATGACGTTCTCGGTGGACGACACCACCACGCACACCTGGTACGGCATGGGCGGATTCTCTTGGACCGGGAGTAACACGGCCACGGTCAGCCAGGGGTCCGGCGAGTCCGACTACGGCTCCGGGATCCAGGTTGACGGGTCCAACTGGGACCAGGGCGTCGGCACACTGCGAGCGTCGGATCTCGCGGCCGGGCACATCGACCACATGCTGCGCATGGAGATGCCGTTCTCGATGCTGGCGTCGTGGGGCGACAACTTCGACGACATGGCTCCCTACGCCTGGCCGCAGACCCAGGAGGACGGATACGGGCCCGGGACCTATTCCGGGACTATCCCCTACGGTGTCACGGTGGGTATCGCCCAGGGTGCAGTCGAGCCGGACGCGGTGAAAGCCAATGCCGGGGCGAACATGCTTTGGCATGAGCTGCAGAACCACGGGGCGATGATCCGCGATTCCGGCGATGCCGGTGCTGGGCGGGTCATCTTCCAGACCGACCAGCTCGTCGAGCAGGACAACCCGCTGATCCAGGGTATGGAGCAGTTCGGGGCTCAGATCATGGCCTCCGTCCAGATCCTCACCAACCAGGGTCCGAACAGCGTCAACGGCGGCGGCACGCCGGTCGTGCCCCTGAACGCAGCGCCGTCCTCCGACCCATCGGCTACCGGAAGCCCGGTCCCGAACCCGACGCCTGCGCCAACCCCTGCTCCGACACCCTCGCCTGTTCCAGTGCAAGCGTCGGCCAACGACACCGTCGTCCTGGCCGGATCCTCTGCCTCGATCGTGGACGCCTCGGGGAACGCCTGGACGATCACCAATGGCGTTGTCCAGCAGAACGGCTCGGCAGCCGGCTACAGCGCGGGCGTGACCGAGATCGCCTACGTGGACGGAAACGTCTGGCAGGAGAACTCGTCGGACCTGTGGTGGCAGTGGGGTGGCGACGGCTGGGCAGGCGGCAACGGCTCGTCCGTGAGCCCGCTGCCGAGCACCACGCCGGCTCCAACCCCCGCTCCGACTCCGGCACCCACCCCGGCGCCGACGCCCGTCCCAGCCCCTGGGCAGGCCGAGATCGACATGGTGAGCTCGTCCACGTCCTTGAGCATCTCCGGGGCCACGGCCGGGGTGGTCCACGCCAACGGCGACGTCTTTGCCCTCACCGGGGCAGGGTCCGCTGCGATCACTCTCGGGAGCCAGGTGCAGAGCTTGCACTTCGTCGGAATGGCCAGCGTCACCCTCACGGGAGGGAGCGGCGCTTCCAACGTCACTGCCGATACTGGCGTGAACACGTTCACTGCTGGGACTGGCCCGATGGAGGTCACGGGCGGCGCGGGCTCCGCGGCGTACGTCGTGCATGCCGGGGCAGGGGCGCTCACGGTGGACGACTTCTCCACTGGAAAGGGCGACTCCCTGACCATCGACAAGAGCCTGAGGGCTTCGATGCAGGTCGGGTCTGACGGCCATGGCGGGACCACCCTGGCGTTCGCTGGAGCCGGCACGGTCGACCTAAAGAGCCTTGCCGCGGTTCCTACCGCTGCGATCCACTTCAACTGATCTTCATGGCCGCCGGGGGGAAACCCTCGGCGGCTTTTTTGTTGTTCGGCGCTATGCCGGCTCAAATACCCGGACGGTAAGCACGGGCATTTCGCCAGTCATCGACTGCGCGGTCAGAACCTCGAGCTTGACCATAAGGCCAGCCCGCACCGCGGCCTCGATCGCGCCATTGAGCTCAACGGTCGCCCGCTTGACGCGATCCGCCAGGGTGTCCGCTACCATCTGTCTGCTCTGTCCGCCGGATTGGCTGCCGCATATGCCGGTTCGGGCGCTTCCCGCCTTGGCTGGCGGATGGATCGGGTTATCGAGGATCGACTGGATTGCGGTTGCCTTTGCGGCCGCCTGATCGATTTCAAACTGTATGTCAGGGCGGACTCCCAATTCTGTGCCTCCGGTTTGCATCAGCGACGCGATATCATGCTGACCGGAACATCGATGTGGCCGAGCACAGCGTTTAGCGCTTCGGCTACTCGCTCCGCGTGCTCAGCAGGAACGGTCAAGCCATCCTCAACTCGGCATGTCGCGGTAACGAGCCCATTTCCGTCGGGTTCGCATCGATCAAGTATCGCAACGACGGATCGAACTTACACCGCTCGCCAGCCTTGAAAACGAACTTCATCATTGCTTCCGATTGGGTCTGCCTTGGATGTTCAGCACACATGCTGCGTTCTTCTCGGCGGCGTCCCCTAAGAAGGGGCGTAGCGGGACGAATCCCCTATGCTCCGAAAATTCAGCCGCCCCGCCCTTACGGCAACGCCCTACTCAACTTCAGGCGCGGGGCCATCCAAAGTTTATCCTCCGTTTTGTCGGCTATTCCGGAGCGGCCAGCGCAAGCATGTCGCTTGACTCGACGCGCTCCAACACGGTCTGCCCGCTCGGCAGTAGGATCTGCCCGAGAAACGCTCCCTCGAACGACAGCATGCCCACCTCAACCGCCGTGATCTGGCCTTTGATCCAGTCTCTCAGGATCGAATAGACGGACACCTGCGCCTGCTTCAGTGCCTTGCGTTCGTGGTCAACCTTGCTGCTGCGCATGCGGCTGGACCATGGGTGATGGCGTAGCCATGCCGCAGCGTAGCCCTTCGCGCTTGCTTTGATGGTCACTCGCCGCTCGCGCCACTGGAACTGCACGATCACCTCGCCGGCCTGGAAGTCCTCCATGACACCGAAGGACGCGGCCCCGAACGCGCGCAGGATTTTCTGCATGTCCTCGACAGCCGCCTTTCCTGACGTCGCATTCTCATATGGCAGGGCCACCTTCTCTCCTCCGCTTGGTCGCTCAAACCCGTTCCGCTTCCATTCGCCGCTTCGCTTCAAGCGTTGCAAGAGCGCGAACAACAACCTTTCTAGGAGCGCCAGTCTGCTTCATTCCGGCGCGGACCTGACTTTCGCGCTGGCGATCGTCAGCCATCTTACGAAGCCAGTTTGCGACGCGCCGCAGACGAATCATCTCGTCGGCACCGTCCGCGCCCTCCTCGTAATTGTCGCACCACTCGGCCGCGAGCCTCAGGTCGTCCTCAGTTACTCGCTCCGCCATCCTGTCCGCTCCGTCCGTTTGGTGAACCCTTTCCAAACTGGGAAAGGTTGGTCTGTTGGTGCTACTCGGTCTGCGCCTCGCGGGCGCGGCGCTTCCAATCATCCGGCATCCACGTTGTTGCTGCAGCTGCCTCTGCTAGCAAGTCACGCAACCTGCGGACGCGCTCCTGCAAAGCCTCCACGTCTAACTCATCTTCGCGGCGCCAGGGCCATACGCGATTAGGGAACGCCATTCCGACCTCCGTATCAGATCAGCGAAAATACTGAGGCTTTGCGGCGCGGAATGCCGCATCCGCCGCCTCGCGCGTCTCGTGCCGACTGACGACCCGATTGCCCATCATGAAACGCCACTCGACCTTGCCGTCCTTTAGCGTTTTCTCAGACAGCATAGGGAACTCTCTGCGCTTCGGCTTGTCGGTCTGTGCCATCTGTCCGCTCCGTCCGTTTGGCTGCTCTCTTTTGTCCCTTGCATTTTGCATCAACGGAGGATAGCTTGTAAACAACAAAAGCACGGATGCCATGCGAAACAGGGCTTACATCTCGAACATCGCCAAAACGTGGCCGGTCCCGGCTCAGGAGGCCCTTCTTTCCGGGGTTGTTCCGGACTGGCCTGACGCTTCTATCTACCGGGACGTGCTGGTGCCAGCGAAGCGGCGCGGCCAGTCTAGAGAGGCGATGGAGGCCAGGGCCTCTATGCTCAGGGAGACCAGGCGCAAGCCGATCGGGGAGACGATCTACGTGGCGTCGCTTCCGGTGCTGGCTTGGGATGTTTCCGACCTGACCGCGTGCCTGGCTGCGGCACGTGCGCGAGCCGCTACGGTGATTGCCGTGGATGCCGGGTTGCGCATCCCGCCAGACGCAGGAGCGGACGTGCTGGACGAGGCCGTTAAGCTATTCCTGGCCAAGAAGCGCAGCGCGGAGGCGGGCGGTGGGAGGCGCGTCGGAGCAGAGGCGTCGAAGCGCGCCCGGATGGAGGATGCGCAACGCCGCGCAGAGTCGATCCGGGCTGATTGGGTCCGACGCGACGTGCCAACCCCCGAGCTACTGATGCGGGCTGGCAGGCAGCGGAAGATCGGACGGAGCACCGTCACGATCCCGATGGCCTACGCCACCGCCAAGAACTACCTGGGGCATCGTCCCGAGGCGCAGAGGAAACATGACCTGGCCGTAGCTACGGCAGAGCGGAACAGAGCAAGGAGAAAGAACGATGCCGAATCCTGACGCACCCGCACCCCCACGCTTAGCATGGGATATCTGCGCTCTCATTCGCGTAGGGCACAGGCGCGCTGCCGCCGAGACCTTAGCCGCCCAACGGCGGATCACCTTTGAAGCTGCGTTGGCGCTAGTAGACGAGTGGAGGGAAGCACATGGCTTCTGACACGAACCAGACGACGGACAAGGCAACCGAGGGAGATGTCGTGTTGGTGAAGGGCCGACCGAACTACAAAGCTGTCATCGAATGCGACAGTTGGGGGAAACTAACTGTCCGCCCGCTGTCGGGGCAGCATATGACCACACGTGCTAGGGCGGTCTGGCGCAGGTCTATTTTGGAGGTTGTAAGCAGCCATGCCCGCTGATCAAACGGCCGGCCGCCTAATCCACGCAGGGAGGCACACCAAGCGCGTCCGAGTGATCCGGGCAGGTGAGATCGGAATATCCATCGGCAGCACGGAATACTGCATGCCGATCAGTGAGGCGAACGAGTTGATAGGGCTCATCAACGCCGCAAAGCACAGCGAGGCAACCAATGATGGCGCAGAATGAAACGGCGGCGGTGCCGCCCCTGAAAGAGCGCCTGTTCAGAGCCTGCATTGCGGGCTGCACATGCTCTACCAAGACACCCGACATCAGCTTCCACGATCTGCTGTGTCACTACAGGCTCTTCACCGAAGCTGCGGCAGAAATCGGAAGGTTGGAGGCAATCAATGCCCGCTGACGACAAAACGGCCCCAACCAAGCGCGCTATATGGGTGAGACGATGGCGGAAGCTGACGTTCGGCCGGACAGACGCGCTCGACGCTGGGTGGGATGTCTCTGGCATCCGAGTGAATGTCGCGCTGATCTTCTATCCGACCTGCATAACGCTGATCTTGGGGCGGCGCGATTACACCGTGTTCTGGCGTGAGCCGAAGAAGGGAACCGACAATGCCCAATCCTGAAACGGCCACCGAGAGACGTATCGCTTATTGCCGCCGCATGGCGGAGGAAAGCAGAAGGTCTCCGGTCGGCAGCGAAGCCGAAGCCTGTGAGTGGGACGATCGCGCATGGCGGCTTGAGCACGGGATGGATGAAAATGACGGTTAGCCAAAACCAGACGGCCGAGCCGCAGATCGTCATCCTGAACTACGAGGATGGCTTCATAGCCTACGCCCCTGACCTTCCTGGCTGCATGGGGGACGGCGACACCAAGGAAGCAGCCGAAGCTGACTGCCGAAAAGCCGCCAAAGAATGGCTTGATGAAGCAAAGCGTATCGGGAGGGTGCAATGAGCGAACGCAAATCCGAAACGGCCCGGCCCGTGCCGGAAAGCGTGAGGCGCCGCGTCGAGGCAGCCGAAGACATCCTGTGCGGCAATCCTGAAACGGCCGAGCCGCGTCACTTCCAAGCATCATGGAAGGTGGCTTTCTCCATCCTGGAATACTTCGACTCTTACCGTCTCGGGTCAGTCGCTCCTATTGCTGCCGAGATCGAGAAGGCGATGGATGCGGCTTACCAGGAAGGTGCAAGCGATGCCCGCTGAAGATCAAACGGCGATCCCAGCCAAGCTGCGCTGCGATGTCACGGGATGCCAGGAGGAGATGTGCATTCGCATCGACGGGGAACAGCGTTGCTATGACCACGCGCTGGAGCGGGGCAACGAGATCCGGGCTTCGAAGGGTCTCCCGCCGATCGTGGTGGATGATGAGGGAGACGTGCATGTCAGGCAGTGACAGCCAGGACAAAACGGCCCTCACTAGTGTTCCTTGCACCTGTCCTTGGTGCGGGAAGCCGGCGATACAGAACCACCACGGCATTTGGTGCGCAGCGTGTCGGAACGGGAGTCAGCGATGACTGACACATCCAAGACGGCCCGTGCCGCTGCCTTGGAGGAAGCCGCTTGCATCGCGGATATGTTCGCGACCGAGAATTTCCTGTTGGCGCAGGACACGATCCTAACAGACCCTGTTTTACGCAATCGCGACGGGTCAAGGGAAGCTATGGCGGTGTCTGAACGTCTTCAGACTAAGGGCCACACGCACGCAAGCATGGCCCACGCAGCGCAGAACATCGCCGCAGCGATTCGGAGAGCAATCAATGACTGACCGGGACAAAACGGCCCGGAACCTGGTGCCGTGCCCTAGCTGTGGCGGGACGGGTCTACTCGGCCACTACTCCGACGACGGCTCCCCAAAGGAATGTCTGGCGTGTGGAGCCTCCGGTATCGTCGTCGCGCGAGATGAGCGCGGCCGCTTCGTAAGCATAGGGGAAACCAACGATGAGCAACCCTGAAACGGCCGCGCCAACGCGCAACCCACTGCTCGGATTTGCCGACCGCTGGAAGCTCGAGAATGCCGAGTTGCGGCTGATCGCATACGGGGAGGTAATCAACGATGCCTGACGACAAGACGGCCAGGATCGGCCTGGCAGCGGCGCTAGTTTTAGTTTCGATGGCGTCCTCCGCTTCGGCCTACCCCGAAGAGTCTGAGCGGATCTACTGGCAATTCATGGACGCGGCGCGAGAAGGCGTAGTTGAGGGCGACTGGCGCACTCAAGGACAGGAAGCTGTGACCGCCGGATTGAAGGACCCGGACTCCGCTCGATTCAA